AGAAATTAAATAAATATAAATATATTACATTACTTCACATCAATAATATATACTTATAGGAGGTAAAAATACGGAAAATAATGGCGATGTATCCAAAGCAATAAGCCAACACGATTATTGCCCGGATACATCACCATCATCATTAGGAGTACCATGAAAGAAAAGTATCTACCTATATGTCTATAAAAACGTCATTTTAACATTACTGTAATACAAAATCATATAACTCATCCTATGAAAGGAGAATGCATATATGCTTAGAGAGTTTAATGAATATAAAATATCTCTCCTTATTAGAGGCGAGAACTCTACAGGAGATGATCTCGATATTCAGATTCCTAAGACATTCGCCGAAGGCGTCTATATCAATAAACAAAAAGATACTGTATTAGATCATGTACGAAGTCAAATCGTTCATGCTACTAAGAAAGATCATATCATCTTAGCCCATGGTAATAAACCATTAGGGTTTGCTATCTTAGAACCAACAGGGTATTTGAAAGATGATCAGTATAATCCAATTCTTGTTGGGATTAATCGAGAATATAAGAATATCGTACAGATGTTAATCCGTTCTAAACTAGACCCAGTGCATGATATTGGTACTATGGCTATGGTGTTGGATGCCTCTAAAGGTGATGATACTGTTAAGAAAGCACACACTTGGGCAACGTACCGATTCAAAGGTGGAGACTCTAGTTACCTAGAAAACTGGGATAAGATGGCTGAAGAAGAGTCTATTGAATTCAGTTTCTCTTGGGCTGATTTAGGAGCTCCATTTAGATCCACAAAAGATGAAATCGATCGATTGGGGCAAGAAGGTCATACCCATGAAGCCATGGAAGCTTTGAATAAATTATCTGCGATTCTTGATCATCTATACTTTGGTACGACTAAGATTCGTAAACGGGAAGAAGTACCTTCCTATAAAGTTACTGATAACTTGATGAGTAATAAACTCTTCCCAGGTGACTTAGTTATGTACGTAACAGGGGAACGAGAAAACCCAAAACTGACTCCATTTGGTGACCCAATTCATGACCATAATCAAGATACCTATCCTCATCAAGCACAAGTCATTCGTCCAGATACATTAACCTTACATGGTGACATGACTGGGTATTATGAAAATAATCAAGATATGGTCATTGCCCCCAAGATTAAAAGCAATATGGTAACAAAACTCGATCGTTTCTTCGCGAATTGTCATAATCTAGTTAAAGTACCTTGGTATGATACAGCTGAAGTTAAAAGTATGAAAGAAATGTTCATGAATTGTGAAACACTGGCTGATATTCCTACGTTCCAAACAGATAAATTGGAAAATGCATCACGTATGTTCCTTGGTTGCTCATCATTAAAGTATTTTCCATATATCACTACATTGATGCTAACCGATACATCTGAGATGTTTAAAGATTGTACATCATTGGTGAATATTCCTAGTTTAGAACTACATCGTGTAACAGATGCTCATAGTATGTACCAAAATTGTACATTATTATCGACTCCACAACGAGTAGCGTTACCAATGGTAGAAAATACCATTTCTATGTACGAAAATTGTATCGATTTAGAAGTGGTAACTTCGTTAGCTATTCCATCGGCAAAAACATGTGAATCTATGTTCCGCAACTGTGAAAAGCTAACTACTGTTAGTAATATCAACCTTAGTGAATGTGCAAATGCTGAGAATATCTTTGATGGGTGTATTAGATTAAGAAATGTATCCTGTCAGCAGAATAGTATAGGTTGTAACATTTCGTTTGCAAATACTCAGCTTACAAACCAATCATTCGAACAAGTCATCGGGGGTTTAAAAGATCAACTCCATGATCCAAAAACGGTCAATGTACGTAATACGAATGTTGATGTTACCGATAATCGAGTAATGAATTTAATCAATAATGCTAAGATTAAAGGTTGGACTGTATTACATTAACTTTTAATCATTTTAGAACAATAAAGTACGCATTGTTTAACCTCTTTCTTTGCAATGTGTTATCTTATCTTCGTGATAGATGTAGCGTATCATCCACCCATAATATACCTCCACGTAATATGTATCGGGATATGGCTACATCTATCACATCTCTATCAAAAAAAAATAAAAAAAAAGAGAACTAGTCGTTGACTAGTTCTCTTCTTCTTTTCCTTAGTTGAAGTTCAACCCGTAACAGCCAGTAGGCTGCCCGGATTCGTCCTTTCTAAGGGCACCTGGTGATGCGAGGTCTTTACGATCAGGCAATGCCTGTCTTACGGCCATCGACACGATGATGACAACGTCATCTTGTGCTTCAGGAAGACCTTCTACCTTACCATAAATTGTGCGGAACATTTGTAACCCGTTGTCTTCAGACACCATTTCAGATGATTCTGCCCGACGGGCTTGTACACCTGAAAATGGTACTTCAAGAACAAGGTCATCAGTTTCTTTGTTGAAAATCCGTACCGTGTGTTTACCACACATATTAACGTACGTTTTAGCACCATGTTGCACAGTCAATACTGATTCCATTATTCTTCACCTCCTTCTTCAGACTCAGATTGGTCCCAACCCACTAAACGTGCAACTGACTGTGGACGAGCCACAGCGTACACCAATAGACCTAAACATAATCCATCAACTAAACCTAATAAAACACGCATAATTAATTTCTCCTTTCGGAATATAAAATAAATAAAAATCTTTCTTGAACAGAATCTACGGAACTCTTTGGTCTAACCGAAACTATATTTCCGTTTCTATTCATGGTTATAATATATAAACAAAGTAGTACACTTTTACACATATTTTTGGCAAAAAAAGAATACATCAAACTGATGTATTCTTTATATTTTTATGAGTTCAAGAAATCCTTGTGGGCTAATACCCATTCCTTCAACTCATAAAAATCGATTAAGTATTCGTTGTCGGTGACATGTTCACCAACAGTAAACACAGTTGCCTCATATACGTTCGGCTTAGCATCCAAACGTACAATAGACATTGCCTTAGTCACATCCTTGTTAGATACCTTAGTATCATATAACCAAGTGTAACCGTAAGAAGTATACCCATGTGCCCCGTGGATTACCACGTTATGGGTAGCTCCAAAAGTTTCTTCTAAAAACGCATTTAAATTCTTATCTAACTTAGTAGCCATTTGAATTCTCCTTTGTATTATATAGAAACATTTTTATTCATAACTATAATATATATTCGACTTATTGAACTTTTACAGTTAACAAAAAAAAAGAGAATGAGTACACTGACTCATTCTCTACCTTTTATTTATCTAAGAAATCACGGTGTTTATTACACCAGTCTTGGACTTCTTCTATTGTGTATAAATTAACTGGATCACTTACTTGGTGAGTGTCTTCACATGCTGTTGCACACTCATAGGAATCTGGTCGATAATCCAATCGAATAATCGATAAATGATGAAGACCTTCCATAGAGAAAATCTTTATATCAAATAAGAACGGTAGATGTTTACCCCGATTGATAGTCACATAACCTTGTTTAGCAAATTCATCAATCCATTTAATTAAAGCAAGATCGTTCTTTTTCATATCTATAATCTCCTTTTACTACTAGTACTACAAAATAATAGAACTATTGAGTATATCTATGAATACCCTATTTATTAGAATAGAAGGAAATGGACGGAGGCTAAGTCCAGTTTACTATAAGATATATTTGATAATGATTGCACTAATTAGAGTAGCTATAATTTGGCAAACTATAGTAATTGCTACTTTAAGTACAGATATCATAATATGGTATCTCATAGGAAACTCCTTTCCCTCAATAGTTCTTCTTATATATAATATATAAACACAAAAAGAATAGAGATATGCATTACGCATATCTCTATTTCTATTATTCACCAGCAATCACACCAGTTACTTTGTACACCATGTCGCCTTCTTTATTATCTAAAGTATCGACATTTTCGCCATATTTAATAGTACCTGTTTGGCCTTTTTTAGCCAAGGCATTTAATTTTTCTTCAGTCAATGTGTTTAATACAGCAAGATTAGCATGTGTATGGTCATTAGCAACCATAGCATCAATGTCAGTTTTACTGCTAGTATACATACCATTGACATGATCAGGATGAACGACATAATCCATCAATTGGGCTTTAGTGATGGATTCATATGTCTTAGCTTCATTAGTGCCAGCGACTTTAACAATTTCCCAACCTTCATGACGTGCAGCTACATCATCATTATCTTGAGCGTCGAGAACCATTACCATTTCACCAACTTTAACGTCGGTAGCAGCTTTCAATGCAGCAAAGTTAGCATAGTCACGAAGACCTACACCTTTAGTACCCATTAACGTATCAGGTACTAAGCCTTTATCATCAAGAACAAGGCCCTTGTTTAACACATTAGCACGTTGGTCAGCTGTTACATGGATATCAGCATTAGCAAAGTGTTCGCGTGTTGCTTCATTATCTTGTAAGCCATCAACTGTTGTTTGAGGATAATATACATGGTATTGATTATCAGACTCGAGTCGACGAATTACAATCTTTTTAATATCATTAGCCATTTACTATGCTCCTTATTTAAAAACATAAATGTGGAATTAGCTATTTGCATTATATAAATGTTAAATAGTCAGTAGGTAAAAGCAAAAAAAAAGAGAACCCGAAGGTTCTCTTTTTACTTATTATAGTAATCGACGCGTTTAACGTCTTTCAAGATTTTAGCAACCTTACGGTGCTTTCCTAAGAGACGGTAACCCGCAATAATTACTTTTAAGTTCGATGGAGTTGCAGTAATCATATACTCCTCCCCTTCGAATTCTTGTGTCAATCTTGCACCAGGGCCATTATAGTATACTGATGTATAACCCAAGGCTTTCATATATTTTAGTGCATTTTCTTTTCCTAACCACTCTGGATGCCAGTCACAGAGTAGTTCATTTTCATCGATTAAGTCATATTTTAATACTTTCAATATTTTTTGTTCTACATTAGTGGATGGAACAGCAATTAATGTTTGATAACCGTCGTTTAATGTAATATTTTTAAATCTCATTTTTATCTCCTTTATTTTTATAAAATAGTGTCATCTATAAACAACCCTAAAATTAGGGCTATTACAATAACTGGGATTTCTAAATACGTAAACCACTTAGGTTGTGGTTTATCCATACCAAACAAGATAAGGCTAATTGCTCCCATAAGCATAGCGACTGTCATAATTACGTCTGAAATACTGAACATTTTTATTTCTCCTTTGTGATACAATATTGTAATTATGAATAGAACCAATGATTATTTTTAATGACTTGATATCTTTCGATACTAGTTGATATAAAAGGAGGTCATTAAAAAGCTGAAACTATCATAAAATAAGTTTGATGATCAATGTGCTAACTAATGTTACGATTGTTTGTGTCACAATCAGTACCATTAGGTCGAACATCAATCGAATCAATTGATATTTCATAACAGTTCCTTTCCCATTGGTTCTATTCATGATTATAATATATATTTATTATCTATAGAAATACTAATAAATGTGGATATACTCATATGAGTATATCCACTTAGTTTTATCTTATAGAGCAGGTAATACAATCCAACCTTTATTGGTTGCTACTGCACGTTCTGTAGCAGTTAATTTAGTAACACCTGGAGTACCGATTAGATTGATCACTTTATTTGTTGTAATAGCAGGTAAGCTAGCAAACAAACGACGAATACAATCCAAATCAAGTTTAGTATTTTCTAAAGAAATAGAGCATGTTAATGTATTAGGTTTGAAAGAGATTTCAGAAAGACTGAAGCATTCGTTGAATGTTTTCAATAGACCTTCATCTGTTGTTACACCAGATACATCAAGTTCAGGAAGACTTTCCAAAGAACGACAACCATTGAACATTTGGCTCATATCAGCAATAGAACCTGTGTTCTTCAATGCTAATACTTTCTTCATAGCTTCACAACCAGAGAACATACCTGCTGTAGTGGTAGCAGATTTGAAATCAAGTTCTGGACCATATTTCAATTTCTTGCAGTTGTAGAACATAGAATCGAATGTTTTACCTTTAAAGGAATAGAATGGTGGTAATTCACGAATAGCACCACATTCATAGAACATGCCTGTGAAATCGGTTACATTACGTGTATCATATTGATTTACCACTTCTAAATTATTACAACGGTAGAACATACGACGCATTACTTTTGTTTTATTAGTACGAAGTAATGGAGATGTAGTCATGCTTACTTGATCACGGTATTTTTCATAGCATGTATCAGTGGCTTCTTCAACAGAAGGATCATGCCACCAAGATTGACCAATAGAAGGTTTATACCAGAAATCACCAGATCGCATATCACGACCGATACCCACTGGTTTTTCTACGGCACCCACATAGACTTGGACAATGTTAGCATCTTCACCAACACGTTTTTCTTTATGTGTGAAATAATCATGGTCAAATACGCTATCAGCGTTTGCTTGTCCCAAGGAATGTAATGCTGTTAAATCACGATGGATATGAGCATTACGAACCATGTCATCAATATCAGCTGGGTTAGATTGAGGATGGTTCTTTACATTTCTCCAATGCATATCAATTTCAATGGCTTCTTGTTCAGAAACTTTTTCCCATCCTTTAGTAAGATCTTCGAAATGTTGATCTTTCGTACGACGATAAACTGCCCATCCCGTATCAACGGATGGGTCGCCAGTAGCATCCAATACCATAACCAATTTACCAGGTTGAGCTTTGGATTCTAATAGAAGGTCAGCAATTGTGTCGTACTCTTTATTAATCGCTAAGAGTTCTTTCTTAATGCGATCAGTACCCAAATAGTTACCTTCTTCAAGAAGTACATAACCATTTGGTCTATTAACATTGTTAATCAAGCGACGTTCTGTCGAATAAATATGAGACAAGAAGTCGGTACAATGTTCTTTGAGCGTAATGTCTGTCGCCATAACTTGTTCGGCAGCGGTTTTAGGATATAAAATCTTATAAGAACCATCATCCTGACGAATCATCATAGTGAAGACGCGTTCAAGCATATAATTGCTCATTGAAACACTCTCCTTTTCATTTATATGAACTGTAAATTGAGATTGTTAAAATATTACTATAATGTTAGGATATGGGTATCTAAGGTAAAAAAAGAAACCTCATATGAGGTTTCTTTTGTATCTTAGATATACAATGATTTTGGGTAATTCATTGTATTCGACTGATGGTAATACACACAATCAAACTTGTCACTGTCACCATTTGTAAAGAAGTACTTAACTAATAATAAACTTATCAAAATTCTTATTTTTAGATTATCGGATAAATCACATTCCGTATAATCCTCCATCTTTTTGATTAGTTTAACATTCGCTTTTTCACCATCTTTAGTAAACTCGATAGCGACAGTGTTTGAAGTGATTGATGTTTCGAATTTCTTGATATCAATATCTTCAATTTCAGCAATCCGCTCCATATTAACGGATGAAATATCTTTAATACTTCTATATTCGCTTTCATATGAATGTTTTGCTATTTCTAGCATGTACTCTAATGCTTCATTGGCAGGTGAAGTGAGTTTATCAACTACTGCACACAACAATGCCATCGCCACAGTCGATTCATAGTAATCATTTTTACTGTCAATTTTATTAACAGTAATTGGAAGATTTTCTTGCGATACCAACGCTTTATCAACGTTAATAGCATAGTACATTGCTTTTAATGAATACACTATAGCGATTCTTTTAAATTTGTTTACTTCACCGCTCATGGTATAAAGTTCACACATTAGTAGACTTGGTTGCTTTTGGAAAAATCGGATGTATTTAACCGGAAGATTGGCTTTCTCAATACAGTTTAATACATCTACATAGATATCATTCAAATAATTCTCAAATACGCGTTCCATAATTTAATTTCTCCTTTTTATAAAAATAAGTAAAGGAATAGATACCCTATGTATCTATTCCTTATTATAATATATATATTTAAGAGACGTTAAAATACGAAAAAAAAGAACCCCGTAGGGTTCCTTTTTCTTATTCTCTATCTAAAGTGAATAAAGAGCGTTCAACACCAAGTGTTTTGGAATCTGGATAGTATACACAACCAAATCCATTAGAGGTATCGGCTTCTAAGAAATACTTAGCATATAGATACCCAATCGCTACACGTATTTTTAAGCCAGTTGTGTATTTTTCACATGGTCTAATCATATCTGTTATACGGGTAGCAATATCCACAACTACTTTATTTGTGGTATCTTTTCTAAATGTAATTGTGCTTGTATTTGAACATACGTTATCATAAATAGCCGCTAAATCAATATCTTCATACTCTAATATATTTGGAAGTTCAGAGCTCCCGATGTTAAGTAGCTCTTTATACATAGATGGGTAATTTGCCATAGACATTTCAATCATATCTTCCAATAGTTCATAGATTGCATAATCAAAGTTAATTTCATATGTACGATACACTAATTCCAGTGCTACAATTTCATCTGCATCATCAATATCTATATCGATAGAACACGCAGTAGATGGAATGTCATCTGGACTAAATGTATCATCACCTTCACGTACCACATAGTAATTACTATCAGTGGAGAATATGAAATCTACTTGTTGACAACGATCTTGCTCGATATCCACTAAGTCATAGATATGACAGATAATACGTTCTGGATCTTTCTTGTAAGAAATAGACAATGCTAAAACATTACGTTTTGGATTAGCTAATTCTTCCATAATACGAAGATACACTTGAGTTAAAGTTTCATTTTTTGATTTAAAGTTCATTTTGAACCTCCTGAAATAGAATAAAAAATATAAAATAGTTTTAGATGTTCTCCTCTTTCATCTATCACTATAATATATATTTATATTTTCAGGATAAAAAATACGGGATAGGGTCGAATGTCCCTATCCCGTATTCTATGTTAAGATTAATCCTTTTGTGCTCGGATCTTTTCAGAGAATCGTTGTTCTAATTGAGTTAAGAATCCAGTGGATGCAACCAATAAGAAGATATAAATACGATTTCTGATCTTAACATGATAGCTTTCTGTTGTTTCGATTTCTGCTTGAAGTTGTTTAATCAATTCTTCTTTGCGTGCTTCTAAGAAAACAACAGCTTCATCTCGAATCATTGCCACTGCCTGTTGAGTGATTTCATCAACCATAGAATCGGCAGTTTCTTGCAATGCTTCTTGGAATGCAGCTTGTATAGTACCCTTGTCAAGAAGTTTGGCAAGGTCTTTAGTGTTAGCCATATGTAAATACCATCCTTTCGAAAAATAATTTGATATTTACATAAATGTTATTGTTCTCCCTATAACTTTTTATTTAAAAAACTCTTGACAAGATTCGCCGACAATAGTATAATGATTTTATAGTTTTAATACAGAAAGGAAGTGGATCTATGTTCGAAGAGATCACAAACTTTTTCACTGCTCTTACTGGAGATTTTAGTAAGACAGAAATCATTACTATTGTTGCCATCTTAGCGATCCTATACTTCTTAGCCTTCGTAGCTAAAAAAGTAGTTTTCGTTTTGTATAATAGAAGCAAAAATGAAGTTATCGTATCCGTCATGGAACGATTCATTTGTAGTTTAGATGAATTTGCCGATAATATGACAAATGCTGATAAACGGGCTGCTGCTATTGATAAATTACAAAGCTTGCTATCCTACAAGGTAATCCGCTTACCTCGTTTCGTACTTGGTTGGATTATTGATATGCAAGTAGCGGAAATTCGTCGTTTACAATCCGAAAGTGAAAAAGATACAGATTTACATAAAGACTAATCGAATACACCAAAGGGGTTGAGGTAGCGTGGCTAAATTTAAACAAGCATTTCTATATTACCGTGCTAGAACGCAAACTGTAATTGGGGTTGCTCTATTAGCAATTATTGCCGCAGTATCAGTATTTCATTTTTTCCTATTTAATACGGAAATGGATAAGTTACGTGAACGGATCGTTCAAAATGATGAAACTTATACCGAGATTAAATGGAAAATGATTGATGCTACCTTACGTGATGCTGATTTCTTGGCGGACATTACCGCCAAGAATACATCTGAGCATATTGTGGCTGATATAGAGAAACAATATCCAGATAAAGAAGTGTTACGTAGCGAATTGGAGCAATCTAAAGAATTAACTCCCCAATTTGCTGAGATTCTAGTGAGTAATATAGAAAATCGTTTTTTATATAATATTGATAATTATGATAACAGTCTCATCGTCATGAATCGAGAACGTATCATTGCTGATATGGATCCATCTACGAGTGACTTGGGACGAGATACGTCTAATAGTGATAGAGATAAAGAATACAATCCGATTCTATACAAAAAAGCTATGGATGCCATCATACGTCAACATGATAGTTCTCGAATCATTTTCTATGAGCCAGTGGCAAATTCTAATCACAATCATATCATCATTAATGAGATGAAACTCACTGCATTGCGTAATGTATATATAAACGAGGGATTAGAAGGACTATCATCGTATGTGTTTTTAGCACCATACTATATCACTAATAAAGGCGATATTTTTGGTACACCTGATTATAATAATAAAGGGTTTACTAACAATCATAAATTCATTATCATTCAACGGTTTAATATCGTTGATATTATGCAAAGTGTCCACCCTGGACTTCTTGACTCGTTAGATAAAGAACGAGATGCTATTGATCGCGATATTCAAAATCAAATGGCTTTCAAAGCTATTACATACTTAGCTACATTAGCTATTAATATATTTGCTCTATTCTGCGTGATTTTCTTCTTGAGTTCCACTCATCGTAAGAATCGTTGTCCGAGATTGGAGCAACTCTCTGAAAGAGAATAATAATTGAATATGTTATTTAAGATAAGTAGGTGATATAGTGTGGATCATGAGTTAATACTCACTGTGCTCGGATTTGACGTTTTTTATATCATCGAAATTATTGGTTACTTTTTATTTGCGTTGATTGGGTCATGCTTAAAAGAAATCTATCTATTTCGAATTACGCATGCGACAACACATAAAGGTCGAATGATTCGTATCATCATTGGTACTATCGTGGCCACCTTTTTGTCGCTTGCTTTCAAAGATTGGTTTCTATCCGACAGAGGAACATGGAAGATTATGTCTTTCATTAGTTTCATCTTTGGGGTTCTTGGGTTCGATTTGTTTGGTAAACTTTCTTCTATTGATGGGATCAAAGATCTCGCTAAAGATATTAGAGATGTCAAACATATCATGACTCATGATGATGAAGAGGACTCTCCAAATCATGATAAAGAGAAGCCTGATATCACTGATGAGAAAATAAAGAAATAACCTGATATACCAGACCATAGTAGTAATACTATGGTCTTATTTCGTCAAAAAAAAGAATACCCGAAGGTATTCTTTTTTATTATTCTGCTACAAGAGTGACATTTTCACCAATGTCTTTCAACTCTTCATAGCGTTTCAATGTAGTGACTACCTTGATCTTATCGTTCACTCGGCATTCAGTGATACCGTGGTAACCTAAAGATTCCCGCATAACTTTTCCTGAATCATATCGGTCAGATGCGAATTTATTAGAGATACCAATTGGGGTATCGCCGCGTTGTACAACATATTCTACAACAACCCCTCTATCAGGTCCATAACAGTCCTGATAGAAATCATATGTACTATAACCGATACCCAATACTACAACAACTAAAACCACTAATCTCATAACTTTGTTCATGATAAACCCTCCCATAAGGTCTTATAAAAAATAAAACATATAAATATTGAGATTATCTATCTAATCTTATTCATGTAACAATAAATTAATCTATCCTAAATAAGATTGGAAACGAATCAATGACTATTAATCAAGTAACCATTTGGTAATGATCATCGCTATAGTATTAACGATTACGGAGAATGTAATCTTTAAGACTAGACAAAAGATCAATTTCATTGAAATGTCTTTCATCTTAATTCCTTTCCGGTAGGTAATCTCTATCTATAAAAATAATATATATTTATAAATAAAGATCCTTACGGTAAAAAAAGAAGATACATCCATTCGGGTGTATCTTCTTCTTCGTTTATCTTGTTAGTTTGATAAACTCATTATGACAGTTTATATCCGTCTTTTCTCGTTGGATAAAGCCATTCTCTGTAGCATACCAACTATTGACGGTATCCCGTTCAAATGTATTGAGGATATCAAATAAACGAGTCTTACAAGATTTGTCATTAATAGGACATAGGATCTCGATTCGTTTATCTAAGTTACGAGTTAGCATATCTGCTGAAGAGATATAGATTCTATCTTTACCTTTAGATACGAAGCCATAGATACGACTATGCTCTAGGAAACGACCTACTACTGATTTGATTGTTACGTTAGTATATCGATCTAAAGCAGGTAATGAACAAATACCCCGTACAGTTATATGCCATTGGCATGTTGGATACTTTTCTATTAAATATTCGATTGTACCTACCATCTCTATATCACTAAGAGAGTTAATCTTAATGTAAATATGAGATGGGTCATCTACTGTACTTTCTTTACAACAACGAGTCATTTCATCAACCAATGTTGGACGAAGTGTATATGGGGAATACTTAATACGCTTCAATTCATCTGGTTTAGAGAATCCAGTAATCATATTAAACAGAGAAGTTAGATCATGACCGATGGCTCTATTCGATGTTAGGTAACTGATATCCGTATAGATATTAGCTGTCTTTTCATTATAGTTACCAGTTCCTACATGGGAATAGGTTACAATTCCCTTTTTGGTAGACTTAGTCACGATACACATTTTACAATGTGTTTTAAGACCTTCTAATGAATATACGATGTTACAACCTGCTTGGTTCAAGGTATTAATCAAATTGATATTTTGACGTTCATCGAATCGAGCTAATAGTTCTAACATAACGGTTACCTTCTTACCAACCATAGCAGCATTACATAAAGCTTGAATGATTGGTGACTTTTCAGAACTTACCCGATATAGGGTTTGTTTGATACTGATAATATCTGGATCATTTGCTGCTTCTTGGATAAATCCTACTACGGTATCATAGGAATGATATGGATGATGTAGAATCAAATCATCATCATCTAAATAATCAAAGATACTAGTTTCATCCATAAGTTCGGATGGTAACTTCGGTTTAAATGAAGTCCATACTGCATCACCATCAATACATACTTTACGGAATGGTTTCGATTTTAGATATTGATGTGCAATGGTTCGTAACCCCACAGTTTTAGTATTAATCGCATATACATGTTTCCGTTCTACTTTTAATAACTTAGTCAATTTCTTCAATAGCGAAGAGGATGTGGATAGGTCATCAGTGTTCATCTCAACATCGAGATAGATAACATTATTCTCTTCTCGTTTAACCAATACGTTGTTCACACGATCGATAATGGAAATATTATCGTCATGATCCACCTCAGCATCACACTCTTTAATAACCTTAAATAACATATAATCTTCAATGATTGAGTTATTAAAGATCTCATCAAACATGGAGCGAACGATATCTTCTACGAAGTAATAATGTTTACCCATACGAATGATGCGTGGGATTTGATGGGGAATTTGTAAGAAACAATAGGTGGCTTTAACACCTTCTTGATTGGACGCTAATCGAATGAAGAAGTTCACATCGTTATCATTGAATTTAGGAACTTCCTTATTGGAACCCAATGAAATTGGTGTTAAGATAGGGAATATTTCGTGTTTGAAATATCTTCTTATCTTATCGGTAATCTTAAAGCGTTCATCACCATATCGAATAATGGAGTTGCTCATACGCTCAGGGATGCCTTTATTTACATAGGCATTAATCTTTTCCCGTTGTTCGATGATGCGTGTTAACACCTTACGATACGTAGCATTAAGATCATCACTATCTAAGTCCTCCATTGCATGGAATAACCCTGCAAATCGAACAGAGATAAACTCATCTAAGTTAGATGCCGCAATTCCTAAGAATGACAATCGGTCATGGAAAGGTATATCAGTTCGATTATACTGTGCAATGACGCGATCATTGAAATCTAACCAAGATAATTCTCGGTCAATAAACTTAGGAGTAGTAACTTCTAATTCAATAGGGACGTTGATAGTCAATGGTTCGTTGTTATCAACAGCCTTAACTAGAGTTGCCGTTACAACTTCATCATAGACCTTAGTCATGTTAATAACGTCTTTTACTTTGTTTTTTAGGTTTTGTACAGTTTCCATAATTTTCTCCTTTATATTACATAAAATTAATAATTAAATTATTTACATATATAATGTATATTTGAGTTTTAATTAGTTATTGCGATAACTTTTTGTACAGTGAGGTATTCAATGAGTATATTAGACAAACTCGCTAAAGCATTCGGATTCAAATCGGACGATGATTTGAAGAAGAAGCAAGAAAAAGAAGAGAGCAAGGGTGCTAGTAAGAAAGAGTCCGTTGATCAATACCATAAGGACTTGACTTTTGACTGGGAATTAGCTCTTAAACATCGTAAACCAGTCACATCCATCGATGCATTTCATATCGGTAAAGCCGATTATAATGCATTATTACTGGTAGCTAAGAATAATAAATTTAGCTTTGAGGATGAATACTTCCAATATGTAGAAGGTGAATCTGACGAAATCAATGAAGATAATGAACAGTATAAATCCCTTCTCAAACGATTCACTCCTGGTACATCTGGTATTGTTTGTAATACTGGTTGGGGTAATATGTGGGTATTAAATTGGAAAGAAAAGAAATTTTACTATTTCGATCATGAAGATTTTACGTATAAAGAAGCATGGGCTGAGAATGGTAAAACATTTGAACAGTTCATGTCTCGTTGTAAATATGATCATGATGATTATGTGGAAAGGTTCTGTAAATAATGGGACTATTCGATATCTTTAAAAAGAAAAAGACAACCGGTTCCAATAAACCAACCGTTGAAGAATTCACACTTCAATCGGAACGTGAATGGGAACAGGCATTGAAGAACCGTGAACCATTGGATACGATGTCAACATTTTATGTTGGTAAGGCTACCTATAACTCCGTGCTCATGATCGCTAAAGCAAATAAGTTTGATTTTGATGATGAGTATTTCCAGCACATTGATTATGATGACACTATCGATGAAACGGTAGAACCTTATAAATCACTCCTTAAACGATTTAAACCTGCCACATCAGGGATTATATTCGAATTAGGGAATGGTGATTATTACGTTCTAAATTGGAAAGAAAAGAAAATCTATTATTTCGATCATGAAGATGATCACTTCAAAGAAGCTCAACCGAATAAAGGCTTAACATTTGATCAATTCATGGGTAAATGTAAAGAAGATTTTGATTGGCATGTAAAGGAATGGTGTTGCTAATATGGGACTATTAGATAAAATTAAAAAAGTATTCAAAGGTAAAGATAAAAAAAACAATAAACCTTCTTATAATCCAGAACAAATGAAATGGGCTCAAGTTGCCTATGAACAAGCATTGAAACGTAAAGAACCATTTATAAATCATGAAGCTGCTGGCTCAGGTGAATTGAATGAAAAGATTCTACTAATGCTTGCTAAAGCTAACAAGTTTGACATTGAAGATGCAGCAGGTGACGATAATCTTGGTGATGAGTCTCCATTAACTGCGGAAGAAGAAAAAGCTTGGGCTGCTATGAAAAGACGCTTTTCTCCTTCCAATGCAGGTGAAGTATTGGGTTACGAAGAAACCATGTCATACTACATCTATAATTGGAAAGAAAAACGTGTCTATGAATTGGAATACTACTTTGGTCCTAGAAAGACAATGGAAATGTTATCTAAACAAGGTGCCACTGTAGAATCCTTCATTAAAAGTTGTAAAGAAGCATATCGCTTCATTTCCACTAAAGATGATAAATAAACAAAAAAATGAGAGTTAGCGATTGCTAACTCTCTTTCTACTACGAGTTGTAATTCTCGTAGTAGAATTTTTTGTATCTCTCATAGTTGACCTTATCTTGGTCAACTAGACCTTTTTTGTATCCTATTCTGTAAGATACGTACCCGATAATAATAAACATCGGGATAATAATCATTAGGAATAGTACAGTTAAGAAAGCAAATAGTGAAGTCATTTTATATTCTCCTTTAAATGAATAAGTGATAAGGAATAGATAGTATAACTCTATCTATTCCTTATTATAATATATAATTGTACGTAGTAAGTTTACGGTGTACCATATGGTTTAACGACACTATAGTCGTTTGGATCTAATTCTCTACCATAAGATCTGAAACTATGATGTGCACCGCTTGGGTCATGTGCTACTTGCATCGTCCAATTAGATGGATTGGATCCTTTATGACCTTCTACTACTTCACTAAACAACGCAGTAGTTTGATATCCAGGTCTAACCAAATCATAAAATGGGTTTTCTCTAACTGGTGCATCATTAGTATTCTCGCGTATCACAATACATTCCTTACTATTACTATTATATCGTATTTTGTAAGGGAATTTACCATTTCTATATTCTTCAGAAGTTACAACAAATGATAAGTTTCCGTTATTAACCCATCCATAATATTGAGTTCCATCACTATTTCTACCAACATACTTGGTTTCCATATAGATATATAGGTTGGTTGGTTCATTGTAGATAAACATAGAGTATGATGTGAATCTTGAAAATGGAACGTGGTTTCTAAACCACCAAACGATATCACTCTTTTCAGGTTCAAATTTGAATCCATTACCATTGATACCATTATCTATATCCATATATGGTATAGCAAATGATGTGCTACCATATGCAGTTATCGGATATGGTCTACCTCCTAGTGATACATGTAACTTATGGATATCTAATGGAATCGTTGGTAGATAGTTTCCATTCGTTAATAGCTGCATTCTCAATATTGGTTGTTGTAATGCATCATTAAGGGGTGACCAACGTCCAAAAAACTTCGGTCCTTGCTCTGTTGTCATATAATACGTCTTTGGATTAAAATCTCCTGTTACAGTAGAAGGTTTCATTGAGTCAAGTAGATGCATATTCACTAATTTAGCATCAATTTCCATATATACCCTCCTTATCAAAGAAAATGATCCTTGGAATCAAAAGACTCCAAGGATCATAGTTAATTAGATTTCAGTAGTACCAGTAGTTTGATACCAGAAGTCGCCAACTTTTAATGTTTCGATAGCAGGTTGTTCAGCTTGTACTACGAATTTAGTTACGTCTTCAGCCATTGCAACTGGAAGACCATCGTAGCAAAGAACGCCATCTTGTTCGGACAATTTGTCCAATACAGCTTTGTTAGCGTGAGTGTGGCTGTTAGTTACAGCAGCGTCGATTGCGGAAACAGTGGATGTAGGTTTGTCTTTCAAGTTGTCCCAAGAAACAACTACATCAAGAGATTCTTTTTCCGCGATTTTTTGCCAAGATGCTAAGTCAGTCAAGTCAGTAGCATTTGTCAAACGACGGTAAATAGCCCAACCAGATTCAACAGTAGGATCTTCAGATGCATCAGTAACCATTACCAATTCACCAGCGTAGATTTTGTTGATGTCAGCAGCTTTCATTGCAGTGATAGTTGCAAATTCAGTGTTGATAGCTAATACGGATGGGTTAATATTTTTGGAAGGAATGAAACCATTTTCATCCAATACAGCAAAACCATTAGCTTGACCAGCTTTGGACAAACGTTCGCGTTCTTCTGCAGTCAAATGTTTAGAAGTATCAGCGATATGGTCTGCTACAGTTGTAGTGTCATCGATGAATACTTGAGAAGCAATAGTTTTAGGATAGAATGTATCATAACCACCAGTAGCATTCTTTTGCATCATCGTAATAAGATGTTTTGTTTCAGCCATTTAGGGGCCTCCTTTTATTATATTTCAAAATGGTTATCGAGTGATATCGATTGTAAAATAATAATTAAATACTTGTTATGAAATTCTCCCATATGGTCTAAAGGAGTTTTTCTAAATGAACGTTGGTATAGTTCCAACCATATAAGATAGCTTCTTGATTATCTCCGTAGAAATAATGAAGCTCTTTAGGTTTAGCATCTTTAACCACAATCTTCCCAGTTACCTTTAATGTAACAGGTTCAGTTACCCACACTTCATGAGTATGGGCAACATCGGGAACCTGTTTCTTAGTAGGTATCTTAATAGATGTTGGTTTTTTAACGGGTTCATGAACATAGAAGATCTTACCTTTAATATTTTGAGATAGCGCAATCAGACATCCGTCAATAGATGTTGAAAAACATACACGTTTTGTGGTATTATCCTCATAACCATGTGTAGTTAAAAAGTTTTGTGGCACTCTTGGTTCAAGAGTTACACCATCCATTCGATGCTCAGATACAAAATATATTCTACTCATATTATTGTGCCGGAACTGTGATGTCAATATCTTCAAAACGTGGTGTACCAGCAGGTGGTTCTTCATCATAGTCTAGGACAATAACTTTTTGACATGCACCAACTGTAGCATCAGCAATTCTGTTATTTAAAAGATCTATTTGTATTTGAGGTAATCTCGATTTATCACAACGAACAATCATAGTTTTTAATTTCTGACAATTACTGATCTTATCTGCTAGATTAAAACCTAAATCACCATATGTTGCATTCGGTCTAACATTATACATGAGCTCTAAGTCTCTAAATCTAGGTAATTGTAATTCTATGTATTTCAATTCTGGGCAATTATTAGCCAAAGCTCCGTTATACATAATGGATTGACATTTTATGCGAGCCCTTTTGAGATTCATCATTCTATCGAATGAGAAAACTGGGCAAGTGTAATTTGATAATGTTAAATTCTTATTTGGATCTCCATCATTAATAAAGGTAACATCAACAGAATCTAACCCGCAGCCATCAAACATATACAAGAAATTGAATAGTATTTCATTACGATTATTAAACAAAGTATGGAACGTTTGTTTGAATTCACCTCTAAGATTAGGAGTATCATTTAAGAAATAATATAAATTCTGACAGCGACTAATATCCATTCTAGGTAATTTTTTCATATTTTTACATCCAATGAACATAGATGAACCATTTTTTATTTTACCGAATGTCACGTTGTCGAAAGTATTTATAGTACAATTAGCAAACATTGCCTCTGCAGTTTCAAGATTACCGAATTGTGTATTACTCATAGTCATATTTCCACAAGTATTAAACATGCTTTTGGCTGAAGTCACCGAAGTAAAATCAATACCTTTAACTTCCTTAATAGATCTGCATCCGTTGAACATTGCGGTTGCATCTACCAACTCATCAAAGTTTTTAGACGGTAGTGAGGTGAGTGACTCACACCCAGAAAACATAGATCTAGCAATAGTTACTTTTCTAGTATCTAATTTAGGAACCTCGGTTAATCGACTTGATAATGTAAACATATAGGATGTATCAGTAAGATCTTTAGTGTCAAGTATAGCATCGATAGATCTCATAGTTCTATATGTTGAAGGATATACATCAACCATGCGATAATAATCACTAGTTAATTTCTTAACTTCTTTACCTGGTGTAGATGGATCTTCAGTATTGTCATCTGTATTACCAGTATCAGGATCAATATGAGGGAACTCATAATCATCATCCCAACCACCCGGATCCACTGTACCAGCACCATCAACCAATTCAGTAACTTTACCCCAAATAACATTCTTAGTCATAGTAGGACGTTCTTTACTGATTATGAAATTACTGTATACAAGAATACCATCTTGGTTGATATCGATACCTTCGAAATCAGCCATAGATTCTTTCTTAATGGATAACCAAACACGATTCAAACGAGATTTAGGCACATGCCAACTCAATTGAATGAAGTCTTGGTATAGGCGAATGGTTTCACTTATGATATCCCATTCTTCCCATTTACGTAAGTCTAATGGACCTGTAATATTATCTTCCAATGCCGTTAAGATAACCAATTCACCCGTATCTGTTAGATATGGGATTTTATCACCTAAATGATACACTTTAGATGGGTCATATTGGTTAAGAATATAACGACCATCACCCATCAATGCAGAGTTGATTAATTGGTCTTTACCTAAACGAGTACTGAACTGCTTAGCTAAGTCCATTACTAATGTATATTTTACCATTTACTGTCACCCCCAACAACACCAATTAAGATATCATGTACAGCTACAGTATGCGTTTCTTTATTGAAACTTTCTGGTAAGATAACCTTGAATTTATGGACACGTAGATAGAATTTATCTTCCGCTGTCTTTTCAGGATAATCTGTATAATCAATCTTATAAGCCAATAAGTTAATTTGGTCAATTGGCTCATTAATCAAGAATGTTTTAGAGTATGTGCCACGAACAATGTCGAATTCAATTTCGACTTTAATATCAGACGCTGTCACAATAGCGGCTGATGTAGCACGTTCGAAATATTCAATACCCACATTAAAACGAATCGAAGAGATAGGGTCTTTTCCATGTGGAATGACAATTCCATTCGTCATCATATTATCAGAATCGATAACAGTACGCACTAGATTTTCATCGAGTGTCATTTTATATATTTTACCTAATGTATTATCGGATACCATACGTTCAGCAAATGCTTCAATATGGGCTTTTGTACGACCGATGTATTCACTAGAAATCATATACCCATCAGAGCCCATGATAGCAAATGTACCTGTTTCCTTTTGAGACATTAACTCTTCAGGAAAGGCATGGTCTTTGTTACCAATACTCAATGGAGAAAAGCCAAGACCATATAGGTTTTTACCCATTTTTCTTGGTTTATTTGTATTTTCTCTAGGCAAGGTTATACCCTCCTTTATACTAAATTGATATACTTGGGTCTATATAATAACTTGTTCCAAGTGGTTAGAATAAGAAGATTAGGACATACCTAATCTTCTTATTGTATATATTATTCTTTTAATTGGAATACAAATAGTAAGTGTCTATGTTTCCCTTGTTTAGTAAGGTCTCTATATACAAAATCAAGAATACTATTACCACTAGCATTTTTATCCCCAGTCAATTGGGATGCTAAGTAACGACTCAACTGTTCACCAGTTGCTAAATCGTATATAATATATTCCATATCTTGTTTACATGTTTTAGATACAGCTAGTCGAGTATTGCTTAAAAATGGATGTTCATATGTGGATGAACCGGCGGCTATAAATACAGGTCCAACACTTCCTATATCGTTATACACGTTTCGTTCTACACGATTGTAATTCCAATACGTTTCAATCAATGAATAATCTGTATTGAGTGTACCATCTGGATTTAAGATTAAGTTATATTGACTATTAATCGCTGATGGTGTATCAATAAATCTATCAGCTGTTACTTTAATAGTAATTGGTCGTTCCAAATCGATATTTGGTGGAATGATATTACTCTTAATATATGTAACACGGCTCTCTTTATTCGTTTTAATTTGAGAGATGTCATCCGTATTAGGACGAACCATACCTATGATACCTTGGTTATTCTTGATTCGATTAGTATAGATGTAATGTAAGAATTCTGGAGTTAATCCGTATACCCCAAGAGGGACAGATTTTATTGGTGTAGTCATATCATCATTATAGTAGATCGTATACTTGAATCTATGCTCTACATGATTTTCATATAACTCAGCTAATGAAATGGATGGTCTATATAATACAAATCGATCAGTTGCTGGGTCATATCGTTTAATAGTCATACTACCATTATAGACGACATTATCACCACCAACTTTATCCGTCCTACCCATATTTTCACCAAAATAACCCATACGATATTTATCGAAGGTAGGTAACTTAGCGTCAATATCAGATGTATCAATCGTTACGTTTAATGTACTATTGGATAAATCTTTTTCACGGAATACAACGAGTAAATCTGTATTCATCGTTAATTCATCAACATTTGTTTCATATTCAGTCGTCGGTGTATTAGCCCGTGTATGCCAAGCCTTGATTTGATCACGCATACTGATATTTAACGTGAAGTTATCAGGTCCTGATAAATTAACCCCATTAGTATTCGTAAATGGAATTCGTTTACCACTGTATAAATCATATACATCACATCGATAACTAATCAACGGATTTTTACGTTTATACGTAATAGCCCCTGTTGATGTTTTAGATAAGTGATGGCCATCTAATGTAATGGTAACATATTGGCCACCCTCATCAACTTTCTCATTGTTGATAAATAAATCAAAGTAGTTAACCGCTTGGATAATCTGCCCATTGTTATCAACGAATATCGCATACACAACTGGCATGGTATCCATTGGTGGGTAGAAATAATAACTAAACTGAGTATTCGGTTCCACAGTAACGATTTGATCATCTGTGACTACAGGTAATTTCTCTTTAGGAATGACTGTAGTGTAACTAGTATGATATTTTGGGAATGTATCTCCAGCAATAGAGAATTTACCATCAGTGTACTGTAATACATATTGTAGATCCGATGATCTTGGAATCATCGTTTCACCCATAAATTGAATCAGTGTGTCTGATTTATCTTTATTATAAAAGGTAAAATTATAACCAGTCACCATCTTACCAAATTTCTTTTTATACCGTCTAATGGCTCTAGGTAACATACCTGGAAATTTTGCTGTCGTTCTACTGTTACTCATGCCAAGATATTGTCGATATACTGTGTAATCGGTAGTATCTTGTATGCCGTCAGTTAATGATACCATATTTTCTTTACTAAGTTTATTTGGTTCATAGACTACATCCATTCCAGATAAGTCAACATGATAGGTACGATATGGTAGACGTTTCATAAATCTACCACGTATCTTTTTATCAGTAAATAGGGTACCAATTGGAGATATAGTATCATAAATATGCTTGAATTTCACAGGATCCAATAATGTTAATACTGTATCTGGAACATAAGGAGCTAACGATTCTCCAAATTTAGCAAAATGAATAACAGATGCATCGTTAATCGTTGGGTCATTACATTGTGATTTGATATAAGAAATCGCAGATTCCCCATTATCAAAATGATCACCTGTTGGATACGAAGCTTCTAGTATCTGCTTCATCTCTGTATTATCAAACTCAATAACCTCATCAGTAAGAGTATGAATTTTCATGTGTTAATCACCTCATTTATGAATGTGCTATAAGGTCTATCAATACTAGTTTGTCAAAAAAAAGAGTATATATGCATTACACATATATACTCTTTCTCTTAGTGTCTATGAATATGACGTAGACACATTACACAAAATACAATTGAACAGAGTGATAGAGTTATGCTAAATGAGCAAATTGATATATGTAGTGCATCCATAATCCATCACACTCCTTTACTAGACTAATAGACCATCTAATGCATGTACTTCAATATGATCATTGTTACGAATAATATCTCGTATCAAACGATATGTTATTACATAGTCCACTCGTTTTTCAACTAGGTGAAGAGTACTACAATCGATTCGTATATTTTCTAATTCTCTAATAAAAATATCTAATACTCTATATATTCTTGAGTCTGGAGTGATAGCTCTATAATAATTAGGTGCTTGAATCACTATGGTACATCGATCCATGATGCGATCGGAATCAATAATAGACACACTAAAATCATTATATAGTATATCATACTGAATCCAATCAAATTCCATATTTTCTATAATTTTAGATTCTTTAGCTATCCCCAATGAACGTATAATCTGGTCTAACCGAATAGCTGTATTACATAAGTAGGTTGTTCGCATATATTCATAGTATCTCCTTATTAAAAAAAGAGGATAGCATAGTGCTATCCTCTTATGACTGTTATCGAGTCATTCGTATACGATCTGTTCGTGGATGTTCATACATCGCCAAGAATATGTTTTGTACCAGAGTCTTTATACGGTCGATAACTGCGATATCTGGATCATTATTGATTCGAACTTTATCTAGCTGAATACTTCGAGTATATTCAATGATAGCGTTGTCAAATCGAGATCCGTCCATATCATCACCAATATCAATATACGTATGTGCTTCGATAAGGTGATGATCTCTAACATCATGGAAATATAATCGTATCCCTTCGATGCTAGCATGCTCTACAATAGTAATATCCCAACTAGATGTTCCTACATGGGCTTCGATAGGTACTAGCCACTCGCATTGTGCAGAAGTGTCATCCTTTTGGTTGCACGAATACATTAATCGTACATGGGCACGCTCATCAATTTCAAGATAATTGATTAGATCTCGAAGATCAACTGCTATTTGACCTATACTCAATGTTTATTCACCTTCATTCAGAATCACTTCATCATAATCTGTGATGATAAAATCAGATACCTTATATTCATCTAAACTAACCATGTTGAGTCTACGTGTAATCATTCGTTGAATAAAGCCAACGACAGCATTCATATGACTTTCTTTTGTAGTTGTCATACGTACACAGAATGTAACAGAACCATTCAAATCAGGAATTAACTCAGTTTGTAACTGAGAGTGTACTAAAGACATTGGGTCGTCTTTATCTACCAACACTTGTTGTAGATCTCCATGTCCAATCATATTATACACTTCTTTCACTATACCAATACTAGTGTCATCTGATTTGTCGATTTTGAACATTACTACTTCTTGTACTTGTTTCATGATATTTGCTCCCTTAACAAATAAAAATTATATCATACCTAATTGTAAACTCAATTATTATAGGTTATATGGGTATAGTTATCTATACCCACGCATATAGTTAGTCAGCTTCTACAATGAACATGATCATGCCCACTACTTTACCATCAGCAACCACATCATAGAATCTAGGTTCTACTTTAGTAGGAATGATAGCATCTGGATTAGCATGTAATAGTTTCACTTTATATGTGTTATCGCTATCTGTCAATAATAACTCATATGGTGTCGTAAAATGTTTATTGGTTTCTTTTGATGGATATAAGACAACACCCAAGTCTTTATCTTCCATATCAATCAATGTACAAACGAAATTGTCATTTGTAAAGATGACAGGTTCAAAGATACATTTAGCGGAAATCACAGCTCCCTCAGTGGTATCAGTTAAAACCTGTGTTACCCCTGGAAGATGAACGATGCGATCAATATCACTATCGAATGTCGTAAATGTATACCCTTTATCGGCAGTGACTAAATGTAAGGAACCATGTTCCGTATCCAATTCAGATACATTCATATCTTTAGTTGGAATATTGAATGGTACCACTCGATGTTTAAATGGTACATTTTCAATATATGCGGAACGTGTAGAATCGACTTTAGCTTGAGCAATAATATGATAAGCTCGAAGAACAGCATACTCATATTCTTTTCTAAGGGCTCTTGCTAAATCGAATAGAATTGGTTCGATTCCCAATTTGAAGGTTTTAGTCAACACATAATCGCGACTAGCCAATGTAAATAGTTTAGAACGACTTACTTTGAATTCTCCCACAGGGATTGTTGGAGGTAATTCAGATGGTAGCCCCAACTGGAATCGAGCGAAATCTCTATATAGTCGAGAAAATGTAATTGGATTTGCTTTTCTAGGCATATAGTGATTCTCCTTTCTTAGTTATAATAAGTTACACTATTGTCTGATTGATCTTGGATCGATAAAAAATATACGTAGATAACGGATTGGTTATCTACGTATATGGGTTGATATACTTTATTTTTATTTGGAGGACGTATATCATAAACATGAGCCAAAAATTTATAGCTCCGTCATCATGGAAAACATGACATAATGGCAAGAAATGTTATTCCCTAATAATTTGTTATAAAATCCTCCTACTCCTTTCTATACTTCCCAAAATCTATCAGTATCATAATATATGTTTCAATAGGACGTAAGAAAATCCGATACAGGACATCACCTGTATCGGATTTATAGTATTACCAACGAGTCATCATATATATTGTTTGCACGGCTTCATTAGACGTTTTTCTAGTATTATTACCATTGACTGATAAAATATTAGAGATAGCTTTCATCTTCTCTTCCGCTTCTAAATTAGCTTCTTGTGAGAATACTGATTTAACTGTAACTTGGTCTCCGTCATAGTCCCCATCCAATGCTTGTAAATACACATTAGACATTTGGAGAACTTCTACGAAGTTAATAGCCACTTTAGATTTATCCATATCTAGGTCAACGAGTGGATAATACTTATACTCTTTACCATTCACAATTGTGTGTGTAGTGGTAATCGTAGAAGCCACGTGAACTCTATTAGGGAAAATACTTAAGTGCCCAATAATAGGATATCGTGTGATATAGACATGCTTATCTTTTAAAATATCCTCAGCAGCTACATAGAATAAGTCAGTATATGTCATAACACGTTCATGACTTTCCAATGTTTTTGGATCAGTAATTTGGATCATCGCTGGCATAGAGGAACCATCTTCAAATTCAATCATGATAGGATCAAACCGACTCGTATAGTTGAAGATAAACGTAGTCATCAGTTTATTGATTTTTTCATCATTGAATTGAGTTGTTGGGTCCTTTGCTTTAATATATCTAAGTTTACCTTTACTATCTCGAACAGGTTTCTTTAACCCTAATGAGTCTATATGATTCACTAGGAAATTTTGCACCCATCCTACAAAGAATGGAGCAAATGTAGAAATACAATGAGACAGTGGTAAGGCACAATGGTAGAAATCAACAGGCATCTCAGAGGCTTTATTGGTTGTATATTGAGGTGCCGAGATTACTAACCGAGAACAATAATCGTCGGATTTACCTAATACAGCTTGTCGAATTAACCCACGTTTCTTTTCGATACGAGCTTTAAAGTAATCGTACACTACCACGATTTGTCTTTGAATCTCCAATCGAGTTCCATGTAAGGTAATGGCAAAGTTACCTTGTGTTAACATAGAGGCTAATCGAATCAGCTTTTGGTATGGACCATTGATCTCATGCACAGACGGTTTCTTAGAATCTGTATTTTGTAAATTAATATCTCTATAAAATGCTGGGCAAACAATTTGTTTGCTCATAAACACCTCATCGCGAGTGAAGTGTTTAAATAAAGCGATTTTCTCGCTACGAATCTTCGAATCATTTTCTTTGAATTTGATTCGATTCCAATTCTTATATAAGAATTCGATACCCGTATCACCGTTTTCAGGATCTTCTACTAAATACCCATCTTTATCGATAGAATAGTAGAGCATACCTGAAATTACTTGATCGAGTTTAGTAAAAATACGTTTAAGAGTCTTATACGCAAGTGGTTGTAGAAAGTGTCCGTTCAAATCAATATAGGCGAACGTAACTTTACGCTTGCTAGGACTCGTCCCAAAAATTTCAGTAGATAACAACCCATCGGGAGAAGGAACATAGCCACGTTCCAATAGAATCGGGTTTGTGACTTGTTGAAGGTTATTAACTTGGACAAACTTATCTACGTTCATTAATACGATTTTCAAAGGATCACCTCTAAATATCTTTAATACTTACAATAATTGTCCCTTCATCATCCTCATGAACAGTGGAATCGAAGTGTTTACATAAATAACAAGTTTGGAAATTCTCTTCAATTTCTTGACGAATATCCATATCTACGTCAGTGTTTAATGAGATGTATATATCCAATCGACGACGCGTTGGGATACAGTATACATCGTCCACATATTCAATGATATCATTGTTTTCGATAATATTATAAAAGTACACAAACTTTTGATAGTGGTTTTCTAACAGTTCTTCGAATATAGAACAATCAGCAATCGTATGATCAGTCAATCGATTGAATACCACAATTCGGTCTTTCACCATAATTATACTTAGACCTCCGTATGTGATTGGTTTGTTTTTTAATAGTTTAACGTCCAAAGTGATGAATCATATACGGATAGAATAATTAACGGGTCTTCATTTCTCGTTCCCGTTTACGATCGAGTTCTTTTTGGCGTTTTTCATCTTCTTTTTGTTCTCTAAGTTTCCGATCAACGCGTATATCTCGACGAAGACGGAGCTCTTTTAATGACATGGATTCCAGTGCTGTTATATCACCGTATTCGCCTTTAAAGAGCTCGGCTGTTTCATCGATCAATTCATAGAACCGTTTTATCCGATCTGAGTATTCAATCTCTGTTGGACTCTCAGAAAAACAATGCGGTCTAAGTCCATATTGTATTCACCATAGTCGTGTTTACATGTAGGACATACGACGTGAGAGAAGCCAAAGCTAATGCTATAGCGTCCATTCAAACGGTCGAGGTAGCTAAGTATTAAACGGTTTTGGTATTCGTTCATACTATTCAAAGTTTGAACGATTTTATTTAAGTCTGTGATTTCATAGTATTCGTATTCATCACTATCTTCAGAGTCATAGTCTGGTACATAAATAGCTTGTACACTGTGAGCTATAACGATAGATGCTTGGTTTTCTTCTGTCAATAAAGATGGATCAAGTTTATTATACAACCGTTCAATCGTATCTTTAGCAGTCAAGAAGCCAAAGTCGATAATGATACCAGAATCATCATCGAATGCCAATCGATAGGTTTGGTGAATTGGTGCTTTTGCATGCACTTCTTTCGCCTTATCGAGAATCGCAGCACTATTGATAATTTCGGACATGATTTGACTTTGTTCTTCAGTTACTAAATCCGTACGAATCAATTGTTTGTTTTTATACTTGATTTCAAAATCAGCCACTTTATTCTTTACACAAGAATCAGTTTTACATGTGAATGTAATAGCATCTTCTTCTGGGTAGGAAGAGCATAGTAACCCATAAATGAAGTTATTGTAGTCACTAAATGCTGTATTAGCTAAGAAGTCATCAAATGTTTCAAAGTCACCAATGGATACTTGTTTCAATTTATCATAAATCAAGGACCATTTTTCTAATACAGAGTTAGCTGTATCAGTACCAGGGGCTTGTGTTAATTTGATAGCTTCAATCGCAGAGATGTTACCCATACGACATGTATATCCAGAAGCCAATGCAATCACTGGAGATAGAGATTTATCAAAGGATTTCTTAATCACTTTGAAATCATCTTCTGCACTTAATTTCTTTTTGATTTTCAATGTTTGAAGTTTCTTTTCAGATACTTCTACCAATTTAATACGTTTCGCTTTTTCGATACGTTTTTGTTCTTCTTCAGTAAAGATGATGTCACCCATACCAGATTTGTCAATGATAACGGTAACTTCTTCAGGAGTTGCCATTTTATCACTAGCAACCGCAGGGATTTCTTTACCACCTTTTGTAATTTCCATGAATTTTTCATGTTCAGCTTTAATCTGCTCATCTAATTCAGTTAATGTATTTTGAACACCCTCAACACGGTCTTTGTTAGCCATAGGACCAATTTTATAAGCCGTATCTTCTTTAGGTTTTGGTGTGTCAATAATCATACCAGGACCTTCATAGTCATCGGTTGTCGCATCTACTGCTGTGTCAAATTCATCATCACTAATGATTAATCCATCAGTATCAATAGATGTGCCTTCATGCATAGGAGCATTCATAACACTTGCTGGAATCTCAGGGTCAGTCAATGGAGTTGCCTGATTCTTTAATTCATCAAAGTTTAGAGTGTTTTCTTCGCTCATGATTTCCTCCAAAGAAAAAAAATAATTACATCCCTCGTGGGACATTGATCAACTTAGGTTTTTCAACCTTAAGTCGTGTGTTAATAATTTCTCCACCGTCTTGTAGCATGGCAATGGATATTTTCTTTAAATCCCCAGCAACGGAGATATCAATAAATAATACATAACCAGAGGCAATACGAACAGTAGAGATACTAATATCCTGTATTGGAACATGCTCTATATACGTATCACACTGTTGTTGGATTGTATTCTTCAAATCACCAGCTGATAATACATCTAAATCAGCAAATCGATAGGAAGAAATGTCAATCCCCATATCAGGAATTGTAGGATATGTTCCTTTACGCATAAACAAAAGTCGCTGAATCAGCCGTGCATATGCATCAGCACCCCTCAGGACTTTTTGGTTATGGAAATCATCCAATGAGAAATCTAATTCAGCAATTTCTGTTGCCATATTTCCACCACCTTTACAGTAATGTATCTAGGGATACGTTTTTAAGATATTTACCGTTTTTTACACGTGATATAGAATGAGTTATCATTGTTTTTAGTGATGGAAACAATAATGAATCCATGTTCAATAATAGTGGTAAGGTCTTCCTCATGTATGCTCGGAATATTGATGACTATCATCGTATCTGATGGCAAATCCTGATTCAACTGTACCTGAGCATATTCTCTCATATGAGTATACGTTTTACTTGTATCATATATCAGATAAGGTATGACAACAACGATGAGGAAGATAAGAATAGATAGTAGCATCTTAGATATAAAATCGAGTACCGTTAAGTCAGCAATTAGTTTCTTAATAGACATATAAACCTCCAAAAAAAATAAGAGGGGAATGAACCCCTCTTATATTATCTAAACCCAACACGTTTATCCTCAATGGATAATGAAACATCTGTTGGATAATCCTCTTTGGTAATCGTTTTGATACGATCGTCGGATACATTCTCTATATTCATAATATTGGAAGAATGGACAACAATGGATCGTTGGAATACATCTCGTACATATCGACCATTACCAAATTCTTTCTTATGCATATCCTTTCTTAGATGCTGTTTAAATTCATCGATGAAACCATCATCTAGGATAAACTTATATTCATCAGCTTGTAATGAGAGAATATCTAATAATTCATCTTCGGTATAGTCTTTAAACTGAAGATTATAGCTAATACGGGACCGTAACCCTGGATTCATATCGATTAATCGATCCATTGGTTTACCATATCCTGCAAAGATAACGATAGTGTCTTCTCGATAATCTTCTAGTAGTTGTACGATGGTATTAATAGCTTCTCTACCATAATCAGATTCGTGAGTAGAGATCAGTGAATAGGCTTCATCAATGAAGATGACACCACCTCTACCGCGTTCAAAACATTTTACTACTTTATCAGCCGTATGTCCTACATATTGCCCAACTAAATCCGCTCGACCAAGTTCAGTATACTTATTATTTTTAATTAACCCTTCTTTAGCGAATATAGAAGCACATAGGCGTCCAACTGTTGTTTTAGCAGTGCCTGGATTACCATAGAATACCATATGGAAATATTTATCAAGTGGTTTAATACCTAACTCTTTATATTTCTTATTGGCTCGTACTACTGATACGATATCCTTGAGAGTCTTTTTAACATCTGTAAGTCCGATTAATACATCGAGTTTATCCATCGCATTAGTTTCTACAGTCTCTGGTTTACGAGGAACTACTGATTCGTATCCAGTTGACTCAGATGTATTGGATTTGAAAATCTTACCCAATATATGTTTAAATGACGTTCCCTTGGAATCATCTTCAGAAGACGTTGATATAGGTAAATCATCAAATCCCATAGTACCAGATGAATCACGTAAAAACTGATATAGTTTTGTATTATCAGCATACTGATTCATCATCAATCGAATATCGTTATGATGACACGTTTCTTTTAATTTTAAATCCGTTACAATGGTTTCATGATTTGGTGTATCAATTAAAATCGGCTCATAGTAATCCATATCAAATAACTTAGCTTTCTCAGTATAGGTATCTTTGATATATTGGTTAGCCCGATCAATGGGAATGTCTTCTCCTATAGTTGTGAAGACTCTACCCTTGCTTTGCATACTAAATCGATTTGGTAAAAATCGAATGATACTTTCATCAAGAGCCGCATTATCTTTGAATATGGTATTTGGTATATTCGTTGGTACATTGATCCAATTAATACAGATACAACACCGTTGCGATAGCTTAGATAAGAATTGGGTCATTAGACGAACACCAGTCTCCAATTCATCCATGATAATATATAGATTCCCATGATTAAGCATCCGAACAAGCTCATCGACATCAATGTTTTTGATATTAAACATCTCTGAATGGATCACTGCATAGTTTTCGGTAGTGATTAATCCTCTACGAGCTAATTTGGTTAAGTGATATCGAAATAAGCGTTCACCATCAATGGAACTAATACTTCTCATTTCGATATTAAATGGACAAGCCGTGAGTGTTGGGTACTTATATTGAAACCCTTCCTCTTCATCGATGGTATCAATTACATCATGTATACGATGTAATAATAGATCATAATACGGATGTTTAGTTTCATCTAAACAATTCAGTGATTTGAGTCTATAATAGCCGTTATCAGTACCTAATGTGCAGTGGTATTCTAAATTCTTATTCAATTTAGTGATATCACTTACATCATCTTCTGTAATCGTGCCATTAGCTAGTTCTTGCTTAATCCCATTATTGTATCGGGTGATTTCTTGCCGCGTTAGCATTACATAGCTATTGTAGTTAATCGCTGTCACTTTACATGATTCATCAGTTATGTTAAATAATAAATCATAGTCGGTAATACCTTTAACACCTTCATAGATGGCACCCCATACGGTATCACGTATTCTACCAGGTAAGTCATCGACAAATGTACAATTTGTAACGATAACAGGGACTAGGAATCTTCTAGTATAGATACCTTCAATTTCAGTATCATTCGTTACTAATGATATCTGGATTGGGTAGCTAGGTAAGATGACGCCATTAATATCATCTCCATTGCTATTGACAATTTCTAAATATTGAATAAGTCCTGCCGCATATGGATTAGCTTCGAATGCGGGAACTGTACTTAGATCTTCTGTTTCCTTAGTATTCTCATTCTTACGAATACCTATAGTTAATTCTACAGCGAATGTTAACATTATTTTCCTCCTTAATTACATATAGTGTATAAGTATACGATAGTATAATATATACTTTCATTATGAATAAAAGAAATGATACGTATATCATTTCTTACTAATTGATACGTTTATATACAACTAAGGAACGATCTCGCGGTAAATTAGATATTCCTACCACTTCATAACCATATGACATAGCATAGTCGATATCTTCTTTAGTTAAATGCTTATATTCTAATATAAGTTGAGAACCAATGGGTATCTCTTGTGTTTGTAGTTGTCTTGTGATATATATTCGATCTTTTTGTGCTGTTATATCCGTATAATAAGCGACACAACCAACAATAAAAGGTGCTATAATCATCAGTACGCATAGTATTCGAAACCCGTCCCAATTAGCAGGGTCCCACTTATTATATTTATAATTTTTTCCATATCGTGATATAACATCCATGATATATTTCCTCCTTATATAATAACTATTAAGTAGTCTAAACTATAATGAGAACTAACTAATAACTAGACTGTAACATGGACAGTCCATGTTACAGTCATATTAATATAGAAAGGTAGCTGAACAATGTATATTACAAGTAATGAAATCCTAATAGAATCTGCTGAAATTGACTTGTTGGTGACTGAAGGAATGGCTGACAAAGCGAAGAACGCTGTCGATAAAGTTATTACCCGTATTCGTGAGTTAATCAATAAAATTATCAACTTTATCAAAGGTAAATTAACCAAACAAGCAAAACAAACCGAAGAAGTTATTAAAGTGGTTGAAAAGAAGGTCGAAGCTAAAGAAATCGAACCAGAACCACCTAAACCTATCAAAACATTAGATCTCAAAAAAGCTCAAATTATACTAGGTAATATTGATCTATTATTAGAAACAGTATTTAAAGCATCCTCAGTAATAACATCTGATGTCAACAAAGAAATAGAAATGGTTACTGAAGATCTTGATAACTTAAAGAAAGTTAATGAAAAGTTTACAGGTAATCTTATCGTCGAGTATACAGGCGATATTATGAATCTAGTACATGGAATGAAGAAACTTAAATACGATGCTGAATATAATCTTAAAATGATTACTAAAGTAGAAGGGAGTATTACTAGAAAACTAAACCATTTAGAATCCACACCTTCTGAAAAAACACCTGAGATGTTTAAACTGGTTGGTCTATTACAATCATCTGTATCATTTGCAACTAGATTGAATAGCATTATATTATCTAATATAGGCACTACATTCTTACAAATTAACAAATAAAAGAAATAGAGAATACCGTATGGTATTCTCTATTTATTGTGCGTTACCGTACCTTATAATACTCCTTCGGCAAAAGATATATTAGCGTGACCAATTAAGTCATGGGATAGCATAATAATACATCCATTGGCTTCAAAGGTTTTATTAGCTGGATCATCATGACTAACTTTAGGGGAACTATTGAGTTGGAATGTGACAGTATTACCAGTGAATGTGAATTCTTCTACATGTTCAGCCCATTCATGACCGGTAGTATTATAGAAATATTCTACATACACTTTACTATCAGCTGTTACATTATCAGCAGTTACAGTGAATGTACCATACGTAGTATGATCGAAAAGATATGCATCTGTAACTAACCCATCGCACCCTTCATGTACTTTGAAAGTACCAGTATCAGTATTGAACTTAGGCATAATATATTCGACACATTGGAATGCATCGGGAACTTCATCAATAGTGTATTGGCTAAATACCGGGCCCCTGTTGCTTATAGGAGCAGTATTCCATGCATTAATATCAGCTAATACATCATCGATAGAGTCGAATTCAACCCAGTTGGATGGTACAAACTGAGTCAAATCAGTTTCCAAATTGGAAAGAATATCTACTGAGAAGATGTTGTTCTTTTGTTTACGTTTACTGTGGTATTTATATAAGAACTCATCATTTTGTTGACCCTCAGCAAAACGATCTTCAGATAACCCATTAAAGAAGTTACCTCTATTGAATCCTCTACCGTGGATATAAACCCCATCCATCTCAACTAAACCTTCACCATCATTCATCAATTTATCAGGGATGACTGGTGATAATGCAGCATCAATTTCGTCACGATATTTTGTTGGATGTGGATAAGAGTCAATGGCGTCTTTCAATACCAAGCCAACATAAAACATATCGCCAGATACCTTAGCATAGAAACGAACAAGATCTTTGTAGATATTATCAGTTCTATTTGCTGGTTTAGAATCACTTGGTAATGGAATTCTATAATATTTAGCTGTTTTAGCAGCTCCCGTCGCATCACTCACGTAGAGTTGGATTTTTTTTTGAATAGGCATTATATAATTTCCTTTCTATGGAATAAATAATATAGTAATTACATTAATGTCAATCAATACAGTAGATGAAAAATAAATAAAGAGAATACCATCAGGTATTCTCTTTATTCTATCAGTTACCAGAAGTTTCTGTTGTATGAGATGCTTCGGTTGTTTCAGTGGAAGATGATGTTACAGGAATCGTGGTAGATTCTTCATGAGTTACAGCACTTTCTTCGGTATGTTCAGGTCCACCAATGCTATTCACTGCTAATACAGTACCATCTTTAGATTCTGTTACTTCTTCAGCAAGAATATCAACTTCTACACCGTATTTCTTAGGATCGACTTCACCTACTGGAGAAATATCAATGATTTTGAAATCATGGGCTTTATAGTATTTAGGGATATCGATTGTAACAGTACGGCTTTCACCTGGATCTAATACATAGTCAGTATTTACCAATTCACCATTTTGTTTAGTCATAGTATGACGTACGGTACCTTCACAGTTAGTGGAGTTATTAGTGAACTTAACCGACTTAATGTATTTGATGGTTTCTGTTGCTTCATCTAATTTAGATGTGATGGATTCTGTATGTGCACCATCTTTTAGTTTTAACAACACGGATGTCAAGGAGTTGGTATCCAAGTTTAATACAGGATTCACTTTAGGGTCATCCAATACGAATAGCATAGAACCTACACCTAAACCATCTGTATTAGGAGGTACTTGACCATCACTAATTGTCTTAGTCAATGCTAAGGATTTTTTAGCAGCAAAAGACGTTTCTTTCAATTTGTCAAGAGCGGCTAAGTTAGCATGCGTATGATCTTGTTCAACCATTTGGTCGATAGCTGTGACAGAAGATGCTGGTTTGTTTTGTAGATGTTCCCAGGAGCCAGCTTGTACTTCAGCAGATAAGGTATTAGCAATCTCAACGTATTGACCTTCTCCTTTTGTTTGGTACATAGCCCAGGAATGTTCACCTGTCACAACAAAACAAGTACGACCCGCTTCTAATGTTGGAAGAGCGGTTGTAAATGCTTCAACAGAATTAAAATCTAAGATGACGTTGTGTTTACGATCACCTAATTTAGCAGTAGGAACTTTACCGTCTGCATCCAAGGTTACTGTTTTCACAAGAAGAGCACGGTCAGCAGTAGACACATGGATATCGTTATTTTCCACATGTTCTTTGACGGTAGCTACTTGTTCTACGACTGTTTTAGGTAGAGCGACTGTAAAACCAGTCCCGTTATAGCGACGGATTGTGATTAAATTAGTCATTTGATAATCACCTTTCTATATACGTATATAAAATAAATTGTTACCAAATAATCCAGAATCTATAGAAACATAGATTCTGGATTTCTATTATTTAATAGTTCTTGTTATTTTATGCTTTAGTGGTTGTTACTCTCAAACTAACCGATATGTTTTTTTTTCATTTGACAATCTTATAACTTATACTAACTATACTATGTAAAGGAGTTCTTAGATATGCATGAACTATATGAATTAACCATAGAATCAGCTGATTTAGAATTAGCTGTCACTGAAGGATTTGCCGATAAAGCTAAGTCTACGGCTTCTAAAATCATTGAAAAACTTAAAACGTTTATTAAAAAATTTATCGTATTTATCAAAGATAAATGTGTTAAATTCATCAAATACGTTCTACACTTAGCAACTAAATTAAAAAATCTTACCGAGATGGACGATCGCGAAATGATCGATGTTCCAAACTGTATTATAGTAGATGATTCTGCTAAGACCCTTATGAGTATCGAAAAAAAAGTACTACGTGCTCTCACACAATTGGAGAAGGGTGATGATGTTGATGAAGAATATCTTAATTTTTCAAAAGAACGTAGTACAATAGACCAAATCTTATTAGGATATTCACAAAGTATATCAGTTGCTAAAGCTAAAAAAGACATTATGGGAACGTTAAGTTATATTCATCAAAAAAATAATATTGCAGTCGGCATCATTAAGTCTTTAAATGATATGATTGACAAACTAGAAAAAGACGAGACTAATTCAAATAGATTGGACAGGTATAACCAACTGGTTATTATTCAAAAATTGATTTCCATAGAACAATATATGATAACCTATAATAATAAAACACTAGAAAAATGCTTAATATTAATTAAGAAAATAGGTAATAAAAAGATTAAAGATGAAGTTGAGACTTCTAAAAAAATAGAAGATCATGTAACGAAACCAGTACTAAATTAAGCAAATAGAGGAATGGGATTACCCATTCCTCTATTAAACGTCTTATTGGACTCTTTTAGCAGCACGTGCAGTAATACCAATAAGTCCTTGTATTAAATTTAGACGTTGTGTTAAATCCATTAAGCTATGTTCAACTACTGATAGATTATGCACTAGTGGAGATAAGTTTTCTTCTTCCCCTTTATTCTTAATCGCATTGATAGCGGCATCTAGTTTATCGATACTATTCAACATCTTTCCGCTAGCATTCATAATCGTATTGTTCAAATCAGCTAGTTTCGGAATATCCAAGTCTTGTGGTTTCTTATATATGATCATTAAGTCATCACGATACTTAGCGAAGACATTGTCGCATTTTTCGATCTCTTCCCGATAATCATCAACACTAACCTTAGCATTGTCAGATACGAGAGAGTAGATTACCTTATCCGCTTCCTTTTGTGTAAGAATAACTGATTTCACAATCGTATTCGCTACATCGAGATTCAATACCTTAATATCGGATTCACCGGCATCAATAGTGAGAGGCTTGCCATTTCCCTTAATTTTACTAAGTAATGTTTTGACTGCTTTAGATCCTGCTTGGATCTTTTCTTTAATGAAGTTAACGATTCGTTTTAATAATTCTTTCAATTTCGTAATCGCAGTGTTGATTAACTTTTTAGAACCACTTACGATACCCTCAGTAACAATCAACTGAATATCTTGTGATTCAAGTGTCAATTCATATAATTCGTTCATTGATAAGCTCCTTCTTACATTATTTTTTCTTTTATCGTTTTAATAGATTGGTTGAATTTAGGTGTTAATGTGACTAGATTTGCACATAAGAGCATAATTGCATTTTGAAGTTCCGCTATGGTATTAACTAACTTAGGGTCTACTGTATCGGAATTCTTTTTACAATAATTAGCAATTTCGACAATACTAGTAGCATATGATTTACATCTATTATTAACTTCTCTGATAGATGCTATCAGATTACTAATTTGATCCAATACTTCAATACCTTCATGATGATAAGGTTTCATAATTCTTCTATCTTTATCTCTAAATATAGCCTGAATCTTTTTAGTGATAGTGAAAAATTCCTCAGCTAATGAAGGAATTTCTTCTTTTCTACTAAAATGATATGCGCTAAGGATATCTCCAAATATATCTAATGCGGCATCACTATCTCTAATAACCATTTCTGCTACTTTGATAATAACGATACGGTCACTTTGATCACTTGGTGGTGTTTCGGCTGTTGGTTGAGTGACACCGGCTTCTTTATACTGTTTCTTAACTTTAGCAATCATCTGTTCAGTTGCATCAAGCCCTTTAGTAAGCTTATCCTTTAAAAAAGAGATAAACTTTTTACATAGTTCAATGATTTTATCTATGACTTTCTTAAGTGTTTTCTTAGTCGTATCAATGAAACCCTCAGCTAATATAAGTTGAGTATCCATCGATTCCAATACTAAGTCATGAATATTTGATTCCATAGTATAATCCTTTCATACAAAAACTGGAAAGAGCCTAGATAGCTCTTTCCAGACTATTACTAAATAGTTCGTATGATTAATCTTCCCATTTCCAGCTATGGAATGGAGATACACGCATCGCTAACATAGCTTTTGTTGTACGACCTCGTTCTAGCGATGGATTAATCTTCCAACCTAAATAAATATCAAAGTCAAACTTCTTACCAAAACAATACCAAGGAATCTCAAACTTAAGTGCGAAATACCCACCTGTATAATGATGAGTAGTAACTACAGGTACTCCACTAGCATCTTTAGTCCAAGTGGTATATTCAGATTCACCTTCATAGATAACACGTTCGTGTTTTGTATTGGTGATGACTTCCATATCCATAGTTGTATAATCAATACCAGATACTTCATAGGAGTATCCATAGGCACAATTTCGATTTAACCATAATAAGCGACAGAAGTACCGTTGAATTCGTTCTTTTAGTGTAAAATTACCATTGAGAATATCCACATGACCAGGGATTAATGTACCATCATCATTCTTGACTTCATAATGGTACTTGTAATGCTTATTAAAATCATAGCGGAATAGTTTAGGTACAACCCCTTCGGTAACCATCCATTCTACATCTAAACAGTTATCATAGGTTTGCCAATACCGTAAACTGTGTGGTAAGTTACCATACTTATCAGCGAATAGTACTACGATAGGATTCGTTATATAGGCAATAATATTAAAAAGTATATCTTTAAACGCAGTCCAAACCCATTTCCACGTAATCAAATATAAATATGGGAAGACTTTTTCTCGTAATTGGGATAGTAGTCCAGTCATATAATTCCTTTCTATTGTTACTATAATATCAGAGTATAAAAAAAGAAGAATACACCGAATGATGTATTCTTCTATGTGTATATTATTAAGTAGTCATATTATTTCGTTTTAGAGAAAATCATAGTATCCACTTTAGCATCCAATGTTGTTAATTCTGTATCATCACACGTTTTCACTTCTTGGATATCGGCGAGATGTACAATCTTATCAGATGTAATCGATGCTAATGTATTAAGATTTTCATGAGTATGAGAGTTAGTAACCATACTATCAATAGACTCTGCAGTTTGATTAAAGCCTTTGATTGTGGCTAATGAAATACTCATATCCAACATCGTAGAATCAGATACTTTGTATTGCATGGTACCATAGGCATCTTTATGTACTAGATACATAGCCCAACCATAGTCAACCGTAATATCACCCGTTGCATCTAATACCATAATCATAGCATCTTTAGGTTGATTGTCAGAATCATCTAACATAGCTTGATAGGTTGGATATTCTAGCACAGTGCGAGTTGAGTGAGTGGGTACATACCCATTTTCATTAATAGTTGCTAACGTTCTAAGGGCACTTTTAAATGCATCAGTTACATGAACAGCATCATTGGCTTCATGATGATTCCATCCTTGCACTTGTTCAATCACTGTCTTTGGGCATGTGACTGTAAAGGTTGTGCCATTATAACGCTTCATTTCCATGGTGATTGTCTTCATATTATATCACCACCTATTATAGAGTATCCCCTAATACAAATAAGCCTTGTAATACTTGTGTATTAATAAGATATCCATTACGAGCATTGTTTTTATTACCATCATCTTCATTGACGTATTTTTTAAATTTATCGAATGTGTTATATGTACCATAGAACGTATTTAAATATAGGTTTATATGTTCCCCTTCAACAACTAGGAAAATACTATATGAACCATTAATATTTAATGGAAACATTGGTGTTAAAAATGTAATATTTCTACCAATAGTTGCTAGTGGTTCAATATCTATTGTAGCAAGTGGTGTTAATGGGTCTTTTAGAAGAATATCAGTAGTCGATCCATCTTCAATATCGTTAACTGTCATAAGAACTGTAATATGAGAACCACCAGATAAAAAGGTCTTAATTCCAAAATTTTCATTTGTTAAAGCATGAGTAGCTTTTTCAGTATCAATATTATCAAAGTTAATAGTGGTTGATAACTCGGTTGCTTCAATAAATGGTATATCAGATCTTCCAATTTGTGGAGTATCAGCTGCTCGATTAGTATTACTATTTTTTACTGCTTCTTTAGCTGCTTCTACGGCAGATTTAATTTGTTCATTCGAATCATAGATTTCAACAAATTCCTTAGAGCCATCGCCAGCTTCATTCACAACATAAATCTTTTTTAATTTATTAATTTTATTAGCCATCTATGAAGAGCTCCTTTCTAAAAAAAATAGAAGAGACATATCGGACGATACATCTCTTCTATTATATGAGTTTCATTCGTTCGGATCATATACTATACAAGTATATCGATTATAGAATTGTTATTCTATACGGATTAGGTGTATAGTACCCGATAACTCAAGTCTTTCATATGGGCTCGTAATAATCTGGAAACGAAAACCATCAATTCGGTAGTGGATGCTTTTACATCAGTCTGTAATGAATCTACACCGATGGTATGGATTTCTATATAGGTTTTTGTGGAGTTAATAATATCTCCAGACCCTATATGAACAGAACAGGTTTCCAAATTAATTTGATTTGGGTTTTTAAACGGTTGACCCATCACGGCTCGATATATGATTGGAAAGCTTGGTGTTGCCAATATCTTTAATACATCTCGCAATTCAGCATCGGATATAGTATCGGTTTTCACCATACCTATTCTAATACGGAATGTTGTATTCGACTTCTTCGTCCGTCGACTTAAATTTTCAAGCGGTATACCCATGGCATCGGCTAGACGTATCGCTTTATCATGACTGATAAGTCCTATACGTTGTTTATAGCTATATAAAGATGATTGAGCTATGTCTGCTTTACGAGCTACGTCAACATACTTAACACCTTCTTCGAATATCATATACTCTATGGTATTCGCTAGGTTTTCTTGAACTGTTTCTCTATCCATACTACTCTCCTAATTTGTCAATATATTCACACATGGATTCTGGTGACATAGTTTGTGCATCTTTCATCGTATGTATATCTTTGGTGATATCAAATACGATATTCACATCAGAATCATCAAAATGAACACAATAGTACTCACCGGTCTTCTGATTATAGAAGCCCATATGGTAATCAGTTATAAATGGTGAACAGCTTTGTTGATATCGATGATAGAATCGTTCTAACCATTCAGATATGGATTGTAACCCCATGTGATGCAGTCCATATCGAATCGTGTATATATCCATCACTTCACGAAGTTTCATTCCTTCTGAGGTGTACACGAATGTATCAGTATCAATGAATTCTACATATACTTCATCATCCAGTGCATCGGTTGTTGATACAATAATCGTTTCATTAAATCGCGTCTTACATATTACGGAAGAATCTAATAGTTCCATATCGGTAAGTATCCCATCAGTAAAGAATGACATATATTGTGCAATATCTTCAGCAGTTCCTTTGTAATCAGGTAACACGTTCGTAGTTAGATAGGATTGAGGCATTGTAATATCCAATACTTCATCAATCTCATTATCATCCGATAATACGACCGTATCACTTTCTGTTTCTTTACTAATCGAATTCCTAATCAGTTCCTCAAACTCAGAGAATGTAATGAAACGTTTAAACTTGCCGTTCTTATAATATGCTACTGGATAATTGTGTAATACAGTATTAGTGAAAAAGTCATTAAACTTCTCTTTGAATTCGATTTCACTCATGGTAGGAATCACATACGCCTTCTTACCATTAGCACTTCGGTACCCATAGAATCGATTATTCACTACAAATGGTGCCCAATATCTACCAATAGCCAAATGTAGGTTTTTAAGATCCGATAACAACGGATTATCATAAAAACCAGATGTAATGATAGATAAATCTACGCAATCAGTCAATTGGCATCCAAAGGTTGCAATTGGGGACTCGGGTTGCATAGAATTGAATAGACTAATATAGATACTCATTGTATCAAAGTCGTAGTCCTTTATTCTAAAACGAATAAATCCTTCTGGCATAGGAAGTAGATATTCTTCTCGTTCAGCGATCTCAATGAAACCGAATTCGGAAAAATACAATCTAAGTTCATCCCAATTTGTTGGTGGAACAAATGCTGCCATAGATGATTTAGCGGAATACATAAATGGAAGTTTCTCCATAGCCGCATCGAAATCATCTCGGAATGAATCCCTAAGACCAGTGTGGTCTAAGATATATGATAGAGCTTCCGATTCATGAATTCGACTATACTCCTCATCATTCATTGATTCCAATACATAGTTTTTAATAATGTATTTTTCACCACTTGGTGTGATAAGAGAATCAACAATCCGTTCAATGTTACGATTAATTACTTTTAAGTTCATTGTGTTAGTATGACCAGAAATAGTCATCGTCTTATGTTCCACATCAAACTTCTTAATATTCATTTGGGATTTTAATTTAATCCCTAACACTTTTGCTGTTGTTTTAGGATCTTCAATAAGATTAGTCATCAAAGAATCCAATAGTTTTCTGTACGAGCTTGTTGGTTTTTGACCAAATACTTTAGACTCTACAGTCACGTTAAATAATGTACGATTTGCCATAATATTCTCCTCCTTAATTATTTTTTCTTAGTATTATCTTCACCAAAGAAAGGTTCATCTACAATAGCGGGCATAGAATGTAAAAATTCTATAATCTTATCTTCTGCCCATTGTATATGGGTAACTAATTGTTCGGATGTTATATCCTCTATTTCATTGGTGCGTTTAAAGCGGTCAGTAATGACTACGTCCAGTCGTTCCCATCCATCAATACCAACTCGTAATTGGTATACAAACGTTTGATCGATAAATAGTTTAAACTTTGTCAATAACTGACCATTCTGAGTTACTACATCAAAAGGTAATCCGATATAGTGATGGTTATTATAATCAATCGTTGCCATTGGATTATCGATTACAATATTATCTTGCTTAATTAATTTTGTGATGGTCGTAGTAATGGTGCGTGTAAACGAATGCTTATAATCTAATACGTCTAATAATCGTATACATTTTTCAATATCCTTTTCCGAACGTATCACCATAGACTCAGCAATCCACTCACTCGTAAGCATAGCATTAATTTGAATAAATTCATTAAGCTCTGTCGAATATGTTAAAACCACGCTAATCTTGCTATTGACTGGTGAATTATCTTTAAATAGCAATATCTGTTTTGGATAGTTTTCTTGTGGAAATTCCATATAATGCCTATGGTCAAAATCACAAGCCATAATCAATTGGGCCATATCGTTAATAGTATTCATAATTTTCTCCTTTTAATCATATAAACTATCATCACGATAGTCATGCAACTCAATAACTTGTTTTGGTCGGTATTGAGGAATAAAAGATGGTAATCGTTGCATCGTGGATACAATACGTTCTACCGATATAGGATCTCTTACATCCAATGATAGAATTGTATTTGTACCCAATGGTAATTCAACTGATAGCATCAATGATACTAAATCATAATTCACTTCGGTATACACTGCTTGTATACTTACATGAATATCATTTTCATGATATGACATGAATTCTACATGTTCATCACCTACTACATATCCCTTACTCGTTTGCCAATTAAGGGCTTTTAAGCTATCATATACTGTAAATAGCGTATTCATAATTCTAATCCTTTCTAACAGTAAACAGAATCCCATTAGGTATAGTACCTAATGGGATATATTGTATTATCACAGATTGACTTAGCAATCAACTTAATAATCGATTTAGATGATTCATTGGTATCTGTCCAGTTTAATGTAGTCATATACCCTGTTTCTTTATTGTGAATCTCCAGTTGAATCAACTCAATATAATCAATATACCGAGTTGCTTTGACGATAATCCAACCACTCGAACAATGAAATTCAACACGTTCATGAGCTTTCTCATCATCATAGTTAGACGATCTAACTGACCATCGAAGAGGTGTATCAAATATATCTTTATATACATCTAATAGGGTATATGGTAAATACTTAGCCATATTAGTTACCGTCTTCATTTAGAATACGATCTAAATTCATTGGTGCAAATCTAAGGTCCTTTAAGTTATCGAGGGAATGCCAATTAGTACTATCAATTATTAAGTCGGGATAATCTGGTATTGCACCAAACTTATAGAAAAACTCCTTATATTTTTCATCAGAACCCGATAATGCGAAATCAATCGTGCGACTGATATGGTTACGACATTGGATAGATGGTTCTAATGCTATCCCTATTATAGTCTCACCATATAAGAATTTTACTTGCTTAAAATATAAACGCATAGAATTAGCATCGGTTAGCACTACCTCAAGATGAAATTCATCTTCACTATTAGCCCCTCTAGTGTATACAGATAAGGTTGGGTGTTCTATATCTTTTAGATTCACACTAACCTTAGTTACATTTGGGATTAGACATCTATAAATAGCACTTGTGCAGGCTGCAATATATCGTTCTTTTTGTTGTTCCGTTAGTTTCATTTTTTAATTCCTCCTATGAAATATAAATATACGTAATGATAATTAAAATAAATGTAATTACTTGAGCGATTTCTAATACTTCAGGTCCTTTGCGTCCCGTTGTCATAAAGATTAATAATCGCAGTAATGTAAAGATAACTAAGGCGATAACTAATGAGTACATCGTCCGTATGTCAATTACATGCATAGTATTTTCCTCCTATACTTAAAATATACATATAAAGATAATATATACTTATAGATAGTGACGTTTTTTTTTGACATACTTATAACTATTAAACACGTTTAGTTTTATAGAAAGGAGCCTACGAATGGCTATACAAAAAAAAATACAACTTTACGTAAGTGACGCTACAGGTAATCAAAAAACTGCGAAATATTATCGCATTCCATTACCCGCTGATAACTTACCTTTTGATAAAGAAACTAATATCTACAAAAATATGATGCATTTCTATTGTACTATCAGTGGTGATAGTGCAACATTTGGTGCTATCGGTTTTGCAGATCCTATTATTGGTCTATATGAAACAGCAGCTACGCATAACGGTCACTTTGATAGCGAATCAACACTCGTTAATTTCAGAAATATCACACCGACTATTCCTGAAAAATTATTAAACGATGGTGAACTATCCTTTGACGTACATGGTTCTGTCGAAACTATTCGTTATAACTCCGTGAATGGGTATGTACACCAAGGTTACTCCATCTTCAATAATCCAGGTAATGAACAGGTCAAATATCTTGAAAAAATCGTTAAGAAGTCTGGTATATTCCAATCCAGTAACGTGATCCGTTCCAATAGTGAAAATGACTTATCCCCATTTGTTCCATCTGACTGGCAAGAGTTCGATACTATGGAAGATTTGTTAGTAGATGTTCGTAAACGTATCAATGATATCAAAACAATGGATCGTGGTGAACTATACAGTTATGAAGATTGTGTTGCTGAACATGATAGTCATTTTAATCCTAACTTGGGCGAGCTACCAAACGCATTGGGTACAATAAATGATTTTAAAGTCCTTGACTTTGGTAATGCAACTCTATCGGGTACCCAACCATTACAAACTGGATGCGATGGTCATCAACGTATATTATCACTAATCAACACCTATGCGTTACAAGGACGTAGTGTAGTTGTCGATACAAGTACCTTAACCGACGAAATCGCAATCGTCAATAATAGTACATTTAACGCCATCATAAACCAAGTCCATCGAATTCAACCTAATACTGGTGAAGTTATACTAAATGATAACTTTGGTGAGTATGGTACTGCTATTGTATTTAAAAACAAAGCCGATAGTACCCATATTAAATTAACAGTAATTAGCCCAATGGAAAACTTGGCTACGTTAGCTGCTAATGAAGCAACTCCTGTTGATAAACTTGTAGACGCATTCCAAAATGTACCAGATTCTACACTAGTAGAAACAGGTATTGCTATGCCGCCTAGAACAGTAACAACTGATATTCCTATTAATGATTTCTATAAAGTCAACAATAATGAAAATATCAGATATCTTGATGTAAATAACGCGGGGGTTACTATCAAATCAACTCCGGGTACAAAATATAAATTATTTACAAAATCAAGTAACGGTTTAGTTACTAATATTCCTGTAGATAACACATCTGGTGAAGTGACATTTAATCTCAACAACTATAATCATGGTCCAATTGGTAGTGCCTTACCTGATCTATACCTCATTAAATATGAACCAACTGATATTAAAGTATCTTGGTAATATAAATCACTTAATAAATAGAGAATACCTTTCGGTATTCTCTATTTATTAATAGTTTAATTAGTTTTTAGTAACAGTTACGTTCACATGACCGATCAAATCATGAGATAGCATAATAATAGCTTCATCTTTTTTACCATATTCACTAGGAGTGCCACCATTATAATTAATAGTTGCAGTATTACCTACAAATGTAACCTCTTCTACATGCTCAGCCCAGTCATGACCAGAACTCATATGATAATATAAAATATATACTTTACTATTCGGTGTAACAGTATCACTCGTAATGGTGATAGTACCTGTACCATCATAGCGTTTAACGTAGTATGCGTCTGGTATACGGTGGTATTCATCTATTATAGTACCTGCTTCCATATCAATTTGAGGATAGATACCTTCAAAACTATAGCCACCATATAGATTTGCTTCGTCAATTGTATATAAACTATACAATGGTCCACGGTTTTCAGGTATTGCTTCACCCCATGTTTGAATATCACTTAGTACAGCTTCAATGGTATCGAATTCAATCCAGTTGGATGGAACAAATTCACTTAAATCATTTTCGGAATCAGATTCAATACATTCAGAGAATAGATTATTCTTTTTCTTATTTTTATACCAGTAATGATACTTTTCACTGCCCTCACTATACTGGCCTTCTAAAGCACCAAGGAAGTTACTTTTATCATACCCTAATCCATATTCATAACTTGTATCGATTTTGATAAGACCTTCCCCATCATTCATAAGTTTATCAGGAATAGATGGTGTTAAATTAGCAGTGATTGCATCAACATGATCTTCACCGAACATGACTGCATCAGCTACATCTTTTATTACCATACCAATATAGAATTTATCACCAGATACTTTGGCATAGAAACGAACTAGATCTTTATAGATATTATCTGTTCGATTAGCCGGTTTAGATTCACCAGGTAATGGAATTCTATAGTACTTAGAGGTCCTAGTAGACCCTGTTGCATCACTCACGTAGAGTTGTATTTTTTTTTGTATAGCCATTGTAATAGTTTCCTTTCTAAAAAAAATAAAGGTTATAGCTTATGATAATGTCAAAAAAAAAGAAGCGGTTTAACCGCTTCTTTAATTTTAATCAAATCATTTTCAACTGGATTTGAATTTTCATAACTATTTCCAATCCAGATGACTTCTCGATTTGGGTCTTTTAGGGAATCCTCAATCCACTCTTTTGTTGTGTAAAGCACATTATAAGCTTCGCCTTTACCGAATACCTCATTGTGCGCTTTTTTGATTGCAGCCCAATTTAACTTCGGTTTAACAAACACTTCGTGCCAACCATTCCAGTTATTTACTGGACATGGTAATGTACCCCTCGTTTGAGCATCGAGAATTCTTAACCATCCCTTCTTCGTTTCAGCAAATTCAATAATCGTTGTAACATCAGTTAACCCATTTCGGATGTCGCCACTACATGGGCGATTTTCAAACCTATTAACATAATAATCAATATACAATGTATATTGATTATCATCAACACGACGAATATATGCACTGTGATTAGCTGTCAATTTAGATACGAATTTGATGATTTTAATTAAATTTTCTTGTTTCATTTTTTTTAATCTCCTTTATTTAAATTAAGATAAATATGAATAGAGTAGTTTATCCTTTTATTTCTATCTCTATTCATGATTATAATATATACTTATACACCTATACTTTACGATTATTTTTGGTTTTACTAGTACTATGTATTAATAGTATAGACTAGGAGGTAATATGAAATTATCACAATGTACATCAATGAATCAAATCATAGAGTATTATATTTCCAATCAAATTACAGACACAGGAAGAAGTTCAACCAATAAACAACCGGTATTCTATGTAAAAGATATTGACAAAATACATACAGCAAACTGTATAGATACTGCTATTGCTAGTATGTGTACACTATTAGATAAAGGTATTGAATCGGGTATCATTGTATTTACAATGATTATATCAGCGACTAAATCACAAACTCACTATATCCCATATAGTAAAGAGAATGGATCCTATATTCTATTCAACTATATCAACCCAACACTCTATCATACAATCGCCACTAAACGTCTTAATGACGGTGTTGATGAACAATTGACTTGGTTAGTTGAGAACTATGAACATGATTTCAATTGTCAGGTAACACAAACAAAAGTGTATATTCCATCAAAGGATATCTGTAACCGTCTATACCAATTCTATAAAGAAAATAAACGAATTTCACAAATTGATATCATGACTATGTGTCAACGATAAAAAAAAAGAGGAACCAGACGGTTCCTCTTTTTTACATATTTTAATACTGTATATACAATAAATGATTTACGAATCATCACCTAACCTAATTGTGCATGTAATCGGTTGCGATGGAGTCGCATCTATCGTTTCAATAGAATCAGTTTCAGTTGGAGTTTGTGTATTAGTTTGCATTGATACTAATAACTCCTCAATCCTATCCATCTTAGACTCCATTTGAGTTAATCTTTCATTTACTTTCTTATATCTCTTCTTAAGAATTTTATAAAGGTATTCAAAATCTGCATCGTAGTTAGGACTCGCATTCCTAACGGCTTCTTCTATAACCTCAATATCCTGTTCATACCAATCCATACTAGTACCTCCTAAGGGAATAAAAAAGAGGAACCCGAAGGTTCCTCTTTTACTTACATTATTTAGAATGTACTTCGTTAAGAAGTTTTTCTACTAATGCATTCAATTGGTCAATCTTTTGGTTTTGTTCAGCCACTGTAGTGTTGAGTTCATCAATACGATGTTGCATAGCTACTTTACTGTAACGAGATTCACCATTAACTTTAGTACCAACTTTATAGCTTACACCAGCATTAATAGCGGTGTCTTTACCGTTGATACTTGTACCAATAGTAAACATAATGTTTTCACTTGGTCTATACACAGCACCTAACGCAATAGCAGTAGTTCCACGGAAATGACCAGCACCAACCATAATGTCAGTTTTATGATCTGGATCATAGTCCAATGGATGTAACGCTGCTAAGGCAGACGCAGAGGCAATCCCACGACGAGCTTCTTTTTGGTTAGCTTGAATCAAGTCAGTGAAATTACCATTTGCATTATGGATAGCGTTTTCAAGATTATTGATCTTAGTTGTATTACTATCAATTTGATCTGTTACAGCATGATCTAAATCAAATTTCACTTTACCATCAGCAGATACAGAAGCATTGATATGATCACCATCTACAAAGTTGAAACCTTTTGCCGCGGTTGTTTTTAATACAGTGCCACCATTAGCAGTATATCCAATATTGATTTTTTCAGCCGCTTTATCAGCATTGAATTTGAAAGTAGTTAAGTCAGCAGACCCAGTTGGATTACTCCATCTTTCTACTTTGATTACATCATCGCCCGCATAACGATTGCTAGTTTTAGCAATATCACGTACACGATCTGTATTGAGTGATACATTGTAATTAGTAGAACCGTTTGTGTTAGTGGATGTTGTCACTTCTACTGCACCAGAACCGCTTACTGTACTTGCTGCAGAAGATGCTGCATTTGTTGCATATTGCTTTAATTGTTTAAAATTAACAGCATCACCATTATCAACTGCATCAGCTACATGTTGAATACGATTATTCGCTACATCAACTTTAGTTGTAGTGAAAGTAACTGTATTAGTACCATCGGTAGCAGTTAATCCTTCTTTTGTGAGATTGGATTCATTACCACTTTCGTCAGTAACTTGAACCCCATCACCTTTTGTATAGGTATGCTTATCACCATCTTTTGTTTCAATTGTACCCATATTAATCAAATCGCGATTAATATCGATAGTATATTCAGTACCACCCGATGCATTTGTGTCGGCATTCACATTCACATTAGTGCCCGCAACAATGGTTGTTTCTTTACCTGCTACTGAAGCAACTTTTTTCAATTGTGCGACATTGACAGCGTCTGTATCATTAAGACCTGCGGATACACCAGTAATTTGACGTGTGATATTATTATCTGTATCACCAACAGATACTGCGGATGCAGTAGAACGCCAAGTACTGTTTGTTTCTGTAGATGCTGCATTTGTAGAAATATCATAACCACTTACACCCGCTGCCGTATTAGCAACAGATTGACCACCTAATGCTACACCACCATCAATAAGTACATTTGCATCTTTACCGATAGATACAGAATTACTTGCAGTTGTCACTACACCACTACTTGTAGAACCAATAGCAATCACATCACTGGCATTAGTAACCGTATGATTATTACCAACGATAAAGTTATTAGATGCTTTATTCGCATTTGTACCAGTTACGACATTATCGATACCAATAATGCTAGTAGCTTGTGTATAATCTGCTTTGTTGCCACCACCAATAACAGCAGTAGAACCACCACTATGATTACGTTTCAATACAGTGCGTAATTTTTCTGCTAACTTATTAGGTGTACTAGCACCACTTGTTGGAGCACCAGTTAAATATGTTACACTATTAGTGACTTCATTGCCAGCACCCATAATGATGGTACCATTTGTATTAGCCGTTCTATTCGCAATACCTGTAATTGTATTAGCAATACCTGCGTGGTCTAATGTAGCCGATTTAGATTCAACAGTATTTAATGTACCAATAATAGTTGAACCGAAGTTCTTAGCAGCATCCGTTTTAGTTAATGTATTACCACCAATATAAGAACCAGTGATAATATTATAAGCACCTACATTAGTACCAAATGCCGCATTAGTATTGGAATTGTTACCGATTGTGGTAGCATTCACATTTACGTTAGCATTACGCATTGCTGTTTCTGTAGTACCTAGGTCTGCATTGTCACCCATAGTTCCTGTATAGTTATGAGTACCGATCATAATAGATCCAGAACGAGCATACGCATTTTGACCAATTGCGATACCTGTAGATACCTTAGATGGATCCGCTGGGATAAATGGGGCACGTAAACCCATAAACCCACTACCTTGGAAAGTGGTTTGACCAAAGTTAAATTGCATTTCTTGATTACCTGCCATGTTTTCAGAAAATGCATTTTCACCAATCGCAATACCACCACCTTGGTTGACGTAGTTACCAGTACGTGCTTTATGACCAATAACAATATCACCACCAGCTCGATTGGCTACACCATTAGCATAATCAATCTTAGCAGAGTTACCTACGGCTACATTTGTTGCTTCAGGAGCATAGGAATTTGTACCATAATTGACACCATTACCTGTTCCTACTGCAACGTCAGGTGCTGCCATAACAACACCACTTGTTAAAGAAGTAATTACCAAAGCTGTTAACATTGTAGTTCTTGTTTTCATATCATTCGTCTCCTTTAATTAAAATAATGAATATGAAACTATTTTTCATATGTAAATAATATATAAATATAACTAAAATTGAATAAAAAAAGAGAACCCGAAGGTTCTCTTTTTAGTATCTTATTTCAAGATTGTACCATATGCATCGCGTTGCACATCTTTTGTACTAGTTTGTACATGTACACGTTCAATACCTTTACCCATTTGGTCTACTTTGAAACGAGCCATTTCAGGGCTGAATTCTTCAACTAAACGAGCATCAATTTCTTGACCAGCTTCTTGAGCACGTTGTAAAGCACGATATACGATTTGTGCAAATTCATAACGAGTTAATAGACGGTCGCCTTTGAAGTTGCCATCTTCATAACCGATGACAAGACCACGTTGACGAAGACCTTCAACTGCTTCATATGCCCAATGATTGCTTGGTACATCTGGGAATAATTTATCTTGATCCACTGTCATATTAGCACCAGTTACTGCATTTACAATCGCTTTCAATTTTTCATTGTCAGCTTGCAATTTTGCTACAGTTGCTTTCAAGTCTTGTAGATCTTTAGCAACAGCTACACGGCTACGGGATACATTGGATTTAGCACCCACTTTATAGCTAATACCCGCATTCAATACAGAATCGCTACCATTGATAGCACCGCCTAATGTGAACATAACGTCTTCGTTAGGACGGTATGCTAACCCCAATGCTGTTGCAGTTTGACCTTTGAAATGACCTACGCCAGCCATAATATCGAGTTTATGGTCTGGGTCAAAATCAAGTGGGTGTAAAGCAGCTACAGCAGCAGCACCAGCGATACCACGACGAGCTTCTTTTTGGTTATTAGAAACTGTACGTGTTAAGCTATCATAATGATTATTAACGTTATTGATAGTTTGATTCAAATTGTTAATAGCAGAGCTATTGTTGTTAATTTGATTACTAGTAGCTTGGTCAATACCTACTGTGTAATTTGGTGTGCCATCAGTATTGGTACCAGTAGTTACAGATACGCGATTACCTGCTGTTACAGTTGTATGTGTATCTTTATCATTTGCCGCCACATAATCTTTTAATTGTTTTACGTTAACAGCATCGGTATCAGCTACACCAGTATCAACACCATTGATAACTTGATTACCTGCATCAATACCATCAGTACCAAATACTACAGATTTACCATTGGAATTAGCACGCATACCATCCATAGTGTATTCTGTTGCATCCAAATTATCACGGTTTTCTAAATGAACACCGTTCGCACCGAAATGCGCATCGATGTCACCATCAAATGTTGTCATACCAGTTTTAGTTACATGGTTATGTACAGCATCTGTTGTTTCACCAAAGTTTACGGAATTCATTTTGTTTAAATCCGCATTGACGTTAACTTTGTACTCTTTACGTCCAAAGTTGTTGTCTGTGGATGTCACAGTAGTATTTACTCCATTTTCCATAGTATTATGCTTTTGGGCTTCCAAAGCAGTATCGTATAACTGGGAGCCGTTGATAGCATCTGTGGAAGTTGCATTTACACGACCAGCTGCCACGTTTTGCAACTGACGTTTAAAATCACTTACACCACCATAGCCAGCAGTACCATTAGCACCAAATGATACTACTGAATCAACATGAGATCCAGCAAAATCTACATTCTTAAATCTGATATCACTATTGCCGTCTTGAATGTTTGCTACATCAGTACCCAATTCAGTTGTACTATTAGTACCAATAGCTACAGAATTTTGCACATTAGCGATTGCGTTATTACCAATAGTTGTTGCATCAATAGCAGTTGATTCGCTGTGAGTACCTACAACAATGGAACCTTGCCCACTTGTCTTGCTGTTGGAACCGTAAATAAGTTGTTCTGGGTCGGAACCAACTACTTGGTTACTATACCCTGTTACAACAGATTGGATGGCATTGATTTCACCATTGTGTGCACCAATAGCGATTGTGTCATCGGACTTAACTGTGTTATCAAGACCGAGAGCAATACTTGTTGCTCCTAAGGCTTTCGTATCATTACCTAATGCAATAGCGTCAGCTGCTTTTGCTGTAGCATTAGTACCCATTGCAAATGTGTATGCTTGAGCATATGCACTAGCACCATACGCGAAAGCATTGCGACCATCAGCAGTGGCATTTTCCCCCCCAACGAATGCGTTCTCACCATTCGCTGTATTGGAGTTACCGAACACAAGACCGTTTTGTGCTTGGTTCACAGTATTATTGTAACCAGACACATTCACGGAAGTGCCGTTAACATGGTTTTGGTACCCTGTTACGTTACTATAGTTACCAATTACACTGTTTTGATAGCCGCCAACTCTGGACCCTTCAGAGTTAACGTAGTTGCCTTCGCCAACAGCAATTGTATTGCGGGAATTGACGCTGTTATTGAGCCCCACACTCATTGTATAAGAAGCATTGTTGGTATTCCCTTGACCGACATTAATATCGTTGTCAGTCACTGTTGTTGCTGTAGCAATAGGAGCCATTAAAGAAGTTGCAATTAAAGTAGTTAAAAGAGTTTTGTTCGTTTTCATTGTTATTATCTCCTTTTGAAAACTGATCCCTATATTTTTTTTAGGATCATAGAAAAATAATGTATAGAATCCCTTTCTATACGTAAAAATAATATATATTTATTTTTTTTTACTTTTTCACCTATTCTATACATCATAATGTAAAAAAATAAAAGAAGTGGATTACTCCACTTCTTTTATTACGATTGCTTGTAGTTGCTGAATAATAGTATCTGGTACTTCACCTTTATATGACCGCTCAATAATAACATCATTACCATGAATCTCCAAGTCCATTGATAGACTCATTCCCAATAGATGTTTCAACCAACATGTCGCTTTCACGCGTTCAGTTTTAAAGAAATATGATTCAATAATACCATACTCAGTACCAGTTTTTCTATTACGTTGCCAAGGTAACTCACGTATTTGTTCAAATGCTTCTTTTAATGTCATCATTTCCTCCTTATACGTTTATACCTCTCCCATGGTATTATATGATACGATAATCACTTAGAATCGCAGATAAGATAGGAATGCTCATATAGGTTGCATTCACATGTACCGTATTTACTATATTGCGATTCATGTCGTTGCCAAGTATAGTTATACTTACATTATCTAATTCTGTACAACTATCATTCATATCAGCCCATTCGATATGAAGAATCAAATCTTCTGTAGCCACATCAATTGACAAATCACGTTGCCCCATACGTTCTCCATATCGTTCGGTTAATTCATTAACAAGACCTTTGAATTCCATCATACTCCTCCTTGTTAAATACTAGATTCTTATACGTTGACCATTCCATAATATCTTGAGTCTTTTCTAATGTTGACCCAACCTTAGTGACTAAATTATCAACGGTTTCTCCTTCTTTACCAATCAAATTATAATAACGCCTAAAGATAGTGTTCATCAAGTTAGAATCTCTATTCTCTATATACGCAAATAGAGTTCTCATAATACCTATTATAATCACTCCGTTTGTTGGTAATAGATGATATGCTTTTCCTATGTATGTTTTAGGAATCTTACATTCGATTGTTGTATACTCAATAGCTTCATTGGGTTTTGTATTCTCTAAGGTAACGATACCTATATTAGAAGGCAACATATTCACCACATGAAATTTGACTCCCACTGAAGTCATTTTAACATATTGAGAAACTAGATTATAGATAATCGTTTCTCTAAATACATCCCAACCAATATTCACATCAAAAATCTTTTCTAAGAATGATGGAAGTGTTATAAAATATGACCAATACTCATCATCATTACGAGCATCTACATTCAATGAGAGTTTACCTTTCTCATATAGTTCATACATCATCGATGGTACTGGTGGAGTATCTGGTTCTATTGGCGTATATTGAAACATATAGGATGCCATTTGATATGGTTTAATATGTTCATGACATAGGTCACATATAAATTCACCCTGATTCAATAGGTCGGTTTGTATAAACTTATAACCGATAGGACCTGTATGTTTACATGGTTCTTTCATACATTAACCCTTCTTCTTTAGGTCTAATAAAATAGGTTCTTTTTGTGTTTTACTATGTGTAGTAAAATCACAAGAAGTTTCTTTACAGTTCTTACAGATACCCAAATTTTCTAGTGTGATGTACTGTGGGTATAACTCATGAAGAATGTCATATATTTCGATTGCTAATTCTCTATGTTCTATAGAAGCACGTTTACAAACACGTTTTGTTAAATATTCAATCCAAGTCCGTAAGTTACCAGAGATAGTCAATCGAACTTTACTACCTAATGGTAACATATAAGCCGCTTGTTCATAGGGAATACCCATCTTAATCGCTTCATTGTAGTTAGCAATAGATGTTTCAATCGAGTTATCAATAAACTCCCTAAAGAATGGGTTAGCTTCTTTATTAATATACCCATTAGCACCCATATCCATACCACGACTTGATTGTACCGTAAAACTAAAATGTCTATGGCGAGTAATTTGAGCTAATACTTTTTGACTGCAAGTCATATCCAATGTAACAATCGAATGTTCCATAACACTTAGATGACCTGCTTCAATAATATGAAGTAATGCTGTATCTCCAATCGTACGATTGTAACATTTACCAGTAGCAATCTTAACCGCTTCAATATTGGTTGATTGAATTACTTCTACATTGTAATCTGACATACTATATCTCCTTAGATATAAAAAAGAAAAGATGTGAGTATATACGATTAGGTATATACTCACATTGATTAAATATCGTAGTTTGTCGTAGGTTCCCCTAAGATAACATATAACATACCTTCATCTTCATCTGTCATATAGGTAATATGGAAGTTATTAGCTTGACGCTTTAACATTTCCATGCGAGCTTCATAGTATTCTACGGGGTTATTTCCGATTTCAATACTTAAAATCCCTTGTTTAGCATCTTCTTCCGCTAATTCCTTCATAATTTCATATTCTTGATCTTGTGGTTCTGGTGCATCATCGAAATACAATTTATGTACTTTAGCGAATGGTGTGCAAGAACCAGATAACCCAGGAGATGAGCTAGAGTATACGTTAATATCCAAATTACCTAGATAACTTGGATGCACCCCTCTAAATTTAACGTTGATATTACGGTCTGATTTAGACCCTAAACTATTAGGACCTTTCACCGTATATCGTAATGCTGAGAAGATATCGAGATCATTCACCCGATCATCGTACTTTAACAATTGGGATGTTTGTAATAATTGTAATACAATATTCCCTGGGAACTTAAAGATGTTCTCAACTTGCTTAAACGTTGCTTTACCCTGAGATGATAATAGACGGTTCACACTCTCACCAAGACGCATAGATAACATAGATGCAATATATTCATTTAAGCGAAGACGCTTAGTGGATAAATCCATATTATTCTTTTGCTTTAACTCAGCGAAGTTTTGAATCATCCATCGAACGATGGAATAGATGGATTGTTTATTGATTTCAGATACCTTTAAGATATCCTTCGTTGTTAAATCTAATAACCGTTCGAAGAAGGTAATCGTACTATTACCAGAATCACGCATCTTATGAGCAGTCTTAGTAAATAATCCACCGATATGCTCAGTCCAATAATCAATATCTTCTAGGTCTTCTATAGTAGTACGAGTACTCATACATTCTTTCAACATAGCAGTTACGGCTTTCACGTATTGGTACCCATCAAAGAAATGACGACGTACTTTCAAGTAAATGTGTTTGTTTACCTTAAAGTAATAGTGTTCTTCATCTTCTGGATACGGTTCTGATACAGCATCAATAATACGTTCTACTGCAAAGTAGGATAGGGTAGCACTGAAACCAATCTTAGCAAAATAGAATAAGAAGACTGGAATCTCCCGTTTAAATAATGCTAAGAAGTAACTCACTACATCAAAGGTTTCACCCGTGCAATCCGTTAATGTATTATGACGGGTATTCACAACAATTGGCATCAATGATTTTAACGTAATGCCATTCTTACTGACATAGGTACTGTTATCAACCAATTGGTATAATAAGAAATACTTCTTATCTTTCAAGGTCATATAGTTATTATGATCTTTCTTAGGTAATAAGATAGAACGAGTGATAATCTTAGATTTAAACTCGTTATTATCAATACCTTCTATATGGAATCGCATTGTCAATTCAAACACTCTATCAGATTTGATATAGTGGTACTTGATATGCTCCTCTTTTTTCTTCTTTTTCTTTCGACTTGTGATGTATTTATTGATGTCTATTTTCGATTCATCATATTCAACACTGTAATCGATAAATTGAATGGATCGAATGACTTCCAATGATTTGAATACATTCACAACGAAATCAATCAAGTCGTCTTCATATTCGCGTTTGATCAGTTTCATATTCAACTGATCTTCGTTAATGTTCTTAAAGTGTTTAATAAACTTCTTCATGCTGATGACTCCAAAAACAAAAAGTTTATGTTAGATAGGGATTACCCAGATAGAGATATCACTCTCTATCTGGGTATTTGATACTAGTCTTCAGTAGAAGTATCGTTTTTAGCACCCAATTTAAACACTTCACCAAGTGTTACGAATGGCACTAGATTTCCTTCTTTTTCGCCTTCTTCAGAATCACGAATTGTTGTCCCCAATGTCATGATGGAGTCTAACACCACTTCCACTGGTTTGTTGCCATTAGCTTCAGTTTCAGCTGCTAAATGCTTAGCAAATTCTTCTAACCATACGAGTACAACTGTGGATGCAACTTCAGGTTGTACAATATTCAAATTGTATTCTTTACTACGTAAATGTGCGACTGTGGCAGTATCAACTGCTTTCACAAAATCGCGGCTTTCTTTTTGTACTTGTCTTGGACGGAATCCCATTTCCATTTCCTCCTTATTAAAAATGACATGTCATATGCGTATAGCATATAATGATGTTAACTTCATTATAGTTATTTACTATCAAAGCCAAATCGTTCATATGCTTCAAATACGCCAATTACTGGGATATTACGTTCATGTGCTTTTTTGATTTTACCGCTGTTTCCAGTCGGATTATCAGCAATCACAAGACCTACATCTCCAGTGACTGAGTTGACTACCTCAATGCCTATTGAGTTAAGATATTCCTCAAAAAGTTTGTTCCTGAAACCTGTGAAAACCACTTTAAGTGATACATCTTTGGATTTAGTAATCTTGACTGTTTGGAGTAAGAACTCAATCAAGTCTCGATTCTCTTCAATACCATCAATGATCTTCTTAGCTGTTGTTTCTTTGATACCAGGAACTTTGCATAATATACTTTCTTCACCAGGAGAAATATCTAGCAACTCATGTATATTATATATACTCAAAACTTTATTGAATATTTTTCGACCAATACTTGGAATACCAATGGAACCAATCACTCGATCAATGGTACCTGATGCATTATTGATGGATTCCGCCATATTCACAAAGCTCGTTTCACCAAACCCTTCAAGGTTAATCACCTCATCTCGTTTTGTGTGGAGCATATATAAATCTTGAATATTCTTTACAATACCCGCATGGTATAATGCCTCTATCGTAGCTTCACCGATATTTTCCATATTCATCTTTTCACAATAGTTATAGATTTTCCCTATCATACGAGATGAACAGGATGTATTTCCACACATATACTCTGGGTTAAATACGAGTTCTTCCCCACAATATGGACAATGTGTGATGGCTTCAATTCTTGGATTACCAGAACGATGTTGTTCACAATATTCATCGACTAAGAGATAGGGAATGATTTCATATTTCACATTAACCATATCTCCTTTAGCTAATTTCAATTCATTGAATCGGTCATAGGAACCTAAGCTAACAGACTTAATCGTCTTATTATTGAACTCGAATGGTTCTACTTTAGCTGTGAATGACACTTTACCCATCAATCCAATATCCTGCTTTACATCTAATACGGTTGTATAGTTAGATGGTTTAGGGAACTTATAGGCAACTTCGAAGTTATTTGTCCCTTTATTCTCATTACGACCAAGATAATCCATGACATCTTGATCCGTAAATCGTATAACCAACCCATCACATTGATATGGGAGTTGATCAATGAATCGTTTAGCTCGTTCAACAAACACCGGAAGATTTTTATCTGTAAATTCATAATAATCAGAATAGAAATCTTCAAACTCATATGGTGGACAAGCGAACATACCTTCCCCACTTTTAGAATGGTATGCAATCAATTGATCACCTGACTGTAACATCAATGCACAAATTGACATATATTGGGCATGGACATCAGTAAAACTGGTAGAATTGGTTAAACTTGTAATCGCAGACCGCTCATTCACTAATTTACCATCACCAAACTTCTCATTATACTCTTGGAACTTATCTTTCTGCATAATACATTCGATTTTAAGTCCCACTTCATGACCACGAAGTTCACCAGGTACCAAATCAATCAGATTTACATCTTTAAATAGTGGTGTTCTATCACTACCAACACCTAAGTCTTTATCACCTCGTGTCACGGCTTTAATTACGTGACCTCGTTTATCAAGTGATAATTGAATCGATACCCCATCGTACTTAGGATAAAATGAAACAACCACAGCTTTCTTGGGATCTCGTTTCATTTCCTTTATCTTTTCCATACGATCTTCATACCATTCCATAATGGAACGATGGGTTGCTATGGCATTGGGATCATTCAACCGTTCTTCTTTGGTAATATAATGAACCTTTTCCATAGATCCTTTTAACATAGGATAATCATGTTCTAATTTAACACGTTCCATTGTATGTTCTTCATGACGATCTTTATGGATCATACGACCTGTTAATTCGATATAGATTTCATGGAGTTGGTCATATTCAGCATCACTCAATGGAGTGACTTCACCTGTTCGATAGATATCATCCATCATCAATAAGAAGTTTCCTAATGCTGTTACATTAATGACATCCTTATGCTTATAGTTATGAATGAACTCATTATAGAGTTGCACTGCATGTGACTTGATTGTCTCACGAACTTCTCTTGTCCAATCACTTGGATCCATTGTGTATAATTCTTCAAACATCATTATTCTCCTTTTATAATATAAGAAAAAGACCCCTTACGGGGTCTTTATTACGTAGCTACAGTTTTAAGTCTGTGGCTCTAAAGCCTAGGACTACACCTGCTGCTACTAAACATCCTACACCCACTTTAATGAGTTTGGATTTGATTGAGTCATCGACTTCTTCGTTGACTAAATCTTCTTCGGAATAGGAGACAATTGTACCATCACCTTTTTTGAATTGAATGGTTACTAATCCATCATCGGGTAACTCAACTGCATTAGTTGTACTCGATTTCTTTCCAACAGAGTCTACATCGAGTTCATCAATTGTATACTCACCACTATCGGCTGGTAAATCATCGATACCATTCCATGTCATTTTAGTAATTGGATTGGATGCCTTCAATAGATCCTTCATATACTCCAATGGTGATTGTTCTACAACAATTTCTCCTTTGATAGTCTTAGAAGCAGTTTCTTTTTTATGCTTCTTACCATCTTCAAAAATTACATCAAAATCATTTACTTTGCGTTGCTTTTTGTTTTTCTTCTTTGCCATATCCTTTAGCTTCCTTTCTTAACAAAATAATTTACGCATCGATACGTTACTATAATATATATTTCAAATAAGTATAGAATAATAGAAAATATAACTATATAGTAATTTGATCTTCGCGTGTCAAATTACGTTCACTCTTAAGATGAGAGAATGAATAAATTACTCCTTGGGACTAGTGGTATGATGGGTTTCCATCATACCACTTTTTCATACAAAAAAAGAAGATATACCAAACGGTATATCTTCTTCTTATTACTCTTTAAGTTCTTCAATGTCATCATTGATACGAGCTAAATTCTTTTGTGCTGTTTCTACAGCTTCTTTCTTGAACTTAGCATAGGCTTTTTCTACTTTAGATTCAGGGCCATCGTATTGAGCATTGAATTGTGGACGTAATAGATCATCTAATAAGATTTCTCTCATTTCTGCTTTAGTACGGAAATGAATTTCGTCTTTATAGACATAGGTATTCATCTTCTCATCGTCTATATCCAATGTTAATCCGTTAAAACCAAAGTCAATGTTAGCACCAATCGCTTTCATCTCGGCATTAAGAATCTCTACATTACGATTCTTATATCCATCTTTAATTTTAAACTTCTTATAATCTAACACATCTTTCGTAAATAACTTACCCACTTGCTTACGAGCAAATGGTGATGTACGATAGAACAAGTGGAACTTAGAGAGAATGAATGGTCTAACACCAATACCCAAGTTATTGTTTTCATCACGACCTACCGTAATTGGCGTAGTTGAATATAACTGTTCATTGGTTCGTACCTTATTAGATTTTTCAGGTAAGCCTTTCTGTGAAAGGTAACCAGTGGAACGAGCAGAGAAGTTCTTTTCCGATGTTTGTTTTAACTTAATCATATACTTCTCACCAACAACCACTTTACTCAATAATGGTATCGTTCTACCCCAACGATGTACATATAGTTGATCACGAGTGAAACCAAACTTAGTGTATAAGTCTTCAATCTTCTTAACAGCTGGCATACCTTCCCACATAGGTGGATAGTTAATGAATATACCTTCTTCATAAATCGATTCGAAGAACGCATCTTTTTCTTTACTAGATAAAGACTTATAGTATTTTTCAAGCTCATCCTTTTCACCACGTTCATTGAAATAGAACATGAATTCAGATAAGGCTTTGAATCGTTCACTATTTGACTTCATCTCTTTCATTTGCTCAATCAATTGATTGGCACAATGATTCAAACTTAATTCAACCCATTGGAAAGAATTGAGTCGATTAATACAACTTAATGGGTTACAGATGACATCTAAGCGATTACCATTCTTATCAAATGGCATTTCATCATCGGGTCTGATGACAGATACAACACCTTTATCACCATATCGACCTGTGATTTTAGATCCTTTAAAGAGTCTAACATCACGATCAACACGGAAGTCGATGATGATATTGTTAAACACCGTATCATTATCTTTCCATTTATAATCTGGGTCTAAGATATTCTTAGCCCGACGATAGATAAACCCAATGTCATCGGAATACTTAGAACCACTTTCTAAGATTTCTTCACAGATATCAAAGAGTTCTTGATAATATCGAGTTTGGTTCTCTAAGTAGTAGATGATTTGTTCATTATATTCCGTTTTAGGAATCTCATCCACTTCCTTATTAGAATAGATATCGATATCGGTTACCCATCCTTTCGTAAAGAATGGTTTATCATTCAATGGAGAAATCTTCTTCATATTCGATTTCTTCATATCATATAAGATTTGCGTATTTTGGATACGACGTTTGGTACAGATGATACGTTTAGACACTTCTTCACCAATATCAGGGAAGCCTTTGTATCCTTCTTCATCGTTACCGTATAAATCCAATAAGAAGTCATTATCATTGATAGATACTTTAACAGTATCCACTTTACGGGATACCATAGATCTAGCAAATGACTCACTCACTACATACGCATCTTCAATAACGTCTGGGTCTAAGATATAGGCTGTTTTAGCATTACGTCCATAACAATAGTTATCATCATCATCGTACGATGTGGTTTTATATAATACATCACCTTTCTTAACAGAATCCCCTTCTTGTAATTTATCAAGGTTTTCGTTGTTATAGACATACCCAAAGTTTTCAGTTAAATCTTCGGATTGTTTCTTGAAGATGATATCATAGAAATCATTGTCTTCATCGTACAGGATCGTAGCAAATATATACCCTGGACGGTCTGCAAATTTATCAATTTTCTTAACCACTGTGTAATTGCTTCTAGCTTTTACTAGACCAGAAGAGTTCTTACCAAAGATATTTTCATAGTTGGTAAAGACCCTTGGGAATTGTGGATCATTCAATGTATTAAATTGCTTTAAATGACTCGTAAACATGATAGAACGAGTCGATGAAATGTACTGTGGAAATGTCATTAAGGTTAACCCCAAATGCTTATCAGTACCTTCATATTCTTTCGTTTTCTCAGCCAATAATTTAGATACATCCACTAAATCTTGACTAGATTTGAATTCGCGATTTTCTGCCATAACTATTTACTCCTTATTATATAACAGAATTTTTCATATAGATAAATGTACTTGTGAGTATAATACACTACTAAGACATCGTAAATTTGTTTTCAAATTTTTGTAAGAATATCTTAAATGGTTCATATGATAAATCTGCATATAATGCTACTTGGTCATCTGGGTCTGTTGGATCAAACTCGTCATATATGGAGAATATTTCACATAATTCTCTATCAGTCAACAATACTCGATTGATGCGATGTAATCGATCTCTATTTTCTGCCATATATCGACCAATTTCTTTTTTATTCATATTTATATCAAATCTATCATCACAACCATACATTTCTACTCTAGCAAACAGCTCCACTGTTTCGTCAATCGCTTCAGCAGATTCATCGAATACAATAATTACTTTAACGATCTTAGCGATAACTTCATTAGAATTTGTTTGGAATACTATCAGATTAGTGCCAATTGGTATTTCATGTGTAAATTCATCTATTGTGAGTAATTTGATACATTCACGTAATTCATGTGTCATAGATTCAACTCGTAAACGTTGTTCTAATTGACGTTTTGCCATCACTTCTTTTCTATTCATCATTTGCATGGGACTATTCCCTCCTTTCACATAGGTATGATATATACTTCTATTAGTATTTAAAATAACTCGTTGTTACAAATAAGTATAGCTAATTTAAAGTTAAAGGAGAAACGTATATGAGTACAGATAACTTTGACATTTCTGAAGAGTTCATGCGATTAAAAGAGGATGCTCCTCTTTCTAATGATCGTGTAGAACCTTTAGAAGACGCTTCTGACTCTACTCTATATAGTGATGACACTAAAAAGAAAAAGAAGAAGAAGAAAAAGAAAGATAAATTTGACTCCTTCGATAATGATAAGATCGCTCTGTTATTAGATCCAGGTTCACTCGGTAGTGATACTGATGATATTGGGTTAGATTCTGACGAATTCTTAATCGAGAAGAAAGTCAAAAAAGGCAAAAAGAAAAACCTCTTTGATATGAAGGCAGCTAAGAAGAAGAAAAAGGAGAACTATGAAACTAAGTTCAATCCTGAAATGATTCAATATCGTAAAATCTTAAAAGATAACGATGAAGTAGCCACACTTATCAAAGGAATGGTTGAAGACATTCGTAAGAGTAATACAAGAGGAGCCGGTAAATTATTAACTGACTTATTGATTACTCTCAATAGTACGAATGGTAACCGAGCATCTGTCATTCGTGATATGGTCAATATCAAGAAAGCTGCGGTTGATTTGGAACTCAAAGCCAATCGCAATAAGAAAGAAGAAAAAGAAGCTCGTAACGAAGAAGAAGAAGGTCTTAATGTATTTAACGCCTTCTATGGTGGTGGTGGTCGTAAGGCATTGCTTGACCAAATTGCTTCTAACTATCACAGCATGGATGGGTATTCTAGTGCACAAGAGGTTCCTAAATTTACATATGACCCTAGAACCAACAATGACGATGATGTATTCGATGCGATTAACGATCGTTTAGATAACGAAGATATTGATTTCCGTTCTGAAGACGGCAATGCGTATATTCGCTATGAATATTTATCCCCAGAGTATGTCATTCTAATGCATACAAATAATGGTGAAACGGAATGGGAACTAGAGGCTATTGATAAAGATGGTAATATTATGCCATCTGATTATCCTCGTATTCCAATTGAAAATCTCGGTAAAGTGACATTCAATATGGATAGCATGAGTGCTACCGATGAAACTGGTCGCACATATCGAGTAATCGAAAGCTAACAAAAAAAAGAAGAATAGGTATTCCCTATTCTTCTTTCTTATGCCCTTTGACCTGTTTATAGAGTTTCTTATACTCATCATAACCAGATTCAATGACAAAAATTTGACCTTCGGTAATGTGTGGGTTTAAGAAACGAATGTACTTTAGGATACGCCCTAATCCATTCTTTTCCACATTTAATTCCCGCATAACTAAATTAAAGTTGCGTGTTTCATAGGTTGCCGCAATACGAGCACAACTTGTTTTAAACAGCATTCGTTTAACGAATAACTGAGCTTCTTTAGTTGTACCATACAATGCAGATGCCGTTGCACTAAATATATACTCTAATTTATCCATATCAATATGGAATGGATTGTTAGTATTTTTTTCCATCTAAATTTAACTCCTTAATCATCGAACCACATACTTTCTTTATCAACTCACTATTCGTTGTGAGTTGTTTTTCTCGACATTTAGCATATAGCTTATGTCGAGTCTTTTTTGTTAAGAAGTGATCAGCTAATTTACTGATAGGACTTCTTCCAATTCCTGTTGCCATTAGTTCCTCCTAATCTAACATAATAGAGTATAGAGAATCACCTCTATACTCTATTATAATATATACATCAATTACCGTTGGAATATCACATTCATATTATCTTCATACAATGAACGATATGATGGGTCCGTAATAATTAAGTTGACTGGATAATCATTGAACATTGTACTTTGTGTGATGATGAATGCTTGCTCCGAATGAATCCGAGATAACATACCTTCCAATGCGGCAAAGAACCGTTCTTTATTCCCTTTATACATAGGACCATCTACTTCATCAAGTAGAATAATGTTATAGGTATAGGCGAACTGTTCTAACATAGCAAAGGATATAGCTAGTGTAGCTACGGATGATTCTGCTTGTGATGCATACCGAATATCTCGCACACTCACACCTTTTGTACGATACGGAATACGGAATTCCTTATCATTCACCACAAACTCTTCTAACACAAAATCATTTTCATAAATATCTTTAATGATTTCATTAGCAACGAGTCGTAGTGATTTGAAGTATGAGTTAATATAAATCAATGGAATCCCTTTATTAGTTGATACCGCTTCTTTCAGAAGTTCTACGATATCATATCGAGTTTTAATCTGTTCAATTTCTTGACCTAATTCAATAAATTGAGTTCGTTTCACACGATCATGATAGATAGAATCTTCTAATGAACTAATATCAAACTCTATAGATTCCACTTGTTTATTATAAGCTGCCAACTTCTCATCATATTCAATCTTATCTTTAAGAGATTCTTTCAGTGTGTCCCGTGATTCCTTGGTGTGTGTTAACTCTGTATTGAGTCGTTCCACTTCATTGGTATATTCGACATATTTACTGAAATCGTCAATTAGATCTTTAGTCTGTTCAATCTCTTCTAATCGTTCAGATTCTTTACGATCAAGTTCATCAATTTGTCTATTGAATACACTCAGTTGCATTGTTAGTTTAGATATATTGGATAATATCTCATCTGGTGATTCTAATTGATTACTCAATTGGAATACCTTGGCTTGTTGTTCGTATTCGGCACGTTTTTCTTTATGATTGATATATTCTTCGTAATATTCTAAGAACTCAACCTCAGATTTAACGGCTTCATAATCAACAAATTCAGTGATATCACGTTTCATAATCGAGGCGATAATACCTTGGTAGCCATGATCCATTCGATGCTCTAGCTTAATTGTATTCAATAGCATTTGAATCGATTTCAATTGATTGAATACGGTTAGTGCCTCATTTCGACAATCAATATCAAATTCCAACTTAATGGTATCCTCTTTCGCATGATGAACTAGTTCATCATGATAATGAAGATAATATGGACACTCATTGAACAGTTCACAGCCTTCAGGTGTACGCATTTTGTCAGCAATCTTTCGATGCTGTTTACTATTAGACACCGTTCGATCCAATTGTACCAATAATTCAGATACTTCTCGTCTAAGTTTAGCTTCAATCTTATCGATTGTATTCGGTTGCACCATATTGTCAACGTATATATCTCTAAAGTATTGAAGACCTGTTTCTGGGAGCTCAAAGACATCTTTCATCTGATAAATGATAATATTGATAGTATCCACATAGCTCATAAATACATCTTTTGATATTGATGTATCATGTTGACTTATGTCGAAACTCTTTTCAAAGGCGTCTATTTTTTCAGTCAACTCTTTGATATACCCTTGAATCTCTTCTAATTCACTAGATGCCTTTGATGCTTCTAGTTTTTTATTTTCAGCTTCAAGTAAATCGATCACTCGTTGCTTTTCATTTAATATAATAGCACGTTGTGATACAATACCACTATGACTGAGATTCAGATTCACTAGCTTATCCGTGTATTCAGCTGTAGTTGCACTCGATGTAGATACATGAAGATATTTTGGTTTATCTAAATTCTTGATGGTATCTTTGAGATTCTCGATGTTTTGTAAGGTCACATCATATAAGGTTTGTAATGTTTCCATACTATCTAAATTGATAGAACCCTTATATTCATAAAACTTCTTAGTTAACGTTTCCTTATCATCATATCGAGATTTAATCATCTCTTCTTTACGTGCAATCCCAGTATCTAAAATGCTGATATCACTGATATTCAATTTGTCACGTTTAGATACGGCTATTTTTAACGCATTGGCTAAGAACTTGGCTTGTTCTTTAGCCTGCTTATAATCCTTCATGTAATCTTCTACTTCAGATAGAAGTTTACTAATGAAGAACTTTCTATCGGTAAATGATAGCTTAATGAAGTTTTGCACATTCGGTCCTAATCGAATCAACTTTAAAAAGTTAGGTTCAATTTGGAACTCAGATTCAACGATTTCGTTAAACGTTTTAACGGTGCCAGGTTCATTCAGTTCTTTACCATTCTTTTGAATATAACACTTAACCTGACGGGTTGTTCGTTTTCCCGCTGGGGCTAAGTAGATATGTTCAATATAATACCGATCATCCCCTTTGGAATACCAGACTTCTTTATGTCCGTCCATGTCAGGTATGATAATATCAGCATCTTCTCGGGCTTCTAGTGCCCCTAGATATGGGAATGGATGGAAATTAGATAATAAAGCCGTTTTACCAGTCCCGTTATTACCAATAATCAAACTAACGGTATATTTAGACTTAGTAAAATCAATATCAATTTCATCCAATCCCATTCCTGATTTGATTAGAGCAAAATTCTCTAATCGGATTCGATCCATACGAATAGTCATCACCCTCTTTCTATAATCTATAGTAATAATATATACTTCTTACTTAATATAGATTATCTCTTTAAATTGCTTCTTATACCGTGACTCACGTTCTTTAAACTGAGCTCGAATAGAAGCAAACCCTGTATCCACTAATTCAACATAGTAACACATAATATCATCACCTAATCGTCTAAGACGACCTGATGCTTGGTTACCAGTGATTTTCGAACGGAATGCTTCACAGTTAATCACTAATCGTAAATTAGCGATGGTTTCACTGAACCCTAGTGATGCTGATGTAGATACGATTAATTGGTCTTCATCCAACACTCGTTGTTTCTCATGTTTATCAATACTGGAGTTATACACCCCAATTGATAATCCTGGATAGATTGATGCAAAGAATTCTTTGACAGCCTCACATGATGTGATTTTAGATACGAGTATAAGTGTACGGAAACCCTTCTCAACTGTCATTCTACGAACATATTGATCCAGGATCTCAAAGAATTGTGTGTCTGACGTAACTTGATAGTCGGAATATGCATTCTTATTAAATCCTTGCACATTCTTACAGGCACTGATTTCTTGCACTGAGGGATGACTATTATACCGATTCACAAACATGGTGATATGTTTCTTAGAATCCGTATAACCAAGTTTGACTTGGTCGAATCGTGGTACGGCTTTAAAGCATTTTTGGAAGATTGAGTTTTCATCATATGATGATCGTTCCATATTAGCCGTTAAATAGAAAGTACGTCTTACATTTGAATGAAAATCAATCATCATCATATTATGAAACTCCATGTGAGCTTCATCATAGATCTTTAACCCAACTCTAAGATTGGCAAACAAACACCGAATCCAGTTCCATCCATATTTAGCAGCATTTGATGCGATCGTTCTATGTGTCGTGACGAATACACGATATTTTTTAACAATTGATGGATCATCCATAATCTTTTCAATCATTCGTGTATTTAGTTCACATATTCTACGTCTATCTAAATCAGTATAGGTATCGATAGAATCAATCCAATTCTTAACAATATTCTTACGGTTAACGATAATAATCGTTTTCATGGATAAGAATGATATAGCCGCAATGGCACAAAATGTTTTACCTTCACCAGTTTCAGCATTACCAACTAACTGTGTCATATTACCATTGAATTGATATTGATCTAACCCAATTAAGAACTTAATTAAATCGTTCTGTAATTCACTTCTAGGGAAGCCAGTTAACTTAATAGATACTGGGTCGTATGTATTAGTAATGGTATTATCATCAACAGGTCTTCCTAATAGATAGGAAATATATTTTAGATTCATACCTGCTGGAATCGTTAGTGTACTACTCTCTTCATCGTAGTCCATAGCAACAGCTTCTCTACGATAATAGAGTTTGTTATATTTAGATAACATCCCTTCTAATTTGGGACATTCTCCGAGTTCATAATCTTCAACCTCACAATAGGTTGCATACTTTATAATTCGTCTCATATGTCCTCCATATATACGAAAAAAAGAAGAACCGAAGTTCTTCTTTTCCTATCTCATAAAACTCTGATATCAGTATGTTTTATGAGATATTATGGCTTAAATACTTGAATATGAAGTACGTTGCCATATTGACTAACTCGAATATCCGCAATTGTACCATCAGCATACTCGAATCGATAGATGGTGTCTTTTTCAACTCGGTCGTAACGAATATATGTACAATGTGTCACCATTGCATTTTTATCAAACTTACGACCAACTTGAGCATGGTCATATTGATAGGTACCGTAACTAGTATATGCGAAACCAACACCGGACATAGAAACCAACATTGCTGCGACAGCAGCTACTTTAACAAAAGTCTTTTTCATAATAATTTCCTCCGTAATAGTAATTAACGTTTACTTGGGCCATTGATTGAATAATAATCAACCATGGTCTTATTGATTAAATCGGGTCTAGCGTTATAGAAACTATACAAGATGTAGCGATAGATTCGGTTTTGTAGACCATTTGTGTATACAGTACTGAAGTTTATTTTACCCCAGCCTTCAAACTCTCCAGTCTTTTGGTCTTGAAGACCGTACCACATTTCACCAGTCACTGTATTTACTCGGAAAGTTAAAAAGAAATCTCTATTTAAATACCCGCCATCATGATTAGTCCACATATAAATACGAACGTCGCCTTGCCACATGTTTGGAGCAATTTCATCAGTCACTCTGAATGTGCTGTCATATGGTTCAAAATAACCATTTTCAGTATAAATTTTTTGAGCACTGACATCATTAGCGAAACTACTAAATAGAATACCAAATAATACCATCATTAAACATAAAAACTTTTTCATTTTCATTTTCCTCCTTATTGAAAAAGATAAGACGTATAGCGAATATGCTATACGTCTATTATTACTATGATAATATATATTTGATTATTTGAGGTTTACACTAATTTCAGCGTCTTCCCCATTAGCGTCTTTGAACTTAACATTCACTGATAAGTCTAGGTTCAATATCTCACACCATTTGACCAAATACTTAATAGTCATATTGGATGGTTTATTGATAGCGGACTTCATGTTGGTAATGTCATATTCATTACGGAATCGATCTTTGTATAAACGAAGATCGATTTTCATTTCACCCAATACAGTCTTTATAGCCCGTTTTAGAATATCATCTTCTGGGTTGATAGTGGGAGCAAAGATATTGCTTTCATTCAATTCAGCTAACCGAGGATCGAATGTCTTTAAGTCAGCATCATCCATTTCATTCATGGCTTGCTTATTAACCATCACGACATTATCTACATCATGCTCAACACTTTCCGGTTTAACGAAATGAACTTTACCATCATCATCCTTATAAGCATGACCTGCTTCGATGTATTTATGTTTGTTCATTTTACCATCGTAGATATAGACTTTATCTTTATAGATATAGGCTACACCCTTTTCTAATCGTTCACCCTCTATATAGGGAAGTGCTGTATATAGTGTATCATTGATACTAATATACATTTTCTCTTTCGTGAGATTGATTGTATCTTTTTCTGCCATTATATTACTCCTCATTTTCACCGGATTTGTTGATTGCTTGTATTTTATCCATCCTAGCACCTAAGTCCATCATTTGTCCAATGGATTCATTGGTTCGTTCGCGTAATAGGGCTCGTTCTAGTTGTTCCATCACCATCAATTCAGTGTATACAAAGTAATCAACCTTATCCATATTATAGATACAAGCACATAACTCATCATATGTCATATACCCATAGGTAGCATGACGATTTAGATAAATAATCACACCCTCATAGGGTTTATCACTATCATCAGCATAGATGAGTTCATGCTTAATTTTTAATTGTTTCGAATCAACTAAAGGGATTGTAATTGCTAATTGATTTGCTACGTTAGTATCAATTGCTAACTTACCTTCATCATCAGTAAAGAATATATCATCGCGATCAAATGCTTTTTCCATAGCTTTGAATACTTTCATAAACCGATGAATGAGTCGATTCGGTATAGTCACTCGTCCATACTCATCATAACCTCGTTTCGATCGAAGCGTCATGGAAACAAATCCGATGTGTGTTGAGTTCGAGTCCATGATACGAGTATGACTAAGCCCTTCTATGGAAGGACCTGGTTTTGAACTAAACTTGTCGCTAGACGGTAAGATAACAAATTCGAAGATAAACTCTCCAAATCGTCCTATCCGTCGACGACTTCGTCCTTGCTGTACATCCATATCAACACCCTCTCTAGTAAAGTAATAAATCTCCTAGATAGCTGGTGTATAATATATCAATATATTTTGGAATGAATTCCAAAAAGGTTTCCTGAATAAAAATATTACTGGTATCTGTTAATCCGTATCGCTCACGTAAATACTGTGTGAACATAGGTTCCATAGACGTTGGATCAGCAAAATAACTACTGTTTTTAAATTCAGGTAATGCTGGGTTTTCTGGATGCATAATATCGGTAAAGAACCATTGACTTGTAATATGCAATCGTATCGCTTTACGTTGTCGATTGGTCATCATCGAATATGCTGTTTCTAATCCATACTGTTCAATCATTTTTTCAAGTTCTTTGACTTGAATGATTCGACGTTTTTTAGTAGTAAAGAGATCGATTATATCCATACATCTCCTCCTATCGACGTCGATTAATCATACTATACCGTGATAATCGAGCGGTATCCAATGTTTTACGACGATTATCTAAAATACGTTGGTCCCACTCAGCTTGTTCACGAAGCTCCTGACGTTGTTGTTGAGCTTTTCGTTCTTCTCGTAGCTGAGCTCTTTTAACTTCGCGTTCTTTACGTTTTTTGTTTGCTTGGATTCGACCATAAATATCAAATCCAATGACAACGATTACGCCAAGAATGGCTACATAACTAAGTACGCGAATAGGGTCAAGTGTTGTTAAAAATTCCATGATATTGTTCTCCTTTTCATGAAAAATGAAATAAAATATATAATACCCTATAATACATCGTTCATACGACTATTATAGACTACTAACGGGATAAAAGAAGATGGTATACCAAATGGTATACCATCTTGAGACCTTCTATTATTTATTAGAGAAGGATTTTTTAGTTTGTTCAACTGCACGAGCAGCCACTTTGTCAGCAATTTTACCTTTGCCAACTTCTTTCTTAGGGTCACCAGCAACTTTCTTAAGACCAGTTGCAGTATAATTTTTGATTTTAGCTTTAGCGATCTTAGATGCTTTAGAAGCATATTTTTTGTTCAAGTATGCTTCGATTTGACGTTCTTGTTTCCATAAAGTCAACAATTTGCGATACTTAGGATCGTTTGCAGCGTTAGCTAATTTGAATACGGCTGCTTTTTGTAAGTGTGTCAAACGGGATTTTTTATCCATTTTAACAATTACTTTTTCCATAGCTACACCCATGTTTTCAGACAATGTAGCCATTTCATCATAGGATTCAGCCATAGCTTGGATTTCATCAGGAGTTGCGAATTCGTTTAAGAATAATGCTGCGAATGTAGCTTCTTCTACTTCATCGTCATCTTCAGCATCTTCGTCATCAGATGGGATGTCTTCAGGGTTCACATCTTCTGTTTCAACTTCAGGAGCGTCTTCTACTTCAGTGCCATCTTCAGCAGCGTCAGCTTCCAATGTAGCTTCAACATCTTCATCGGACACTAAATCAGCTTCTAATGCCAATAGTTCTTCTAAAGATAATTCTTTTACATCAGACATTGTAAGTCCTCCTTTAAAGGAAAAATTTGTTGTACAACGTGTATTTACGTTAAAATATTACTATACTGTTTTATATATAGTATACATAATGGTCATAACTCCATTAAGGAGTTGTTTTCTAGTAATTTTTTATTATACGTTGAGTAGTTGTACCAATTCATCCTTGTAGTTATGATTTCGAGTTGTAGTTGTGTAGATACGACCTTCACCGCGTTTATATATGGATATACGAACACAGTCTATATCGACAGTTTCCAGTATCAGTATATAACCAAAGCTATCGCTTTCTGATTTAATCGTAAAAGTAACTTCATCGTTACTGTAATGAAGATTACCCGGATAGATACGTATCTCTCGATTGTTCATCAGTTCATGAACGGCAATATCCACCATAGAATAATCGATATTGAATGTTTGTAATAGTATACGATTAGGTGTCGTACCAATGATTGAATTTGTGGCGGTATCATCAATGGTGAATAGAATATCTTCTATTTTCACATTCTCGTACCTAAGCTTAAATTCAATGTATCCTAGCTTATTTTTTACATAAAACGCTTGGGTAGATACTAATTCACTCAATACGTTTGTTGGATCCTTATAGTACTCATTCATTCGAATACTATCTGTTGTTCCAATGGCTATTACATCTTCAATGCGAATGATATTCGTAAACTTCAAGAGTCTACCAACATCTAATCCAATAAAATTACCGTCTTTCCACACACATAAATCTTTGTAATAATACCCATGGCAGCGATTATAGGCTACCACATAATCATCGCGAATTCGATATCGTTGTGGATTGGTGTGAATGATTTCATTGCGTTTACCATTCTTATAAAAGATAGAGGTCACTTTGAAATCATCTCTAATGACATACTCTTCTTCATTATACTCGAGTATAATTTGAGCAAATTTAAAAATAATTGATTCGTCTGGTTGATCGATGGGACCAATTAGACGATATCGTGATTGGTTAGTCACGTCATCATGTGCCACATGATATAACATACCATCATATTTATGCAGTGTAATCCCATGAACTATACGTACTTTATCATCTGTGAATAAATGTAGTAGTTCATGGGATTCTTTATATGATGCTATTGTATTATATAAGGTGGCTTCATCTAATGTGATGATGTGGACTTCTGGTTTTAGTTCCATCATATTGTCCTCCTTATGTATATAATCTGATGTATCGCTATTATAATATATACATCAAAATAAAATTAAGTAGGAAGGATTGTACTAGTATGAATGTGTTTTTGTATGTAATGATTGTTATTCGGAGTGGAACAAAAAAACTCAATCCTTCCTACTTACTTGTCAAGGCTATAGTAATTGTTAACGATAAAAACTATCCATTAAGAATATACATATAACTAATAGTCTCCTATATCAACTCGTGGATAGTGTGTATTCGTACATACTATCCACTTATTATACGACTGATTAGTAATATAACTAGAATTATGTAAAGTAGGTGACACCTTGAAACTCAATACCATTAGAAAATGTAAATGTCCAATTTGTCGTAAGAATTACGTGAGTAAAGATGCGGTATATGATCATATTGAACGTTCTCATTCTGATATGATTCCCGAAGGAATCCCTTCTGATCAATATTACTATGACTTAACACATGACAAACATACAGTCTGTGTCATATGTAAACGAAGAACCCCTTGGAATCCAAAAACGCACAAATATGCTAGACTCTGTGGTAGAAAAGAATGTGCTCAAAAGAATAGAGAGATCTTTAAAGAACGCATGATGCGAGTCTACAATAAGTACAATCTAGCTAACGATCCAGAACACCAAAAGAAAATGTTAGCTGCTAGAAAGATTTCTGGTAAGTATCAATGGGAAAATGGTGGAGAACCAACTACGTACGTTGGTTCCTATGAGAAAGACTTCCTATTGAACTGCGATACCGTATTCAATTTTGAATCCGCTGATATTATCGCTCCATCACCAAACGTATATCGATACCAATATAACGGGGAAGATCATTTTTATATCCCTGATTTTTATATCCCTGATCTTCGCTTAGAAGTTGAAATCAAAGATGGTGGAGATAATCCAAATATGCATCATAAAATACAAGCTGTGGATAAGGTTAAAGAAAAGTATAAAGATGATGCGTTATTAAAGCAACGAGATAACAACTATATCAAAGTTGTTAATAAGAAATATGGGGATTTCTTAGCATTGATCAATAAACTTCGTTCAGATGATCTTTCTCCAGAGGAACGTAGAAATAAGATCAAAATTAAACCAGAATAATATAAAATATTACTTGGTATCAACATACTAGTAGCTGAATAAACTCGTCATTTATTTAGTTTAACCTTTTCAATAGCTGGAAAGTCACGTAGCTCCATAACCCAAACGGCTACGTGACTTTCCTCTATCCTTTTTCAAAATCGATTCATGGACAATGTGGTAATCACAATGTTTATATAGTATCTCATAAGGAGGTTGTAATATATGTCTGAAGTCTTACCTCGTTCTGCCATGGTAAAGGTGACGTTGTCTGATCTTAAGAAAAAAGCTACGGCTGTTTATTGGTCCCTTTGGAACCAAGCTCGTTCCGTAGGTCGTGATGTTAAATTATATCTCCATTGGACAGCTGGTCGGTATGGTCAATTCTGGGATGATTATCATATCCAAATTGATAAGGCTGGTGACATCTATATGCCTGCGGGTGTCAATTTAGATGATATCCTATATGGCACTTGGCATCGCAATACGGGTTCTATTGCTATTACGCTATTAGGTTGCTTTGATGCAACTCCTAATGGGTTAGGTAGTGAACCACCAACGGCAGCTCAAATTGAAACTATGTCCCAAGTTGTGTGCGTATTAGCTAATGCATTCGATTTAACCATCGATAAAGCTCGTGTTATGACACATGGTGAAGCTGGGGATAATGAAGATGGTGTTTGGTGCCATGAACCATATGGTCCTAAATCTACTGTAGAACGTTGGGACTTGGAATTCTTAGGAACATCTGAGTCTCCTGTATATGACCCATATGGTAAAAAAGGCTACCGTCGTGGTGGCGATGTTATCCGTGGTAAAGCTAACTGGTATCGCAAAGTCGGTATCAAAGGGGTTTATGATCCTCGATAATGACAAAAAGAAGAGTATACGGTTCAATCCGTATACTCTTCTACTTATTTTTTATTATTTCGTTGATGGTATTTGTAAATCCATCGTACATTTTTAAGATAGTATTTGCGATCAGTGTTATTGTACTTTGTTACAATGCCTTTGTTATTACAAATAAAACCTTTATTGTGTTTACTAAGTCTTCTCTCTAGTATATCAGCAAAATTCTGTTCACCAATTCGTAATACGCGAGTATCACACACTAACATATCACTCATGAGTAATAATCTCTCGTTTATTACATCAATCAATTGCGTTGGTGAAGTGAACGTTGTTAATTTCTTAAATGCTTTCTTTACAAATGTTTGTGGATCATCCAAGTATATCTTAACATGATTTCTACATATATCATCAATGACTTTAATACCATTGATGTAGTCAGAAGAAGAAATAACTTTAGCAATCGCCATTGTTTCTTTGATATCAATAGAATCAGGTTTTAACATAGAATTTCTGATTTTAATACCAAAGCACCCACTAATCATATCCACAATTTTTTTGCGAATTGATTTTCGATACTCTTCTCCAATGTATAATAGATTATGGTCATCACATAGTTCATCTGGTAATACCAGTTGCACCTTATGTAATCGTACATACCCACAAAATACTTTTACATCCGTTGGTAAGATATCGTTCTCTTTTAATATCTCAACGGGAACCTTAATAAACGTTTTCTTTTTCGTTTTTAACATCATGAATCTCTCGTTTGTGAGTTGATGTACATAGATACCAAATGGTTCATATCGTATCATATCCATCTCGTATCGTTGTACAGTTCGTTTCACATGAGAAGCTCCATGTAATACATACTTACTTAATGCTTCACGCATATCATGAAACACATCCGGTCTAAGTGTTCCGATAAAATCAGCTAAGTTATCAAAGTCCACAGTCAGTGCTTGTGAGATAATAACTTGCGATTCCAATCCCTGTTCAATAACAACTGGGTACAAGGTATCGAATGGTCGAATTTTTGTCGACAATGGTAATACATTCACTGTATTTTTACTAGTTGCCATAACCACAACTGGTCTATCATAACGAATGACTTGGGTATCTGGAATCTCCTTATGTTTATTCTCAGCATCATATCCATTGTCTCGCATAATAAATACATCACCCGGTTGTACATGAGATGGGGTAGCGGCTTTTCGTTTCTCTTGTTGAGAGTCTAATATAGAGGACACACAATCCTTATTCATTCGCGAGTTATTGGATTGAGATTTAATCGGTTTGCGCTTTTCTCTGAATCGTTTACTCGCTTGGTGTCGTCTACTCATCTTAGTACCTCACCTCCTATTACAAAAAATCTATAAATGTTATACTATGAGGTTCACAAATATATAACATTCATTAATTACTTGTGACAGCAAAAAATAAAACTGTACTATAGATAAGGAGATTATACATATGATAACTGATAATACTGATATCTATCGGTACCCAAGCGAATACTTTGGTTTACCAGATCAACGTAGATTCCCTATGTATACACAAGAAGAAGTAGAAGGTTGTATTCGCTTCTTCGATTTATGTGAAGAAGAGTATAAAAATACTCTTGCTAACAATATTGGACGTCGCTTACATGAATTAGGGTTAGCAGAATCCGTGCAATTCAAAGGTAAGTTAATGCGTTACTTTGACGTTCGTAAATATGGAACTAAAAAAGGTTCCATTCAAGTAATGGAAGCTTCTAATGTAGGCACTTTAGAACCAATCGTTGGAGCTACCAATGGTGGTACGCAAGTATTATCCAAGAAACTTCCTACTGAAGAATTTAATTCGTTAGATGATACTCGTAAACTACAAACCCTAATTGCTAATGGGAATATCAAAACTGTCATCGACGATGAAGATAAACATTCCTTAGCAATCGATGATGTGGCTAAAGAATATTTGATGAGAGATACCTTAGATTTCTCTCAACGGTTAGACTCTGTTGATGAAACCGTATTCCCAACAATATATCCAATTCTAAGAGAATCATTAAACAAAGCATCTCTTCAATTAGAAGCAACACCATTTATGATATCCTATGAGGGTTATTATGACTATCCAACAGAATACCAGGCCTATATCAAAATGGTATCCAGTACACCTGGTATGTCTGCTAGAGAAAGAGCTGATAAAATCATAGCCTTATTATACAATGGTGGTATGGCTGATATTATCAATAACCTTCTTGAACGTAATATGGCTGATGGTGAAGTTGCACAAATGGTTATTAATGCATTACGTCAACCAGCCGACTATATGGAATATAAAACGATATCCATCCTATTAGGGCCTGCTATGACAGATGATATTAAGAACTATATCGAAAACGTAGCTCCATCATTACAAACAAAAGGATTCCCAGAATCCCTAATTGGTTTCATTCAACATCTAGCTGTTCCAGTTGGTTTACCGTATGCTATATACGAATATACCTATAAAGCTATCAACACTGATCGCCCAGCTAATGCGGTATTGGCTGCCCATCTATTATTGATGGATAGTGAGCCATCTGAGATTGAATACTATATTGAACGTGATACCTGTGACTTAGAGAATCAATTCTGGATATATAATTCTCGTAATGGTCTATGCTATTACACTCGGTGCTATGTAGACTTGGCTTCTCAAGCTATTTTCATCGTTAAATATCCACTTATCTCTGTATTTGACGGTAGAGTTGAGATTACTGACGAGTATCGAGAAGTCAGTGGGTTGAATCCTGAGAGTGATCATGATAGAAACCTTCTTCATGACCAAATCACTAGACATATTCGATACGATAAGTTAATCAGTGTTCAAAACATCAATCCAGATATCAAGAAATCTACGATTGTATCCGATACTGACTTTACGGGATACTTACCTTCCATGGTACAACAACTTGATGAATTCCTTCAAGGGGTTAAAATGTCATCTGCTCATTTAGGTATTCAATTCAATCCATGTGCGTATTTCGATAATCCAGTACTCTATCTACGCGACTATATTAAGGTTGGTATAGAGAATGATAATATAACCATGCTTAAAGATGCCGTTACATTGGGTATGTGCATCATCACCAGTAAGCTAGCTGATCGTAATGAAGATTTGAACCTTCCTCAATATAAGGAACTTATTCAGTTAGTACGTTCCACATTATTCCATATTCAGAAGGTTAATCAAACATTCTTATTCTCAGATTACCTATTTAAGAATCGCTGGGATAGAAAACTATTTATCGTTAATAATACCGATAAGCTTAGAGATTACTTAGCTCAAGCTTACAAATACGTATTCAACTTATAAGTATATATTATACAGATACAGTGTCATCCACTGTATCTGTATTTTTATTGTTATTAGAGCACAATACGTATGTAACAATGTTCTAATGAAGAAAGGAGATGATGATATTGAAGAAATCATTCATGCAAATCATCAAATTCGTCCTCATTATAACAGTCATTCTTGGTGTGAGCGAGTACCAAAATGACCCAAAAGCTTTTTCAGTACAAGATACTGGATCCAAGTACAATAGTGACAAAGGGGACACGTCGCAGTTAGCGACAGAAAATGTAGAGGATGTTGATTTAACAGACTCCATTTATCTAGTAACATCAAAAGACGTTACCATTATTTCAAACGATGGAAAGGAAACCAAGTTAAAACAGGGTGAATTCACTGTCATCCCTGATGAAAAAACTAAATACTCGCTAAGTGAACGTGGATACTTTAAATCCATGGATGGGTTAGCTAAAGTCCCTAAGGATATTGCTAAAGACTCATTCTATATTCAATTTAAACCTAAAAATACAGATTTCTCTGGCACTGAAGTATTTACCAAACTACCAACTGACTATAATATGGTCAGCTTAACAGAAACATTTAAGAAGTTTGGTAATGCGTCGAAAATCCATTTACCTGCTGTAGAAACAACTCGAATCACCCATCTATTCAAAGGTAAGTTTATTGCGTTTGAACTGAATGGGACTCGATACTTTATTCCTGAGTCAGATGTAATTTGGTCTGTTCGTAGTGTACGAGATCTACATCTCGTATCTCGATATACAGCAGGACGACATGTTGCCCAAGAGAAACGAACCAATATTACAAATGACATTACACAACCAACCAATCTATCCGCAGAAGAACTTAATAAAGCGTTATCAGGAACTAACCTTGCTGGTCTCGGTGAAGCATTCCAATCCATGGAAGAACGTTGGGGTGTGAATGCTTTATTTGCTATCTCAGTAGCAGCCCATGAGTCTGGTTGGGGTACTAGTTATTTAGCTAGATCCCGCAATAACTTATTTGGTATTGCTGCCTATGATGGTAATGAAGGAGCTGCTTATGGCTTCTCGAGTCGAGCTGCTTGTATTGATCATTGGGGTGAGATGATAAAAGAAGTATACTTTAATCGAGGATACACATCTCTTACCTCTGTAAATAGTATCTATGCATCAGATACCCGTTGGGCAAGTAAGGTGCAATCAACTATGTCTGCTATGCAACATAAGATACTCAATTAGGGCTAAATTCTTAAATAAGAATTTATCTATATATTATTTAATTAAGTCGTAAACAAATAGTCAAGTCGAATTGAACTATTCGTTTTCGACTTAATTACATTTTTATTTTTACTTAGAGGAGGTTGCTCAATTATGAACAACAATCAACAAGTCGGTCAACAAGGTGGTCAACAAACCAACCCACAACAAAACCGCAACAATCAACAACGTCCAGTTATGGACCAACAAGCTCGTAATTTTAATGAATTATTAGCTAACAACATGGCACTGATTCCAAAGGGTGTTACGTATGAAGTAACAGACAAACAAATCAACCGCAGTGTTGAATTATGTTTAGAACGCCTTGGTGTCGAAAACGTGCATCAAAAAGTATTCTGTGTAACTCAATATAACACAGCATTCTCTCAAGTGCTAAAGGGTAAACAAGTTAACCCTAAACACCCAATTGACCCATTCAATGTGTATATCGTTCTTCGTCTTGATAAAGAAGATCGTAAACGCATGAAAGGCGGCAAACGTGGTTACGGCAATGGAACAGGTTATAACCAAGTTATGAACCGCCTCTTCCATAATAAAGCCGATAAAGCACAAGGCAATATCATGGTTAATAAGAAATTAAATGAAACATTGGCACAATTCACTACTCGTGAAGTGAAATTCCAAATTACCCCAAATGGTAATGCGGCTCGTTTCAAATTGGACTGTGATATCGTTATGCGGTACATCTTTGATATCCCTGAAAACCAAGGTAATTTCATTGTCGATATCTTAAATGTACACGACCAAAGAAGAAAAGGGTTTAAAGCTATTATTCACAAAACTTTTGCGAATAAAACATTCAAACAATCCGACTTTGACCCTTCTAAATACGTTTAATCGGTAACAGTCAATCTAATAGGCATGGATCTTCGGGTCCATGCCTATTATTTTTTTACTCCTACACAGAAAATTAAAAAGGAGGCAAATCTATCATGGCAAGAAAACCATACGACCCAAGTCGTTTTAAAGTAGAAGAGATTATTGAAAACATCTCTGAATCTGATACTAGCAATTGGGGTAAGTTTATCATCCGAGCATCCTTTGATGATGGTCCTGCTAATATCAATATTCGTAGTATGAAATTAGGTGATGAACCTATCATCGGTAAAGGGATCTCATTAACGAATGAGGAAGTAGATACCGTTGTAGATACCCTTGTAGGTATGGGTTTTGGTAGTATTAGTAAACTAAAAGATAGCATATCCGATAGACAAAAGCAGTTCGGCGGATTTGATATGAATTCGTTCATGGGAACTGATGACGATGATGATATGCTAACGATTGATGGTGACCAAGATGTTTGAGATCGTTGATGCATACGCCAACTCATTTAAAATCAAATACTTGTACTTGGATAAGTTATTCAATAATAAGTTAACAGAAACGAATAAAGCTGGAAAGCAAATTGTACAGACAGCTAATATCTATATCAACTTCGAGTCATTGTATAATAGTATTAGGAATACAACGATTGAAAAGTTCGTTAAAGTGGCCACCAAGAAAGAGTTGAATGAATTATATCGCAATATGATATCCAACTTCATCAATATTGTAGCCCATTACCGAAAATACTTTTCTAAAAATCGTATAAAGACGAATATCTTCCTATACTATAATGCGATACCGGAGCATAAAATAGAATATAACAATACAGCGTTGGTTGAGAATTATCGTCAACACTTTTTCAGTTCCTTAACCGATTTAGAACGCTTAACGGTGAATAGTATCATTCAAGAAGCTATTTCGTTTATGCGAATTATTACCGAATACATTGAGAATGTATACATGGTAAGTACGGATAGTGTTGAATCCTCATTAGTACCTATGATTATTAATATGGAGAATAAGTATCCTGCCAATATTAATATCATTATATCTAAAGATGAGTATGATTTACAGTACGTGAACTATAACTTCCTACTTGTCACTAAATTCAAAAAAGACGCTGTATTGATCACAAAGAAGAATGTAATCAAGTACATGTGTTTCCGAAACAAGTTTGAAGAAAAGCGATTAATCAATCCATTGCTTATCCCATTCATTATATCGTGTAATGGTAATCGTAAACGTTCTATTAAAGGGGTTAGTGGATTCCGATTCATTCGAATCTATAAATCATTGGAGAAATTATACGATGCAGGATATTTAAATGATGACGATGAAGAAACGTTCACTATTACGAATATCGCTCATGTACTCAATCAATCCAATTTCAACTTCTTAAATCGAGATGATATTGCCAATCAAGTGGTACGTAACTATCGTGCCGTTGATTTAGAATATCAATATGATGTATTATCCGATGTACAAAAAGAGAAGATCTTTGATCAACTTACGGATAAAACTGACCCTAGCACATTGATGGAAATCAATGACCGTTATTTCTCTGATTATCCATTAATGTTAATGGAACTCAATCAATATGACATAGTTGATGAAATGAGGGAACAATTATAACATGGGTATCAAGCTAGACACAGGTAATTTACTTAGGAATATATTCAGTTCGGTTAAACGACCGAACATTCCTAAACTAGATGTCAATGGGTTGCTTGATAAAGCATTTAAAATGGGTGGGTCAGCTGGTGGCAATAACCAATTTCGCTCTAATATGCAAAATCACAGGTACCGATATCGAGTGGATGCTTGGCAGGTGTTAATACCAGGTCAAGAACCAATCGATATGGTACCTAGTGCCATCCAGAATATTTTTCTTACCCAATTATATGATGAAGCAATCCATCCTATATTAGAAATTAAAACATTACTTCCACCTCGATTACATGAGGCGATTGTCAATCATAAAAATGATGTGAATATTCGATTCCGATTAGTGGCTGTCGATATTAATAATCAGAACTCAGGTTATCATGATATTATCAATGATACATTTATTGTATTGATTGATGATGAGGCTCCATTCCAAGAAAGTAAATTATACGACAAAACCAATGAAGCTCAAGGTGGTAAAGGTAGTGGTACATCTTCTGGCTTTAAAGCAGAAGATAAACACTGGTACAACGTTAGTGATTATACGGAAAGCTATGAAATCTCCTTATGGAGAGAACGTGACTTAATCGCTATGCGAAAGACAGTCAATGAAATCTACAATGACTGCACCTTATCATCTGCTCTTGGACATATCTTAGGAAATGCAGGTATTGATAAAATGCTCATTAGTCCATTGAATAACGATAAACAATATCCTCAGGTGATTATCCCACCAATGAACCTAATGAACGTGTTCGAATACTTGCAACAAACATACGGTACCTATTATTTTGGCACGATGTCATTCTATGACTATCGATGCTTATATGTATTAAATAAATCGGGTGCTTGTGACTGTTATGAGCAAGGTGAGTATAGAAAGACTATTATTACAGCGATTGATAATAGTAACTCATCTAGTAAAGCGACAGGGACATTTGAATCTCCAGATGAACAAGAATATGTCATGTACGTTGACCCAGAAAATATCAGTGTACAGACACCATCCACTACACAAGACTTAATTGCTGGTAACAATGTAACCATTGTTGATTCTGGTAATAACGAAACAACAGAAGTAAGTGGTGCTGGCAAACAACGTGGTATGGGCAACTCTACCATTGTATCAGATAAGTTTGGTAACGATTTCAATAAATCAGTTATGTTAAGTGAAATCAATGAACGTAATCTTCATTTATCATGCTATTTACTAGACCATGATCTATTTGCTATGACTCCAAATAAAGAGTTCGTAGTGTACTTCACGGATAAGGAAAAAGCTAAGTATAATGGATATTATCGTCTCACAAGTGCAGTGGCAGCCTTTACTAAAGCAGGTGGTATGTTCAATTGTGCTGGTCAATATGATTTTGCTTTTAAATCTGGTTTGGGTTCTGATGAGGTTCAACTATTAGATGCTAAGGTAAATCCTAATATTCAAATCGAACAACCTAAAGCAAAAGGCCCATCGAATACACCAACACCGAAGGAAACCAATGATATCTATGCTGATGGTTTACATTCAGACTTAAAGAAAGCCTCAGATGTACCGAACCCTCATGATACCGACAAACATGGTAATATTCAAGATAATAAGTACCCAGATACATTTAAGAAAAAATCTGGTGATTCTGAAGCACGTAATGAATATAATCAGAAGGTTCAAGATGCTCATACACCATCTAAGGCACCTAGACCTAGGTCATTATAATAATTTTTTTGGGTATATAGCGTAATGCTATATACCCATTCTTACTCTAAAAAACAAACTAATAACAATTTTAGCTAAAATTTACTATGTAGAAAGAGGTGTACACCTTATGAATAACGAGATCGATATCGTATTCGAGGAAGCCCGTTTCTTATCCACTGAGTTAGGAAATGCATCATTTGACCCTATGGTCGGTGCAGTCGGTTTCTATAATAATTTCTTATCAGCAGTTCGTAGCAATACAGCAAACACTCTTAAATTGATCACGAAAGCTGTTGGTGAAGAGGCTTTTAAATTAGCACTCACTACCATCACTGAGCATATTAAAAAGGTAGAACAAACTGCTATTGATGCTTGTGAGTACACAATGAAACGTGTAAATATGATTCACAAAGAAATCAAAAAACAACGTTCAATGATTACTATGGATTCTATTAATTATATCTTCAAAGGTCGTCAATCGCAAACATTTACGATGTATATTTATAATCCCATTCTAACGGACAATCGAACTATTAATTTTGATGAATGCCTTGGTTGGGATAAACTTGGTAAATTAATCAATAAATTAGGTACACAAAAATTCGATTTAGATGAATTTGATGAAGAAATTAAAGAGTTAAAAGAGAACGGTATCTATGCTTTTCGTGCTGATATCGTGGGTGTATCTAAGTATATTAAAACAAAAAGCTTAGAAGGTACAGCATTTAATGATACAGTACATCGAATTTTCTTCCCATCAGAACAACGTGTTGCTGTAAGTGTTGGTGAACTATATATTCGTGACATGTTTGATTCTATCGTTAAATTTGATAAAGAATATGAACGAATGAAGTTGTCGTACTTATATAAAGCAATCAGTCAAGTTAAAACTACTATCGTTACCTTATTATCTCTACTTCGGTCTAAGATCAAAGATGTGATGGTAATGACAAATATTCCTGCACGTGTAAAAATGATTCTTAAATTATTTGATGCGGTACAAGTATTGAGTGGTTTAGGGATTATGGCTATCAATGATATTTGCACGTATATCAATTATAAAATGATAGCTTTCTTAGAATTTTACACTACAATCACTAATATTATGACCCATGTCAATAAACGCCAAACGTTTATGGATATGATTACCCAATAGAGGTGATAGTATGAATCATCTTGAATATCTAACAGAATCTGTTATTTTAGATGCCGACTATACATTCAACTCAGCGGTGCTCGAAGTAAGTGCACTTGATCGATTAAAGGAAAAATCGATCCATAATACTATCGTAGATACGATTAAAAAATGGGTTGTGAAAATTCGTAACTATATCGCTAAGTTAATCCAATCATGGATTAAAAAGCTTCGGTCTATGTATGAAATTCATCAAGAATGGATCGATGAACACATTAATGAATTTTCTGAATTGAAAAAACGTGATTATCGAAACATCACCATTACTGCTGTTCCATATTGGAAGGCTATCACTAAACTAATGGATAAACGCAATCCCATTCCTACTTATAGTGCTACTATATGGAGAAGATTAGAAGATACCAATATTAAATCGGAGCAGGATATATTGGAAACATTTACAGAATTCGATTCATTTGATGATATTAAGAGATTCTACCGTGGTAGCGATGCGACTGATGTTGTTACTATTGATACGCCATCGAAACTTACTCCTATCGTCGATATGATGCTGGGTTATTGTGGTAATTATAAGGAACTTATTACCATTATTCAAAGTCAAAAAGTTGAACTTGATAGTCATCTTAAGGCTGTAGAAAAAGAATTAAATAGTATTGATGACCAAGGTCATTTCAATACCATGCAGAAGCTTAAATTGTATGTACAAACTAGTTTACGAATCTTAACTATTCGTATATCTATGATGGGGCAGGCATTCCATGCGTTCACCAATTATCTAAAACAAATTTTATCAGCAGGTAAACGTAATCGTTATAATGAAGAAAAGGAACTTAAAAAGAGTCCCATTAAAGGTAATATTAAACGTGCCTACCACATTGTAAAATCTGAAATGTAATAAAAGATCCAGATACCAACTTGGTATCTGGATCTTATTTTTTAAACTCCTGCAAGCATTTGGTCCAATAGACTAACGGATTCAGTAGTTTGTTCTTTTTTACCATGTAAGGCACTAATAGCTATATTACATGCTTGGCGAGCTACCATGTAGCTACCAATTGTTTCTTTATAACGCGCATAGAAAAATTCACCATATAAGTTCCCAATTGGGTTAAGTACGGAAAGTATTTTTTGTACTCTATTTTGATCTTTCATTGAACGTAGTTTTCCTTTTATGTTAATATCAACGCGATCTTTAATTGCTTGGGTCGACTTAAGAATCATATGCAAGGTTTCCATGTTCCCCGTATATATCTTTTTATTGGCTCGCCTAATTGCCTCAGCTTTAATTTTACCAAATTCAACTTCTTCTTTTTGTTTGAAGCATGCTCTAACCTCTCTGGAGATCTCGTGGATATCGGTTCCCAATTCTTTAATAGATTCTTGGGCTTTGGTGAAGGCTTCATTAAACTCCTCATCAGATTTGGCAGCATAGCAGGCATTAATATATTTAAATGGTTCGTCAAAGCGATGGTCCATGGTATCAAGTTTATGTTCTTTGATCTTAACCCAAGGAACTTTCACTTTATTTACTTCATTACTCTTCAATAAGTCGTAGTATTTATTGAAGAATTTATCGTACCAATCTCCTAATTTAGTTTTAAATTTATCAATAGCGCTTTTAATAAAGTTAATAATAGCGTCAATGATTTTAGCTACGCGTTCTTTAGCACGCTTAACGAAATCATCAAATGCACCTTCATAGATAGCTACAACTGCAGCTTTATCAGATTCAGTCACAGCATTTTTATATTCTTCAATACATTTAGCATCAGCTTTGTCCATAGCCAATTGAAGATTTGTGAACTCTGTAGTATATGTATGGTATGCTTTGGAGAACTCAGCAAAGTTCTCGAAGTGCATTTCCTCTACATGTACAGAGTTATCATTTACAAATTTTTCAAATTGTAACATGTAATAATTCCTCCTATACAGATTATATTAGATAAAATATTACTATAATGTAAAAATGTGAAAGAAATATAGATACTACCCAAAAGAGTAGTATCTATATTTAGTGTTCAGTATTCAGATTAGAATACGGATGCTAACATATCATCCAATAAGGAGTAGGATTCAGTAGCAGCTTTTTGAGCAGCACCTTTACCTTGAACAGCTTTAATACAAGCACGTTTAGCTACAAAGAATACATCTTGTTGAGCAGATGCTTGTGCTACTGCAATATTTTTAGCAGCTTGTACGCCGCGATTAGCATATTTAGTAGCTGCACTTAAAGCAGTTTTGCTAAATGGATTACGTTCTTCCATAGGTAGATTCAATACTTCAGCTTTAATAGCTTTCATATCTTTACCAGCTTGACGATATGCTTTAATGATAGCTACGACGGATTGTTCACCAGCATTTGTAATAGCTTTGCGTTTGATAGAACCAAACTTAACTTCTTTATCTTCTTTAGCATCATTTTCTTCATCTAATGCAATGATAGATTGTTTTAATGCTTTAAGAGCTTCATCATCAGCTTTACCTTCATATTTTTTAGTTAATGCTTCAAGTTTTTCAGCGGAGTCAGCTTTAGCAATTTCTTTAGCTGCTTGCATGAAAATTTGTTCTTTACCAGATAACGCGTTATATTTAGCCATATCTACATCAAACCAAGGTACCATAACTTGATCACAATCTTTGCTATTCAATACTTCAGAGTATTTTTCCATAAATTTCTTGGAATTCATTTTAATTGCAGTATCAAAATTAGTTGCACGTTTTTCGCACCAATTGGATACAGAATCGGTTGCTTTACCTAATTTATCTTTCCAACGATTAAAGAAATCAGATACAGCACCTTCGTATGTAGCAACGATGTCTGCTTTAGCAGATTCAGTTGTTGCTTGCATGTATTGTTCCATACAATATGCATCAGCTTTTACCAATGCGATTTGAAGTTGAATGGATTCTACCATAAAATCAGTATATGCTTCTTCCATTTCTTCTTCTGTTTCAGGATTTACTTTTGCTTCGTCTTTAGCGTCAGTATTTTTTGCTTCTTCAGCTTCTAATACAAATTTTTCGAAATTTAACATTCGTTATTCCTCCTAGAATAATGGTAAGCCAGTATTAGCTTCACCTGGTTTAATGTTAACATCAACTACATCGTCCTTAGAATCTTCAATAATCGCTTTTGTATCACGTTTATTATCCGTTTCTGCTTGACGACTAGATTTAATGCCATCAACTGCTATTTTATCAGAGCATTTAAGAAGTAGTTCTGCAATTTTCTTTTGTTTTGCAAGAATTAATTCTTTGTCCTCTTTAGATAGATTACTATTATTTTTAACATTTTCAGCATTAAGTTGAAGGTATAATGCTTGTTGTGCTAAATAATCAGATGTTTTGGCTTTGGCTTTAAAGATAGTAAATACTAAATATTTACTCATTGTGAAGAAACCAAGTAAGGCAATACCAATAAATCCGGCTAATGCCAATGGTCCCATATTTCTCTTATTACCTTGTACCAAACCTTTCATTAGCATATCACCAATACCTTCGGTCAATTGTACATCTTTTACAAATACTTTTTCGGCAGTGTGACTATTGATAAGTTCGGCAGATTTAGCCAATCCATCAACTGTAGTTTTGTAGAATGGTGTTACTTTTTTATCAGTTTCAATCATAATAGCAAAACTACTACCAACCACACAGTTTAAAACAAATGTGGTATATAAAGAAAGACATGCAGGACAACCCGCATGAATACCTTTCATAAAATCAGATTTATGACGTTGTAAGAAGCTGGATATTAATAAAATATTTTTACCCATTTCTTTCACTGTAGCATTGCTAGATTTAGTAAAGATAGTTGCAATAGCCGGTTTTTGACCTTGTGTTTCAAAATAAGGATGCTTTGTAAAATCCCCTTTTGTATCGGCAATTATCTTTAGCATATCGTTATTTTTACCACTAAAAATACAGCGTTGGATACTGGAAAGTATACGATCGTATACTCTATGAATAAATCCAACTTGCACTTCTTCGCTCTCTAATGCTAAAGAGAGCTGTGTATATTCTTTAGGAGTTAGACTTTCAGCAAGAATAACTTCTAGTTCTTGATGCTCACTCATATGTCAATACTCCTTATAACTTATTCATTTGCTTAATAAGACGCATTGCTTGTTTTTCGGCATCACCGTTATCACGTTGCAATGCATTGAATGTGTATGTTTGGAATCGAATTTGTCCATCAATTAGGAAGTGAGTTATATCATTAGCTTCATCAACTACGATAAATTGAAGTAAACCGAGCTGTTCCATAACTCGCAATGCAGCATTAGCATCCAATAAATCAATACCTGTATTGGCACGAATATTATCAACTTCTGCTTGTGTCATAGCAAGTGTTGCATTTGGTAATAATGGTTTAAATTTACCCCATTTACGAAAACGACTTACGGTATTACGATTACGAAGAAGATTCCACCAAGGAGATTCTTTCTTACTTCGTTCGGCATTCAAGTTTTGCTTTACTTCATCGATTCCTAATATCAAATCTTTAACAAGACTAATTTCACCAGTTGTCCAGCGAAGGAAATCAAAGAACTTACCACGTTCACCTTTATCAAATGCTTTAAATACATTATTTATCATTTCAGTAGAACCAACTGGATGTAAGACTGCTTTGATTCCAAGCAAGAAATGAATAGGGATATTTTGCCCTGCATCATTACGTTGTGTTAATTGCACAGACATCAATGATGGCACTAATTCATTTGCTTTTTTAGCATCATTATCTTTAAGAATATCTTTGAAAGGTGCTTCAACCATTCGAGAACGAATAGTTGAATTTTGTTTCTCGACGTCTGTCAATTCACCAAAACCTCTATTTCCGTTTTCGTCATCCTCTTGTTGATTATGGATGATGTTAGCTGTGCCTTTCTTAAATGATGCTTCCGTTAAAATTGTTTTAATATCTATTGGCTTATAACGATCATTTAATGACCCCGCTTCAAATTGAGAACCAAATTCAACATTTGCTTCAAGTAAAAGTTTGTGTAACTCTTGTTTATCAGCATAGGATAATGATTCGTTAAGTTTTTTAGCCGTACTAATTCCAGCTCGTAAAATTTCAACTCTAGCACCGTCGAAATCATCTGGATTTGTGTGGAAACGACTGATATAATCAACCGCTCCCGTCTTACTATCAATTACTTGATTAAGACCGATAACAACACTCATGAAGGTTGTAAAGTTACGTTCACACGCTTTTACAATCATAGTTGCTGTATCATATGTCATTGCTTTAGAGGCAATAACAGGAAATTGACAAATTGCTTTGTCTGATTGACGAGCAATAGATTTATATTTTTCAGTCGGTTTTACTAGATCGACAACTTGTTTGCCGGAACCCTTAACCACTGAAAGGATCTTGCCCAATACAGTATCAATCATTGATTAGGTCTCCTTTCTTATATAGGATGATTATATATTTGTTAAATACCTAAAATGTTGTATATCGTATATAATCTATTGTACAAGTCCATGTGAATATATGGTTTTAACATTCAAATAAGATTACAGTCCTATTTAATGAGGTGAGATATAATATGTATTTAGAAGCAAGAGTTAAAAGCACAACCCCTATTCTTAGTAAACCTAATGAGTTAGGGAAGAGCTTAGGTAAACTATATACAAATGATTTTGTTGCTCTCGTATCCCTACATAAAAATGGTCTGGACTCTTACTATAGAACAGCCAATGGTGGCTATATCAATGCAGCTGATGTTGTGATTGATAGAGATGTGGAATTCTCATCTCAACGCGTAGCTAACCATGCTAATCAAGATAAGAAAAACCCGTTTAGACGTTCATTTGGTAGTTTAAATAAATTATCTAAATTTTTAACAGGTAGTGCTCCATCACCAACTTCTAGTATAGGAAGTGGTACATTATGGTCTGCCGGTCAAGTGAATAGTGGTACGCCAACTAATTCCAATAGTAATTATGTATTTACACCGGGCAATAAAGCTTGGGCACAGGGCGATCCTGGTAAGCCAGTGAGCTTTAAAGGCTCAACCACTTCATGGCGAACCATTAGTGGCCAAGGTGAAGTGCAAGAAAAGAAACCAAATCGATTAAATAATATGAGTATCGATTCCTTTATTCGAACTAAGAATAAATATGTAAGCAGTCTATTAAAGGGTGCCACAATCGGTAATATTCGTGATGGTTCTTTTTTTGGTAAAGAAGGGGGTTTATTAAATAACTTCCGTGGGTTACTATCTGGTGTTATATCTTCTCGATTACGCTATGTAATCGGTTTTGATTTTGGTTCTGAACTATCTGATATCTTCAATATATTTGGTGAAACCTATCCGGGTATCACTGATAAATTTAGTAAGTATATCGGTGGTACCGATGGTGGTAGTTTATATAGTGGTGACGCTAAAGACTGGCCAGGTGAACGACCTTCCTTTGATAATGGTGGTAGTTTATTTGATGGTCAATATGAACAACGCCAAATTCATTATGCGGCTATCGACCAGCATGCAATCGAATACTTTAAGTATAAAGGTTGTGATGGTCGTACGATCATTAAACGATTTGGTGGCATTTATGAATGGGAACAAGATGAATCCTATGCGACTCCACTAGTAACAGATCCTCCACATATCGAAGAAGACGATATTCAAATCTTTAAAGATATGAGTGATGACTTATATGATGAATATAGTTCTGGATTTGATGCTATCTATGATGAATTTAACATTCATACGGATAGAGCGACAATCTTTAACAAATTCAATCGCTATCGTCTACCAACACCAAATAATGAATTACTTGGCTCTAAAGGTCATATCTTCTTTACACGACCAGATATGAACTTATCCTTTGCCAATGATACGGGAGCCAGTGTATTGAATTTAGATACTGCGGTAGCTCATGCTCATGCATCTGCCTTGATGTATAGTATGTTAAAATCACATCCTGTATTATGTAGTTACCTTATGGGTAATAGTGCAGGTGGTGGACATTCATTCATACCGATCTTGACTGACCGTGTAACAGGCTTAGATGTACAAGACGAAGTATTGGAAACCACAGAAGCGGGTGAAACACTCACTGGTTGGAAAAATACATATGGTCAAAGTACAATTAAGACTAAGACGGCCGGTACAGTGAATGTGAACTTCCGTGATGATGATATGCTATCCGTATACAAGATTATGAAAATCTGGATAGAGTATATCAATGCAGTATATCGTGGTGAAGCTATGCCAAATCCAGTTCATGCTAAAAAGCATACACTTGATTATGCAATTTCTATCTATTATTTCTTAACTAAGACGACAGGTGAGGATATTCTCTACTGGTGTAAATACACTGGTTGTTTCCCTACAAATATTCCATCATCTAACTTCTCTGATTCAGTTAATGAAACGATTAAACAACCAACGTATACCATTACGTTTAACTATAGTAAGAAGGATGACTATAATCCATTACATGTAGCTGAATTTAACTACTTATCCCAAAACCAAGCATTCAATTATATTCCAGTATACAATCAAAGTACAATGCACTCTACGAAGACATTTGTTGGGTGTCCATTTGTTGATACTGGTAATGGTGGGGAATTATATAAGTTACGTTATCGACCAGTATAATAATGAGGGATACACATGGCACACATAACTCTCTATCGTTGGACTAACGATACTAAACAATGGTTAGAAGCAAACACCGAACAATTAGCAGTTGGTGATTGTATTCGTATACTGAATGACGATGGGGTGGTCTATACACGACCAGATACTAAAGATCGTATCTTCGTGGTAACACACACTCTTCCATTTATTCTGTATAATGATTTAAGCTTGACATTTATGATGGTTAAAGACATCGTACAATCATTCGAAAAAACTAAACTTGCAAATGATGATACCGATAGATCCATCATGGAAGTCCTTACCCATAAACGAAACCCAACACAATTCGAGTATACACTACTCACAACTTGGGTGACACAATTTTATTCTGATTATCAACTTATGTATGCTTAGGATGTGATAAAGTGGGTACTATTAAAAACGGTACTAGTGTATATGATATAAAGGACTATTTATCCAAAGAAATAGCACCAACGTATTTCAAAGATATCGCTGATATGAATGAAATGAATGTTGGTTTATTTGGGTATATTACAGAGATCCTTTCTACCACTATCAATGATGGATACTTCGCTATCACATCGTTGTTTAAAGAGATATTCCCGATTCAGGCAGAATTACCTGAATCTATTTATAATCATGCCACGATTTTCCAAATCGATAATTTGATGGCAACAGCAGCTTCTGTCCCATTCACAATCATGATGTCAGAAGAAGCATTATTAAAGAATGGTATTAATGTCGATGGTAATATCACTCAGTTCGATATGGACTCTGAGATGGTATTTAATGTCGATGGTATACCATTCATGCTAGATTATGATGTACGTGTTACAAGTAAACGTACATTAGAAGGTACAATTCATAGTGCATACTATATCATGGATCACAATAATAGCGTAAGTCCATTATTAAATCCATATATACGCACAAGCACATATGTAAATGATAATGGTAAACGGTATGTGGTGTTAGCAGTAACGCTACATCAAGTCGAAAAGAAAACAATTACCGATACGATTATCATGAATGATAAGATCAATATGGTATCTATGGAATATACATTTGAAGGTCAATTGGCTAACTTTGAAATATTCTATAAGGCACCAGGTGATTTAACCTACACACAATTGACGAAGAAGTTAATGAATACAGAAAAGTTAGATAAACCATTCTGTTTCTACAAAATCGTCGATGACCATAAGCTCCAAATCGAGTTCTCAAATGATGAACGTTACTTTACCCCTAAGTATAATTCTGAAATCTATATTCAGTTATATAATACGAAGGGTAAGAATGGTAACTTCACAACTTACGATGGTACTGATATTGAAATCATTGGTAAAGCGGATCGATATCCGAATAACCGTGGTATGATTTTCATGGGTACTGTTACAGGGGAATCTGTTGGTGGCTATGATCGTAAAGATATTGAAGAGCTTCGTAATGATGTAGTTAAGGCATACTCTACTATCAAATCCTTTACTACAACCAATGACTTACAAATCTACTTCAATAATATTAAACATCGTGAACAAAACGAAATTCTATTCATGAAAAAACGAGATGATGCATTCGAGCGTCTCTATTCTACATTTATTCTATTCAGGGATGCTGACCAAAATGTAATCCCTACCAATACACTCGATATTAAGATCGAATCTACCGATATTGATACGTATATGGAACAATCCAAACGTAACATTATTAAGGCAGGTAAAATCTATCGATACAAGGGTAGTGATAAATCGGTTGCTGTTATTGATAAAACGCTATCATTGAAAACGAATTTAGATGGTTATGAAAATAATGATTTTATATACATTAATCCATTCTTAACCGTCGTATGTGCTAACCCATTATCGGTAGCATTCTATTTGAATTCAGTGAATGATAATATCACTACGTTATATCAACCAACGGATACGAAATCGTTCAACCAGTTTATCGTCAATAGTATTAATATCAAACGGGACGCCTTAAATGGTGAAGATGGGTATATGATTACCACTAAGATTGCACCTTCTGCGATGCTTCCTAAAGAAGCATTTAAGTTAATTGAAGATGATACTCTCGTATTACCATCCCATAAAACATTTAAGAATCCAACCGATGGTTATCAATATATTGATAACGAGAACCTTAAGGTTGTATTAACACTTCATGGTGAAGAAAATCGTATCAAACGGTTAATTGATATGGACTTATATGGGTTTGATGAAGACTATTACTTCTTCAAGAAGTTTATTAAAACGAATGATTATGTAACACTCAAAAACCAATTCCAATTAACGGAAGGTATGCTAGATCCTACTACAGGTACCGATAGCACAGACCCAGTTCTTGTCGATGGTACCAATTGTAAAATGGAATTATTGACGTTCTATCAATATCCTGATACAACAGAACGGCAGTTACATAAATTCAACTCATTACCATTATTAGAACACTTCACATTAACGAATCGATACACCATGAGTAAGGATACAGCCATCCGATTCATTATTCCGATTCCAGAAGTTCGTTCCTATGTGCAATATGCAAATAGAGGACCTAATGGTAAATATGGATTTAGATTAGAAATGATTCCATTGATTAAAGCGAACTACTTTAAGTTACCGAATGCTAGGGAACGATTCATGAATTCCTTCCGTAGTATTTATGATTATATTCGCAAATCATTGGATTTATTGACGAATAACTTCCATATCGATATTAAGTTCTTTAACACCTATGGGTACTCTAAATTCTATTTCAAACATGAAGATTTGGAAGAAGCAACGAACCCATTGGATAAGATTAACATCTCTATCAGCTTCGATGTGAAATATACATTTACTACCGATGCTGAAGATATGACTAAGCGATTGAAATCATACATTCAGAAATATATTGAAAGTCGTGATATTTCATTGGTATCTAGCCCTTCTTTATATATCTCTAACTTAATCGCTGGTATCAAAGAAAACTTCCCGTCCATTAAATTTATCAAGTTTAATGGTATCAATAAATATGGTCCTTCTATGCAAACACTTGAATCATTAGTCAATGAAACAAATGTTATTCAAGGGATTATTGAAACATCTAAGGTTATTCCTGAGTACTTAAACGTAGACCATACGATCAAGAATGGTAAACGTACTGCTCAAATATTCATCAATATTTTGGACTAGCCTAGGGACATAACTATAACATTTTGATTATAATAGTAAAGGAGATATCCACATGGGTTTCAACCGTAAAGTCGTACGTCAACAAGGTCTAGGTTTTACCACATTGGACTTTAATGCGTTACGTAAACAACAAGTCGAACGTGATCAAATGTTAGCTGAAGCAGCTAAGTTAGAAAACGAACGACTCAATGAAGAAAAAATAGCCTATGAACGCGATGCTGCCTTGAAAGCTAATCACCGTGCACTTATGAAAAATTATCGTGGTGCAGGTATTAATGCATTAGCAGCTAGTATTCCAAATGCTATCTTAGCAGAATGCTTTAACACAGTATTCGTAAAAGCATTACCACATGATACAGACTATGTCGATGAAAATATCAAGACTATCAAAAATATGGGTGCTATGTATGTTAAAAAGATTGGTGGCGTGAAAGCCTTAGCTGAATCTGCTAATCGTACTAATTCCCCATTCCTACGGGCTCTTCTTGAATTCTGTAATGAGTTCTCTCAAGCAATCATTATGGAACGTGTTAAAGAAATCAATGAAGCCGAAACTGAAGAAGAAATCAAAGAAATGATTTCCCCTCAATTGAATGATGAAGAACGTAATACCATTTTGGTTAAAATGGATAAATTAGGTTCTGATGAATTGGCTGAAATGATCAGTAATAAGGTTATCGATGTGGTTCGTGATGAACAACAACGTGAAAAAGACCAAGCTGAAATTCTTGATACTATGGAAAAGGATATGAATGAAGATCCTAATGATGTAAAAGTAGATGATCGAGAAGATACAACAGCAGATGATGTAGCAGAAGCTGCTAAACATGTTGCTGAATCATACAATCCTTTGACTCGTACCTTCAATTATGATAAGAAAGATACTAACAAATCCTTCTTCTTCTCTTTGATGCAAGGTATCGCTACCAAAGTATTAAAAGAATCTACTCAAACTGAATCTACTAAGGTAGAAACACCACAAGTATTATTAGAAAATCCATTGAATCTTAATATCTTTGACGTATATATACAAGATAAAAATGAAGATTTGGATGACCTTCGTCGTATGGATATGACTGATACTGGTGAAATTGCTAGAACAACGTCTTTGGATAAAGATTTTATCTTATCTGAAGCCTTGCTACAATACACTATGTTCGAAACAGCTCATACTATGAAACTTGTTAATATCACATTAGATGATATTCGTCAACAAGCAGATTACATGCGTAAAGGTTGCTAATAGTGAACAAAGACCCCATATACCAATCGGTATATGGGGTTTTATATTGTCATAACATATAAATATGAGTACACCGGATAGTTACTAAATCATGTGAATGGTAAGCCTCCTGAAGCAATTGATTAGCTACTCCTAGGATAGTGTGACTATTTTTTAACCTGAGTGTACAATTGGGATACATGGCACAACCACCATGTATCCCATCTTTTACGTCAAAAAAAATAATAATGAGAGAAATACACCTTAACAGTGTATTTCTCTTTTGAATCGAATAAATAATACATTCCCGTGTACATTTAGTTTACAAATCTCATTGGCTGGTTTGTTGGAATCAAACGTATGACAGATGATATCTTTGATCTCGTTAGTGATCGTATCAATTGGATGCTCATTTACGTTAACAGATAAAGACATACCTGCGGATTGGCATTCTATATCTTTCGTAGCAAAGTAATCTTGAACAGCTTCAATTGAATTCATCACATTCATTTCAAATCGAGTCACAATATCACCTCTATTCTAAGTCTTTATACGATTTTGAATTCTCAATTACCTTTTTGTTATATATACTATCATAATTTAATGCATAGGTGATAGTGATTTCAACACGAGGTTTTAATGAATAGCGTTTCTTAACCGATCCATCCGTGATTAAACTATCATTCAATAATAACCATTTTTGTACCATATCCGAATAGGTCTTACCCAAGTTATCCCAATCGGGTGTCGTGATGGGTTTAATCATACCTAATTCAGCCAATATGGTATCCATAATATTCATACTCTTAGGGATTGGCATATAGGTAACTACATCAAAGGTACAAGGCTTAGTGATTAGATGAAGGAGTTCTTTCTCCTCCTTCACAACATACTTCACAAATGTATTATTTGCACCAGCATTTTTAACATAAAAATGTCCTCCACGTAAGGATAACCTAGGTCTAGGAGTTGACTCTGGAATAATATAGAATATTATCTTAAGGGTCTGTGTATCTATACGGGAAATTTCTTCTATACGTTCAAATAGGTTCTTTTGGAACTTCTTTGGTAAATTTTTAGTAGATAAGAAGTCTTTAATACGAGTGAATTGATTGATACTCACTCGCTTAAATGATTCTCTATATAAATCTAAATTCTTCTTTAGCATACTATCTACCCTTTCATGGGAAATAAATAATAATGGAATACCGTAGTATTCCATTATTATGTTTTTGATAGTTTTAAGTTCTACCAGAAGCAATACGTATAGATTGTGCCAAGCGTTCTTTTGCTTTTTCCAATGGGTAATTCCAAAGACCTCTAATAGCAGTATTACCTAGAGCTTTGGCTACTTCAATCTTCTTAGCAAATTCAGAAAGCTTCATATCCAATCCAGATTGAACGGATACATAGTCAATCAACGCATAGTTCCATAGCATATTATAAGCAGATTTCAAATCAGTGATTTGTGACATGGCAAATGTATTATATAAATCTTTTAATGTAACAGATAGTTTGATTTCTAATGGATAACCATCAACAGACCATGCTGATCCATCCCCACCTTTTTGTATCGTTAAGTTTTCAACGATTGACATTTCCGATGAGAACATACCTGGGATATAAGCACGTACAATAAATGGTGCACCATAGGTATTGATAGTGGTTTGTCTTGGTGCTACAAGAGCGATCCAATGCCACATAGGAACAAATAGATCTAAGAATATATTTCTCTTATTCCCATAAGGGGTTTTTAAATCCATTTCTACTGTATAGGAACGAGAGAAATCAGACGAAGCCCATAGTTCTGGGAAGAAGATATTCGATCCTGATAGCACAGAGGCAGCAGAACCAGTGATTTTTTTAATAATACCTGAATTTGGTAATAGTTTATTAGCAGCTTCACCAATTTCACCAGTGGCTTTAGCGATGGAATTTGTCATATTACCATCTTGCTTAACAGCACCAGCACCCATTAAAAATTGAAGTTCTTTTGCTAAATCACCCATCCCTGATACCATCGATGAAATCATGGATTCTTTTGTTTGGTTACTAAATGATTCCGAATATCCAATAGATGGATTGATATAGAAATCGATATAATATTCCGTCAAGTTAAGAGCAGACGCTGCCGCCATACCCTTATCGATTAAACTTTCTTTATTCGCTACCGCACTCTTAACATACTCTATCGTACCATCGATTACAGCACCAGGTCCAGATTCATTACCATTCAATAATCCAGTAGAGGCTCTTCCAGCCATTGTATTAGATAATCGATAACCAGACCAATCATAGTACTTGAACTTATATTGTTCACCTTGCCCTTCATGACCTGGTACATATTCATCGCCAAGACCCATCATAATAGCATTCATTTGACAAAGAGTGTTTACATAACGAATGTATGTGGAGTGGTCAGACACGAATTCAAAATACCGCATGTCAGCATTCTTATCATCAATCATCTTCTGAGCCGTGTCATTAAAACGGTTTTGCAATTCTTGAAGAGTTTGGTTTGCAGCTTCAATAAATTTTTCTTTCTCTTCATCGCTTAAATCAGGTAAAAAGTTAGCCTTACCTGGAATAATTGATAATACTGGGGCTTCCGCCATCATTTCCATAAAGGTAGCACCCAGTTCACCATCACCACCATTATTAGCAGCAGGTCTATAATCTGTCGTTTCCATAAATTGATAAGGAACTCCATAAATACGCTTATTTAAGATTACATCACTATTCACATCAGTTTCATTACCATGACCACCAACAAATACAGCCGATGATAAGCCACCATTTGGATTGGCGACTGATTGTGTAATCTGTCCTTGTGCGATAGATGATATAACCTTATCGGTTTGAGGAGATTCTGATTTTGGTACCGTATTACTTAATGGTACGGCACCAGAAGGATTCCCTGGAGCGAATTGTTGAAGATTAATTTTCCCTCGTTCACCATGAACTGTCCCTTGTTCATGAATATCGATGGTATAGTTAGCTGATAACCATCCGTCTTTGACTTTATACCAGATATTATCGCCACCATCTTTTTGCATTTCTTTTGCTTGTAATATATAGCCTGAAGGATATGTGTTCACAACTTCAAAACCCATTCCCGGTCCAGACCGAACATTAACAGCAGAATTAGTTTTGATGTTAATTAACAACTAAATCCACCTCACTTTTATAAATTAATTTTCAAGTTATGGATTTGTTAAAATAGATTAAATATAGAGATATAGACAGTTACGTCTATATCTCTATATTCTGTAATTAACTTCGTCTAAATTCTCCACCTTTAGCAATTTCCAAATTAGTTTGGTGTGCTTGTCGATAGGATTTTCTATCCGAATTATTTCTATTAGTTGCAGTTACATTAGCTGGAATGGTTGCTGCCTTAGAACCTGCGATAGTAGGATCAGTTGCTGCTGCTTGTTGTGCTTGAGCAGTTGATGTTGTTACAACATCCGCTGTTTTAGCAGTATAATTAGCAGTTTCAGCAGATTTACTTGCAATCACTTCTAAGTATTTAACCATAGCTTGTGCTTCTGCATGAATATCAATTGATTTAATAGCAGATACGATAGAATTAGAATCAGCACTTGTAGCACTAAGAGCTTTATCGACAGCAGAGTTACTTGTACCAGCGATACCAGTTTCTTTAGTAAGCTTCTTAATGGCTTCTTCGTATTGAGCTTTGATTTGCTCAACGATGTTACCTTTATCAGCACTATTTTGACCTTGTGCTTTCGCATTAGGACTTGGTTTCTTGGAAAGTAAACTTGTGTCAGTACTAGCTTCTTGTGCTTTCTTAGCTTCTTCATTAGCTTTCTTAATAGCAGCTCGTTCCGCATCAGTTTTATTATTCCACCAGTTGCGTTGCCAATCATGTTTAGCTTGGATAACTGTAATTGAGTCATCGGCAGTCACCATGTTATTTTGTGGCATACCACTAGCAATAATATTACCATATGCATCATAATCAGGAGCTATGACAGAACCTTCATATTTAGTATCTGGAGTGTAATTATATCCTTTGCTATTTGATGCAATCTGTTTCAATACTGTAGTATCTCCACCACCAAATAAGCCTAATTTAGGAAGAGTTTTTAATACACTAGCAGATGGCATTTTACCAACTGGTGCAGCTCCATATTTCTGAGCATCTCCACCACCAGTAAATTTATCATATTTAGTCAAATCATTCTCATCGATAATTTGAACCAATTTACTAGCATAGCCAGAGTCCGTTGCATACCCCTCATCTTTAAGGTGCTGAGCCTGCTCTTCTGGTGTAGTATATGGACCCATCTTATACGGAATAAGGAACTTATCATGATCAATAACACTGTCTTCTAACGTATTATACGCACGGAATCCATCAGTTATAGTATATAGACCACCAGCACCTTCTTCTTGTGTAGATAAGTTATTACTTGGACCGGACCAAGAACTATCTGCCTTAATACCGAAATAGTTGTTACCTGGTGCAGATTGACCCCATGCGGACTCAACAATGGCTTGAGCAACTGTTACCGATGGAAGTGTTTTAGATTCATCGTATTCTGCAGCGGTCTTACCAACTCGATCTAAAAATTCTTGACGATCCTTAGGCAAGTCAGCAGAACCTACGCTACCACGACTACCGCCACGACCACCTTTGTCATCCCATGGTGTGCCAGTATATGCTTTACCAGCAATCATAGAACCGATGGCATTATTACCAATTTCTTGGAATCTGGAAATAAATGCTTCTAATGGACTCTTAGGTTTGGCACTTGCACCTTTACCTTTTCCACCACCATCAGCTTTACTACCTTTGCCTGTAATACCACCAGGCCCTTTACCCTTACCAGTAGGGACACCAAATAATTTTTCAATAGATCCAGCATATTCATAAATTTTACCTTGCCAGTAATCTATATTGAGATCTTCATATACTACACCTTTGGAAGAACCACAATGTAGCATCTTATTATCACCTGCATAGATACCAACGTGTGTAATATCTTTATATGCGTCACATTCATAGGTACGTAAGAAGAATACTAAGTCACCAGGACCTGCTTGACTAAGTGGAATCAATGCGCCCGCATCCTCAAACTGTTTCATTTGTGCATCAGCACAACGATTATCGAGTGTTAACCCAACATCTCGGAATGCAAATTGAGTAAATAGACCACAGTCGAGAGCGGTGGAACCATCGGAACCTAAACCGTATTTTGTACCATAGTACTCTTCACCCGCAGTAAGGATATCGTCACCTGTAATATTCTTAGGACCGTATCCTCTAAATATAGTAGCCGCTTTGAATTGTTCCATTTGTTTAGGATCAACCCATTTAGCACTCTTAACAAACTTGCTAACATCAGCACCCTTACGGGCAATCAAGCTAGCAAAACCAGGATTGTTAGGATCATTCATCCCAGCAATCAAATTCTTAATATTATAACCTTTAGATCGTTTACCCAATGGATCGTATACGTTAACGAAGGCTTCACCATTACGTTCATAAGCACCATTAGCCATAACATAGTGACCACCCTTAGTGAATGGAACATCTGATGTATTTTTATTAGTACCACCGAGAATAACAGTACCACCTTGAGCAATCGCATCAATCAATGAGTTAGGGTCTTTAGTATCTAAATCAAATGTAGAGCCACCCAATTTATCAGCAGCAGTAGCAAAGTAAGATGGACTAATACCTTTGTTATCAGCAGGACCTGCATCTGCAGAGGATACAAGAGCGCCAGTAACTTTAGGTGTAATCGCCGTATTACCTGTTACATTTGCCATAGCGGATGCCAATACAGTAGGACCACAGCCATAATCAGCCATAGTACCATAACCACCAGATTGACCCAATACAGATAAATCACTCCATTGGGAATCGGTTTGTTTATAATTAATCATCTTACCGTCAGTGGCGGTAGATGTTTCAGTCTTATTAGCAACGTTTTGAATTTGGTTAGCTGTGATGTTATTAGGTTTAGCTTGTTCAGAGTCATCACCCTCACCACCACCAGTAAATGCTTTTTTAGTTGTGATGGAGTTAAGAACTCCAGATAAACCTGTTTGTTTAGCTCCCCATTTTACTTCATTAAAAATACGATCGCCTAAGGTAGCACCATTAGAACCATCTTCTTTACCGAATAAGACATCAATAACCTTATTCTTGATAGTATCAGGTAATGGCATCAATAAACCTTTAACAATCGCTTTACCAACGTCGCTGATGGTAATAGAATCAAACCAAGCTTTAACACCGTTCATCCAATTAGCAATACCACCAAAGAAGTTTTGGATACCTGACGTAATTGTGGAAACAGCACTGCGAATAGGACTTGTTAAATCGAACATAATTCCACTAAATGCATAGAACATTTTTTGGAGAATATGCCAACTACCTACTACTACACCATTATCATCAATTTCTTGAGCACATTCATTGGTGAAATCCGTAACGTTTGTATATAAGTCAGTAAAGAACTTACTAACGTTGCTACAAGCATCATTGAATGGATTAACGATATATTCTTCAAATAATGAAGTTTGACCTTCAGACCAAGATGGATCGAATACCGCCACACCTTGACCATTATCAGCAAATAATTTAAAGCCAAATAATGAATTAGTTAAACTATTGATACCATTATTCAATGCTGGCATTTGTGATTGACCTTCGTCATTAATACCACCGAATGCCCATACAACTGTATTTCTAGCTTTATCAACAGCTTCCTGTCCTAATTCTTTAAGGTTCGTAATACCTTTAGAGATAGCAGATTCTTGGATTACATTACCGTCATCGTCAACTTCACCAAAGAACCATTTAAGGTTATTTTTGATTCCATTTCCGATACGTTCAGGTAATGATTCAATCTCTGTACCATCACTCTTAGTACCACCAGTGAACCATACACCAATATCATGGGCGGCGTTCTTGGCAGCATCCCAAATATCACCAAAGATAGATTGTTTACCTTGATAGTCGTCAACATCTGCTTCACCAAATAACTTAGCTAAGAAGGCTTGACCACCTTGTTTCATATTAGCAAACAAACCATTTTGGTATTCACCGTTTTCATCATTAGCACCAAATAAGAATTTACCCACAGCCGTTTGACGAACACCAGCAAGACGTTCAGATTCCTTCTTGTCATCTATTTCAGCATCATGATGCTTACGCCATTCAGAATCACTCAACTTCTTACCGGTTTTTTCTTCATATGCATCGCGGGCTTTCTTATCATCTTCTTGTGCTAATTTAATAGCAGCGGCATCATCTTCAGTAGTTCCAGGTAATGCAGTATATACACTCATAGCCAGCATTTGTTTGATATTGATTTCCCCACCAGAGAACATGTTGATGCACTCTAATGCTAAATCAATATAAATTAAACCTGGTAATCCTAAAATAACTTGTAAAATAGAGCAAGCTAATCGCATACCCGCAGTTACTTTATCTGATGGAACACCAAAGATTTCTGCAGCATCGATAGCACCTGTTACAGCATCATATAAGCTGAAACCTATTTGAAGTACACCGGCTGTGCCAACTACAGCAGTAGTTTCACCGACAACTTTAGCAAATTTAGGAGCAATCTTAACGAACATCTGTGGAGTAATAGTTTTAGCAAGATTTTTTAAAGAACCAACGAGCTTACCTGCGTTTGGACCTAAATGTTTCTTAACAATATCAAGATCCCCAACTTTATCAGCCACTGCATCAATACATTTCTTAAACGTACCGAATGCTCCACCACCAGAGGCTTCCTTGGCAGCTTTAGCTTGAGCATCTTTAACAATATCTTCCGCTTTGGCAATACCAGACAATTTGGATTTAACTTCACCGCGTTCAGCAACATACTTACGAATAGATTCCGATTTATAGTTTGCACTATAATCTTTAGCAACTAACCCTGTAGCATCAGCTACAGCATTTTGTGTTGCCTGTTTACCAGCTTTCGCATAGTATTTGCCTTTATCATATAATCTAGCGATATTATGACCAGCTGCACCAATAAACTCTCTACCTTTGGCAAGAGCTTCTCGACCAGCTTTGGTTTTCATCATTTTCTCGCCAATACCATCAATCGTTTGAGCAACTTTTCGACCACCGATTTGCAATGCGTCACGAGTGATACGATCGTGGGTTCTATCCCCACCTTTACCAGATAATTTATCAAAGATGGCTTTCAAGACCCCTAAGATACCTGTAAGACCAAGGAAGTTTTTAACCATATCCATTCCTTTAGTCAATTTATCTAAGAAGCTTTCCGCTTTATTCTTCAATTTATCTTTAGCATTTTCAGCAATAGGGCGTAACAAATCAAACATACTTTGACGTTTCTTTTCAGCGTCACGCTCTTTCATAATCTCTTGACCGGTACGACCACCAACAAGCTTAGTGACATCATCATCAGCATGACGACCAGTACCATCCGCTTTGTCAGCAGGTTTACCGAAGTTTTGAATATCGAATGTGAAATTGGATTTCGCTGCTAATTTCTTATCCTTAGCAATATCTTGAGCCGTTTTATCACCAACTAATTTAGTTGGATCATCGTCATCATGCTTAGGTTCAACAGCAGCTTCCTTAGGATCAACGATACCAAGACGAACCGCTAAGCGGTTAATAATTTTCTTAATACCTTTTAAATGATCTCTGGATTCTTCTTGAACTTCCAATTCCTTTTGATTAATTGCCGTCATTTGGTCTTTTGTATCGGCACCAATTAGCTTATCACGGTCTTGCTTAGCAGATAAATCTTGTTGAGCACGACGTTTATCTTTAGAAGACCAACCATTCGCTTGCATCTCTTGTTCAAGAGCAGCTTGTTGAGCTTCATGTTTTGCAATCAATGCTTCTCTTCGACCAAAATAACGGTTTTGTTTAGCATCACGTTCTTTAGCATAGGCTTTAGCACGAGCTAAATCTTTATACTTATCCGATGTAAGATCAGCATCACCCATACCTAACATAGCACCGAGTGTAGAACCAGTGGCTTTCAACTTACCGAAGAACCCATTAGCTTCACCTACACGACTGGCTTTGTTTCGAACGTTTTCTTTATAAGCACCCATACTATAATAGCCAGATGCCATACCAGCAGCTAAACCAACGAGTTTAACTGGAGATGATAATAATTGACCCAACCCCCACATAGCGGTTTTGAATACTCTGTCTGTGGCAGACTTCATAGTCTTATATACGCCAGTTAAGAGTTTAGTAATCGCACGTGTTAATGGACTAAATGGTTTAGCAATCGCATCAGCTGTTTTAGTAAAGATATTGGTTACTTTATCTTTAATCACACCTGTGAGATCTTTAAACATCCATTTCAATGGAGTAAATGCATCTTGCAATGGATTTACAATCGATTTAGCAAACCATTTTTCAACAGCAAGAGCACCTTTTTCAAATCGAATCTTTAATGGGTTTACAACGCCAACTGTTAAGATATTTTTGAATTTATCCACTAAGCCAGATTTGTAAGTACCATCTTCATTAAACTTACCAAATAACGCTTCTTTAAATTTTTCAGATGTTAAGCCGATACCTAATGCACTACCACCTAAGGCCATAGCCATAGGTCCTAATCCTAAGGCACCGATTAAACCAAAGCTACTACCGAAGGCACCTAGCCCTAAACCAGATAAAGCACCGAATGTGGCACCTGGTAAGATTTTCTTTAAACCCTTACCAAATTTACTATTGATAAGGCCGCCTTCTTTTTCGCCATTTCCTTTATCTTTGCCGTATAACAGAGATTGGAAGCGTTTGGATTTAACAGCAAGACCCGTAGCAGCACCCATAAGAACTGGACCTAATAGACCAGCACCTAAGGCAGGAGCTAACCCAATAGCACCGATAGCACTACCAGCACCACCAAGCCCAACCATGTTGAGAGCTCCACCAATCATACCAGGAATTGAAATACCGAGTAAACCTTTGACAGCACCGAACATACCGCCACCAATAATGGCATTCTTATTCTTATTCCAGAACTTTTGAATACCCTTACCAACAAGGCCACCCATTCGTTTACCTTTATCATCCATCTTACCAAACATCATATCTTTGAATTTAGTCGATTGAGATAGTAAACTGATACCTGTACCTGCTACTAATGCACCGATAGGACCACCAGGTAAGAATAAAGAACCTAATAAACCAGCACCACCAGTTAAGGATAAAGCACCTAATCCAGTACCAATCACAGCACCTTTAGCAATCCCTTTTGGAAGTTTTCGTTTAATGAAATCACCAAACTGTTGGAATGCTTGTCGGTCATTCAGTTTAGTACCGAAGAAGTTATTAGAGAACATCTTATACCCTTGGGAAAGAGTAGATGAGATGTTACTCAATAAGGATTTCTTTTTACTAGCCTCTTGTTTCTTTTTATCGCTACCGCCAAATAAATATGATTTCAAATAACCAAATGCGGTATCGAATCCTTTCTTCATCTCTGCCCCAATACCAATCGTTTGACTCTTGATACTTTTACCAGCAGAATCGATGAATGGTTTCCCATCAATCGTTTGCTTAATATATTTACCAATATCCCCTACAGCATTCGCTGCAAAGGAAAACGCACCGCCAGTATATTTATTGCCTTTCTTAACACCCATCATCATATTCTTAGCATAGTCCATAAGACTATCACCGAATTGATGGAGTTTCTGTTTAGCTTTATCTGGCATGATTTGTTCTTTAATTGGTTTAAAGATATTATCAACTAAGAACTTTTTAACAGAAGCAAATGTTTTTATGATTTGCTGTTCGATCTTTTCAATAATCGAACCATTCTCATCATCAGAGAAAATAATATTATATAACGAATTATCAATTTTACTAATGACATCAGTTAATGCATTCATAGGGTTCTTTAGATAGTATCCCAAACCCTTATTGCCACCCGTTGATTGTTTATCCTTTAGACTGATATCAGTACCATCCGCTAATGCTTTTCTAACATTTTCATCCATGTTATCAATATCATTCGCTGATGTTTTGGCACCGGTTTCAATCCCCAGTTTCTTATCAAGGAGAGCATTCCCTGTTGATTTAAGTTTTTTATCTTTCTTTTTCTTCTCGTCTTTTTCACGTTGCGATAAGATTTTATTACCCGCTTCAGAGAAGTTATCATTTAAAATATAGCCAGTATAATCACCATCAGAATAGTTATTATTGAAATCACTAACCATATCACCATATTTATAATGAGCGGTTGCCATTGCCATATGGTCACCTTTGGACATCTGTTTCATAACAGATGTTAAGATAGCTTTAGCTGAGCGATTTTCAATATCAGCTAACATCCGTTCTAAATTCTTAGGATTATACCGAATGTTACCTTTAGCTAAATCACTTGTGAATTTATTAATGGATTTTTCAACTTCTTCTTTATCAGCAGCCGAATCAAAATCCATATGACGCATAACTTTATCTGTTTTATCACTCAATGGTGCTGTAGCTCGATTAGCCATATATTGCATTTCTCGATTATATCGATCTTGCATTTCATCACGAGTTGTAAACTGACCCGTTTTGTGGTCAAATACAGTCGCAGGTCCATTGGTGATGGCTTTTAGGATCTCACTTAAGTATGTAGGGATAACTTGGTTGATCGTACGATGTGTTATACCGTCGAATGCCACAGCCCCTTTATTATACTTACTTGGATCAAATCGACCACTTTTAGTATCGATACCAAATACATTACCAATGAATTGAGCTAATGAACTATTGTAATTATTCCGTTGATAGGTTACTTTAGACAGTAATGCCGGAATCATATTAGCAATCGATGTATCTAAACTAGCTAATGATTGCTCAATCATTTTAGGCATAAAGGCACTCATGGCTTGTTCTAATATGGTACCCACTGGGTTATTCATAAACCCACGTTTTGGTTTCGGTCCCATTGAACTAGCCATGGATAACCCAGTAGCCAACATCCCAAATGGAGTATTACCCAAGAAGTTATCTTTGATAACCTTCATATAGGAACTTGGGTCGAACCCACCCATACCGAAGACTTTAGAGAAATCAGAAGAACGACCACCAGTTTTACCGAATGGACTTTCTGGGTTCATTGCTTTCTCTTGTAATTCAAGCATTTGTGACCAAATACCTAAACTGTCTTCATAGTAACGTAAGGAACCTTCAACGAATTTTCCCATAACGTCACGATTAAACGTATTAATTGTATTTAATGAATCACGTATACCGACTAACTGACCCATAGATTGACTATGTTGTTTTTCTTGGGCCACTAGCATACTTAATGTCATTTTAGCAGCTGTCGCTGCTTGTTTCTCAAACCCTTTTGCTATAATAGCACCATGGGTTTTCATAGTTTTATCTAATTTGACAATCCCACTTGCCGTTTTAGCACCTGTAGCATATGTCGCTTTTTCGACACGACCAATGGAGCTAATCTCAGCGGCACTAGTAGTTGATTTAGATGATTTACTTGAGGACTGTGTTGCCCCATCATCATCGTCAAAAGAGAAATCGTCATCATCAAAATTAAAATCATCATCGAAACCACTATCGTCTTTATCAGGATACAAATCACCAGACTTCAATGCTTTCATTGCATCTTCATAGGTTTCTTTTGCTTTTGTCTTTGCATCATCGATAAATTTTTTACCAGCTCCCGCTGTTTTATTACGACGCATTTCGATAATAGATTGACGTAAATTCTTTGCGGAGTCATATACTGATCCGCGAATACTCTGGCTTTCGGACATCTTTTCATTCAGTACGTTTTTCATACCGAATGCAACAGACTTACCGATATTCTTTAGCCAACGAGTATCTCTATTTTTAGGCATATAGTGAACTCCTTTCTCTATGATCCGAAAAAAATCAAACCATAGTATTTGGATTTAAAACTATGTCCTAGTATGGGAGTTTAACAGACAAAAAAAAGAGGAGCCGAAGCTCCTCTTAGTCATTTATTAAGCATGTCGCCAAGTATCTCATCGATATCAACGGCATCTACACTCTTAGGTGGTACCTTATTGATACCTATCATGACTCTAGCGATGATATCAACATTATCAAATATTGCTTTGACTGGAATCTCAATCGTTTCAAAACATGCTTCTGTTCTGATATCACCGTCATATTTTACGGTAATGGCAAGAATTTTACCATTATCGCCTTTATCAGATTTATACACTTTAAGTGATACTAAATAGGCATGATTTAAAAATACAGATCCGATAGTACCATTTACATATGCTGACATTAAGAAAACCATATTATTTCGCCCCCAATTCTTGATTAAGTACTTCTTGTAAATTAACAAAATCGACCACGCCAGCTTTTGCTTTATTGAAATATCCGGCAATAGTTCTATATACTGTATGAATATCAGTATCTTTAAATGTTAATACACATTCCATAGGTGATGCACCACATGGGTTACCTGAACGTGTATAATACATAGCTACTGAATTAGTATTGACCACTATACCAGTGATGGTAATCGATGGTAATACTTGAATAGAACCATTAGGCTCAGGTACCACGACTGTCATTGGTCTATCAATGTTGACCATTTGATAGTTTTTGTGAGTACTATGTTTAGGTGGATACGGAGGTCTTTTAATTTTACGTGCGGTTTCTTTCAAGACCTCATTACCAGATTTGCTAACCTTTGGTTTTCCGCCAGATTTAATGATTTGCGGAACCACCGTCAACATGTCGAAGAAGGTATTAGCTAAATCATTAATGTCTGGTTTATCATTAGATTTCTTTTCCACCATATCATAAGAACCCAATAGTAAATCTACCACATAGTCGTGGATAGAGTGGATTGGAATACTGGATGCATGGGTATGTGCAATAAAATCCTTCACTTTTTTTAAGATATCATCTTTATCGATGATAATCTTTTGATTAAATTTAGGGTTATTTGGTACAGAAATATTTATTCGTGATGTACCGCGAATAAATGAATTTTCTGTATAATCCACATAATAATGAATTTCATTTGGGAAATAATCAAAATCGATGTCAACGATTTTTGCATCGTTGAACACCTTTGTTTCTACGCTACCATTTCTAAAAATAATGTTCATTTTTAATTCTCCTTTATCATAAAAGAATAAAATAAGTAAAAAAGAATAGATACATATGTATCTATTCATGATTATAATATATATTTACAAGTACTAAAAATACGGAAATAATAAGATAAGAGAGTATACAGGTAATCCGTATACTCTCTTATAGGTTGTAAAGAAAAATTATTTTTTCTTAGATTTCTTCCAAGCTGGAGCGGAAGATTTTTTAATCAATACGCGATGAGGTGCAATAGCTGTAACAGTTTCTACACCAGTTTCACGATTCTTAAATGTAGAATCATGTGCTTCAATATCACGCATTTTAATAGCCGCTGTGAAATCGCTCTTGTTTTGGAAGTTAAATGTACGACCAGCACCAATGTATTGGTAAATCAATTCAGTGATTACCGGATACAATGTTTCTGCTTGTTTAGGACTATATTGGTAAGTTCTAGCAGCAGCTTCAGCTTCTTGTTTATCAATACCATGTTTTACCAACACATCTTTGATAAACGCTTCACGGAAATCTTTAACAGGAGTGGATTCAATTTCTGTATATTGACCATTCACTGTCTTGATACCTTTGGCAACATAATCATCTTCATTCAAGAAAGAAGCTGTCAAATCAGCAAAATCTTTCTTAGAGAATGTAGTACTTCCTTTTTTGTCTTTAGTGCCTTTGGTCTTGCCTTCCAAGGCTTTTAATACCTCACTAAATTTCGGCATTGTTACGCCCTCCTTCAATAAAATAGTTGATCAACTAGCTTATGTAAGCATAGTGTTACATATACGTTCAATCCTCGATTAATTCTTATAGAAATTCAACGGTTAGCATATCGTCCTCTGATTTGCGTTTAGTGGATTTCTTTTTCTTAATCGAGTAATGAACGTCATTGATTATTCCGTTAGATTCGATGAAGTCGACTAATTCATCATCTGTTACGAAACAATCTTCAGTGAGTTCAGGATGTTCAGTGTCCTGATTCTTCTCTAAGTAACGACTTAGAGAAAATGTTGCATTTGACATATTAAACCTCCAGTTACTTACTGATACGTGGTAATAATATATATTTCTAATTCAATTCATCCCATCGAACGATCAAACAGCATTCCTTAGTTGGTAGCATGGATTCGTTTTTAATGGTAGATTGTAACGCGATCTGCATATCTACAATACCATCATTGATAGAGCCTTTCATATTAAAATATGTCATAAACTCATATAATGATTCGAAATCATATTTACTATTATACCATTCTAAGTATTCGTTCTGGTAATCGATATCAATGTTTTTAGCTATATTATTCACCAACGAATTCACAAATTTTTCATAGGAATCAAACGATGATAACTTAGTAATCAAATCTTGCGATCGTGATAACCCTATGATAAAAAACGTGAGCTTAATTGGTTCAGCTTTAACAATAGATGTTGTATCAGCCAGTTGGTCACTAAATGGATATCCAATATAACGTGTTAGAGTAAAGATATCTTTTCGATTACATGTAGTATCTAATCGAACGACCTCTTCACCAAACAGTCTAAGATTTTCTGCTGTTCGTTCCACGATATAGTCATCGACACTATCAGCTACATATAATATTCGTTTATCGGTTCGAATAGCAACGGAAAATTCACTTCGATAGATTGGTTCAACATCGACATCTGAATCCAATCGTATTAAAAATGAATTCTTTGGATAAATAGTTGGTGTAGTCAATCCTATCCCTCCTTAATCATTAGAAGATGTGTGTTTAGGTTTAAGCACAAATCGTTCTAACCATTCTCGTTTACAGTGATATGAGAAGGTTCCGATATTCACACCGGTTGACATATTACCGAGCATATAGTTCTTTCGAAATTCAAAAGAAATGTCAGTATCCTCAATTTTATAGTAATATATCTTCTCACTATCACCATCTTGACGATCACTTACTGCTTGTGAACATCGTACAAATGCAGTGATTTTTGTAGCTGCATCACCAGTGGAACCTTTAAAGGCAGTCACTGGTTGAGCCATCATCACATCTTCTGTTGGGTATACTTTATGAGAGGATGATATTTTTCGAGCTACAGAACTAATGACTTCAGACGTAATCTTCTCTAACTCAGCATTATGAGCTATCACTACAGTGTTACCAATGAAGTTCTGGTTTTCATAAATGATATATTTAAAGATATTCGTAATACCTTCTTTATATCGTTCATATCCATCACTAATATCCATAGGAAAGATACAGAGAGATGATGCATTAGTTTGCTTCATAGCATCAATTAAACTGGGATCTACATCAAATGCGAATAAGGTTCCTAACACGATCGCATATTTACCATCAGCTGTTAATGGAATATATTCACGATTATTGCTCGTTATGGTCAGATTCATCTACTTCACCTTCTTCCTTTGGTGGTTCTGGTATAATCGGTTGATGCTTATCGACCGGTTCTTTATAGACACCTTCTAATTTATCAATCGCATCCGCTTTATCTTTATCAGGAATGCCTTCAAATAAATCATGTGTATTGATTACATCGATTAATCGCTGTTTAGCTTCAGCTGTACCATATTCAGCGATAATATCAACAAATGTATCAATATTATTAGGATATCCTTTACTGAATGCTAAGTCTGGATAGCGTTGAGCAAATCCAACATACTCATCTACACTAATACATTTAGTAGGGTCTGTATAGATGTTCTTACCAGTCACTCGTTTGATGAAATCTACGATTTTCTTATTCGGAGATAGGTTGTAGGCGTATCTGAGGAGAGATGTTTCAATAGAAAACAGTTCCTTTCCATCATATAATTCGTCTACATGTAATGCGATTTTAATCACTTCTTCAATCACTGGAAGGAATGTTTCATCTAACCGATAGTTATGAACTAAAATATCATCTAGTGTTTGACTTACTCTATCAAGTAGATACTCATCATCGTTCATACTCACTCGAGCTAATAATGCCGTTACATATGGTAATCCAGCGAAAGCCTTAATACCTAAATGGGTGAACCCATCAATATATTCCATGCAATTGATAACTACTTCATCATTGTAGTTATTGATTAACGCATAGATTCCATTAGCTTCACCAGTCGATGTATCTGCATCGATTAGTAAATGTTTAGCAGCAATTACGAATGCTTCTTCCGTCATCAATTCTGGATGAGCTCGTACAATCATATACCAAGGTAAGACATCTGCAAATTGATATACGAACTGACGATTCCATCGTTTAGTGTATTGGACTTTCCACCAAGGAATTTCTTCTTTAAAGTCTTTTAAGAAGAATAAGTCATATTTAAGAGGTTTATCCTCAAAGTAATGCCAATCTAGCTTATTGGCTAATGACCGAATTTGTCCAGATAGGCCATGTAGAAATACGTTTTGGTTTGGTCGACCATATTCCCAATTGATATAATCTTTGAATTCAATCATATCATCTACAGTCATATCACAATTATTGGAAATATGATCCCAATCTAAGTAGTCTGTATACTTACGAGCTATTAGAACATCAAACGGATGTTCTTTAAAGAGCTCTTTAAAATTAACACAATCTTCAATATATGCCATTTCGATAATATTGAATGGTTGGTATCTGGATAGTAAGTTCCAGTTCCATCGTTCTTTATATTGGAGAATACTTTGTAATGGAATCTTGCCTTGAATCATACTCAAAGCAATGAAATTAGTATTCTCGTCTATCATAATACGTTCTTCATTTGTATTGTTCATAGTACATCTCCTTAGTATAACATGAATCGTATATAGTGGCTTGTATACTAGTGTATTATATACTAAGGTATCAGCACATTGTAGTAAACGAATTATGTATATGAAAGGAGATACAATATGGGCAATGTAAATTACTTACATGATCCAAATAAAACAGTGGCATCCCCAGTCGCTGAATTTGATATATCCTTCAACAAAGATAAATACTACTTCATGAACCTAGAAAATTATGTAGGTTTTATTAAAGGCTGTGAACGATCGATTCGTAAACATCCAGATTATGGTAACTTTGTTGATGCTATACGAGAACTTAAAATGGAACATTGTCAAGTACTAGGTAATATCACTCGCTTTGATGCAACGATTGAAATGCACCACGGTCCTATGTTGACATTATTTGACTATTGTGCTATTGTAACTGACCATCTATTGAATAATGGTGAGACAGTCAATACATTCAAAATCGCTAAGATTGTACTTGATGAGCATTATAAAGAGCACGTTCAAGTTGTTATGCTATCCAAAACCGTACATCAATTGGTTGATAGTGGTGAATTATTCATTAATCTAAACCAAGGTATCGGAGATGTTAACGCATTCTTACGTTCATATCCTGATGGATTAGATAAATATAAAGCTAAAATCAATGAATATATTGATTTAAGCAAGAAGTTTAAAAGTCATGATTCTAATATCTTTGACTTAGAAAAAAATATGGTCAATTGGTCATATCGTTAATTATTATTAGGAGGACATCATGGAAGTTGGTATTATTACATGGGAGGATATTCAACACATTAGCATTCTTATACTGATGCTCATTATCATTATACTTGGATGCCGAATTGTATATAAAGATTGGAGTATACGACGTGAAACATTAGAACGTCAAATGAATCCTCCAATCCCCATTCAACAGAAAACAATTACATCCATTATCGATGAAATGAATATGCTTGTGGATATCGAATTCATATCAGTGGTTGAAGCCCCTATGATGACACAAGATTTACAAGTCATAACTAATTTTGAAGAATTTCAGAAAGAAATTGTACAAAATGTATTGGTTGGACTATCTACTCAATTCTACTTATCTGCTAATATGGCAGGTATGACAAGAGCATATATTAATCAATATATTACACGAAGAACGACCTATAAGATCGTTGATTATATGCGTAATCATAACTTTACACCAAGCGAATAAAAAAAAAAGAAAAAGAAGAACCATATAGCCCAGTTAGGCTATATGGTTCTTTTCTACTGTAATTCTACAGTAATGAATTTGAGAAACAGGTCTTTTATTGTTCTGCAGTGATTCGTTTCACGTAATCGACTGTATACAACTTGAATAACCTGTTTTCTGGTTCGTTTATCAGTAGCGTCTATACCTGAACAATTCTGTTCGATTAGGAATTCAAGATATTCTATGAATTCACTAAATAGTTTACTGATATCTCGCATCATCTTTGCGTCTAAGTCGTGTTTTCTAAATACTAGTTTTACTGAACAGACGTCACTCAATGGTTCGATTTTGCGTATACTGACGAACGACTTGACAGTCTTTATCAATTCATCAGTTACGCGGACAGTTTGTAATAGTGGCATCCTCCGCCCCCTATTATAAATAGATTCCTGCTAATGGCACTAGGTAGTTTATATAGTTATATGTGATATCAACATCGTATCTTGATGTATCAATATCATTGACTTCTACCCATTCGTCATTTATCTCATCGAATATGATAAAGTTATTCTCTTGAGATAATCGTCTATAGTACCCAGCGGGTAATTCATTATGTCTATACTTATCTATAAACGATAGCAGGTTGGATATTGGTAACTTCTTAGATGGTGCTCCTTCATTAACGGCACAGAAATTAATTAAGAAGTCGAGCATGTACGCACGATGCTCTTCATAATCATTTAATCCTTTTATATCTATTTTGCGTAGCATTGAGTTTATATACATCTCATGGTTATTGAGATATAAATATGACGTATAACTATTCTTTCTGACAAACTCGACAGGTCCAAATACACGTTGACTCATATGGCGGTCTATGGTGAAGATGGCATCTTTCTTGATGGCTAATATCTCATTATCTTGGACGTCATTGGTTTCAAAGAATAGTTTCCGAATATTGACAAAGCTCTCCATGAGCCTTTCTTTGAATACTTGATCGTCCCGTTGGTATATACCAATTTGCTTATTACGAGCTAATTTCTCCATACCTTCGAGACGGTCAATTATTTTCTGTGGCAGTAAATCATAATACTTGATTAGACTTAACCCAGCTGAGCGAATATCGTATTCTACTATATCAGAACCGAATATAAAGTCATAGTCTTTATTTCGGTATAGACTCCGCTTATATAACTCACTCAAATTATCACCTTCCGGTTACTTTTTTCTCTTTTTCTTTTTAGGTTTTTCAGTATTACCTAATGTAGTTGGATCAAAATCAATCGAAATACCACCATTCACTAGGCGAGATTTAATTGATTTGTCAACCTTCCGTTGGTCTTTAATCACATCTTTAGGTTTTTCTCCACGCAAGGTACGAGCAATACCACTAATAATGTTATCAGCAGCACGAACAGGTTTATTCAAGTCAACATAGTTCATGAACCCTTTCTTTTTAGGTTCTTCTTTCTTACTTTGAACTTGTTGGCGGAATGCTTCCAGTACTTCATCCGCTTCTTGATTAGACCATTTACCACTGTTCACTTGTTGTTCACAATACGCAATCACATCTTCTTCTGATTTGATTTGGGAAGGATCTACATACCCATCTTTAAAGTTTTTATTCTTTTTAGATGGTTTCGTTTGAATGACTGGTGTGAATTGTGTTTGATATGGGTCATCGCCATCGAATTCAATTTGAGCATCAGCAATATAGTCATATGCCATATCTTCACTCCATACACCACGATACATTTGGAACATCGCGAATTCACGAGCTTGCATTGTGGATGCTGGTTTGAAGTGAACATCAATGTGACCATCTGGTTGTACTTCTACTGTTGCTCCAGCAAGAAGTTCATTTTCGGCTAACCGATCCTTGATATCCTCATAGGTTTCATAACCTACATAGGTATGTAATCCATCATGTGGAATATCATCGCTATCTTTATACGTATCACGAATCGGTTCACCACCGAGATAATAGTCAGAAACTAGCTTATCATCTTTCTTAGCTTTTTTCTTTTTCTTATCTTTCTTCTTGTTTTCTTCTAAGGCTTTAAGAGCTTTAGCGTTTTTCTTTTTGATTTTATCAGCACGCTTAGCTGCCTTCTTACCAGTGTTTTCCCATGGATCCCAATCGTCATCATCATCGTCTGCCATTGGGTCATACAGGTATTGACGAAGATCTTCTACGACACCACCTTCGCTATCGGCATAGACATCGAGATCATCTTGATCATATAAGTCACCAAACTCATTTCTTAATGCTTGTAAACGAGCTTGTTCCTCAAAATCATAATGGTCATCGATGTATTTATTCATGGCTTTTTTAGATGGATTCATATAATTCATCTTATCGCCACGTTTTTTACCTTCAACGTATTCACGTTGTTCAAGTAGTGCCATGATTTCTTCATCTTCTGGGTCGATTTCGTGCTCTTCCCAATATGTTTTGATGAGTGTTTTCAATGCACGTTTAACATCTTTATCTGTATAATTTTGCATTTGCAAAATCACTTTGAATTTGTTAAGCGCTGCTTGGGATTGCAAGAGCAGCTTAAGAGCTGCTTTTGCTTGTTTATGTTGTTTCTTAGCAGAAACGAACTTTTGTTTCTTCTTATTTTTCTTCTTTGCCATAGTTTATCTCCTAAATCAATTTCTCAAGCTCATCCATACGTTCAATATGTTTATAGTATAGCTTACGTTGCTTTTTTGTCATTAATGCAACTTGAGCTCGAGGTAAGAATTCTAATAATGTAATCGGAAGATCATATCCCGAATCAACCAATTTCGCTCTAAAAATACTATCCACTTTTTCACTAATTGCTCGTAGTGATTTCATGTCATGGATGGTTTTAGACCGTTTACCTTTCTTCCATTTCTTATACGTCACTGGTTTGAATTGATACATCTTCTCGATAGCCATACCGATTAATGATATATACTCAAACTCAGCTTCGTCACTTTCACAAACGATAATTACATTCGTTTCTCTATGAGATAGGTTGAATATAATCCGATTGAGAAAGAAGTAATTTGCCGGACGTTTTAGAAATTCAAAGTATCGTTCTCCATAGACTTGATCCACACCATAGTCTAAATAATTCTGTAAGAGAACCATTGGTGGAATCATTAGTCCATAATTGTACCGACTGAATCGTTTATCTAACTCAGTCGGTTCAATTCTTCTTGATACTACGACAATCTCAACATCCCCAACTTTAAAGTCTTTGAGTAACTTTTCAAGTTGTTTAGACGATGTTGCTAATATGATTGACTTCATATCCTAATCCTCCGCTGACCAATCCAAGTCAAGTGTAAGCATCTCATTATCGGATGCATTTTCATAGCGAACTTCTGTGCTATCATAGTTACGCATACGATCTCGTATCTTGATTGGGTCATATTTTGTGCCACAATTTGGACATACTAACTCATTGAAGTTAAAGTTCCAAGATAATTCATGGGCACATTTCAAGCAAGTCATCATCTTGCGATCGATTGGATAGATATATCCATAATCCAAGATAACAATCTCACCACTACCTTGACGGTATCCATAGTTACAGAAGTTCTTCTTGATGGTACCCATATCGGAGAACAGATAGTTTGGTTCTAACTGTTTTAGGGTTTCTCGAATCACTTCTTTACTATTAATGAATTCTTCTTGGGACATCAATTCTACATATTCTGCCACCAAGACTAATCCATTACATTCATATGCCTTAGTCACATATGGTTGTAATTCGGGAGCCATCTTAAACTCTTGCCAATTATCTTTTACACCGTAAGTATCGAAAGCGATTTTGAAGATGTAGCCACCTTTCTTAACCGCCATACGGTTTGTACCAGCACCAATTTCTAAGAAACCACGATTGCGAAGTAAGGTTAAGATATAATCAAACTTCTCATTATTATCACGGAACGATGGATCTCTTAGGATTCCTAAGAAGTTGATCATGTCTTGTTCGGTAAAGTTCTCATAAATTCTATGACGAACTTTACCGCTTTTTTCTCTGTCAAGAGAAATGTTTGTTGTATAGTCTTGCATGTCTGCCTCCTATTTATTACCTAACGCGGAATTCGCCATATTATTAATGATAGACGTTACGTCTGTGAACGATAAATTATTTGGATCCATTCCGGTATCCTTCATAAACTTTTTACGTTCTTTATTCTTCTTCTTTTTCTTCTTTTTAGCTTTCTTCTTCTCTTTCTTAGTTCTGTAACGATCTGGATCGTCTTTAGAACCATGAGAAGTCATCACTTTTACGCGACGAGCTTTCTTAGGAAGAATCTTCTTAGGGTTGAAGAAGTCAATAATACCCAATTCGGTAAATCGATCAATCAATTGTAATTGCTCATACCGTTCAGGTTTCAACCAAACGTCTTTATAGATAACCATTTGACCTGGGTCACGATAGCGTTCTTCATCGTCAATCCATGGATTTCTGAACTTTTCTTTATAATATTGCTTGAATCGTTCATGTAAACCCACATACCCATTTCGATTCTTACGTTTTATCTTTGGAACCGATGTCATGATCTTGCCACGTTTCTTAAGAAGCTTTTTACGTTTCTTCATACTCAAATGAGTATCCGCTAGCATACGGTCAATGTTATCCATATCACGATTGCGTTGTGCTGCAAAATCTGCTAAATAGTCTAAATCATCGATTACTGATTTAGCGGTTCTGATTGGATCATTCTTATCATCTAAATCGATACCAGAATGTTCCAATATGGCTTGTTCGGTAAATTTGTCAAATCGATCAACGACTTTAACACTCACAGACGCCCGTTTTTTCCGTTTAGGGAATTGGAAATGATTTGTTTCTGGGTTATCTTTAAAATGGAATTGTACTGGAATTCCAGATCTTGGGTATAACCACATATCATTTTCCATAGAATCAGGTACTGTCATATCTGGACTATATTCTTCACCTGATTCAATGTATTCTCGGGTTTCCTTATTCTTCTTCAATACTGGGAAGTAAGGGAACCATTCTTTGGAAAGTCCGATAGCTCTGGCAAACTTGAATCGTTTCTTACCACCATATTTATCAAATAGGAAATATACATATTCCCGATATGTATCAGTAGCTTCAATCCACGATTCAATACGACGATACCGATGCTTCAATTCTTGAGCAGCAAGTCGTAATCGTGTTTCTTTACGCTCTAGTGATTCTTCTTCGCCAGGCTTCAATTCTTCTAAGACTTCATCGTCTTCATGGTAATTATCGTCTTCACCATAATCCCATACGACAGATGGGAAGTCTAATAGTCGTTCATCAGACCAACCATTTTGTTTATACGCATATAGAACAGAATCGGATTCATTAAGAATCTCTTGTTCTTGTTCTTCTTGCTCTTTCTTCTTCTTACGAGAAGCTTCTCTCATTTGTCGTTGCTCCTCTTTTTCTTGTTCCCACATCAACTGCATAGTATCTGGGTCTTTAACATATGGGGTCGGATTGGCACTTTCGAACCATTCTCTTCGCATATCTTCTTCTTCTTCGATCACCCAATCTTCCATATTCCACAATACTTCACCAAATGTGGATTCACCATCACCAACACCCGATGGGTCATCTTCTGGAATAATCTCATTTTCATGGGCTAAGAATCGATCTCTAAGACCGTTAAATACCGCACGTGCTTTTGTATAGGCAGGGATGTGGTTACGTGTAAATACATCAATGCCGTTATGATGTTCGATGGCCATACGAACATCACCGAATGTTACTTTATCACCAGGCATGATATTATTCATCCATGGTTCATCGTTTTGATGTCCTTCAAATGGATAGTAATCGATATTTTCAGGAATCAAAGAAATGATTTTATTAAAACGGTCATACGCCATTTGTTTATAATCAGGAACGTCTTCCTTTTCTTTCACTTCTTCAACTTCTTCTGTATGAGATTCTTCTGTATCCTCATCGAGATTGTCTTGTTTCTCATATTTATCGAACTTACCCATAGAACGATACATCTCACCGAAAATCGGATCTTGGCTAATTCGCCATTCCTTTTCGGGCATACCTAACTTCTCCGCTTCGGTTAAGGGCTCGCCATAATCCGAATAATCTAAGTCCGACCAATCATTAGCATCAGCGTACTCGTCAGGGTCGTAATCGTCGAAGTCAATGGTATCATCATCATCGTCATCTTCTTCTTCTTCAGTAACTCCTCGTGCAATGCGAGAGCATTCTTTTGCATACTCAGGATCTTCCATTGCTCGCATCATATCATACTCACCAAAGAATTGACTCATTTCAGAAGCATCTGCTGTTTCGTATTGTTTTCGTAACTCAGCTTTTTCTTCATCTGTATAGCATGCATCAGAACAATCAATGTCGTCCTCATCCATGTCAGATGGATTAGAATCCGCACTCGGTTCTTCATTCAATTCGTCATCAGATTCATCTTCTGTTAACTGTTCTTCTTCCATCCATTCACCTAATGTTTTAACTGGTTTGGTGTCTGTTTCCGTACTAGTCGTTTCATCTCTATTCACATCTCCTATGGTGAATGGTAGTGGTTTATCTTTTGGAACTAAGGATATTGTGCCATCTTTATGTTGATACACCACGTATTGATTCATATCAATGTTTTCTTTATCCTCAGTGTCCATTTCGTATTCAATATCTCTAAACTTAGCTTGTGCACTGTTTAGAATTTTATGGTTACTGTAATCAAAATTCATTACATCCACACCACCGATGTTCTTTAATTCAGATATCACCATGGCATGTTTCCAATATTCATCTGGATCCATTGTAACCACCATATATGCCGTTAATGGATCTACCCCGGTTTCCTCTACTAACCGTTTCCATCTTTCCGCGGAGCGTTTAACATTATCTTCGCGAGAGAGGTTCGGGTCATCCAACGGACTAAATTTTTCGTTGTTATTATCCATCCTAGGACTCCTTTCTCGAACAACATACTGTATTTTTTATTCATTTTTTATCGGTAGTATTCTTGTCTGTTCTACCATTCTGTTTGAATCAGCATCCTCCGCTTCAATTCAAAATCAGTTAGTATAGTGCGTGAACATCTAAAGGGTTGCCGCTTCTCTATACCATTAAATAATATATATTTTAAATCGGAAAAAAATAACGATAGAAGAGCTAAATAGCCACTTCTATCGTTATTTTATTTATTTAATTTAAAGATTTCGTATACCCAATCATCTAATAATGGGTCATCAAGCACATCTACAATGTTTACAATTTCTAGGTTATGCTTAGTTGGTTCACCTGATACTAACTTAGTTAAACTAGAAAGATCATCAACTTTAAGTTCAAAAATGAACCCGATATGATAATAAGATATGTTAGATGCGTCATAATCATTATTAGCGAAGTATTCAATATGCATGGCTGGTAGTGTTGGATACACTATAGAAATCAATCCACGTACTTCTTCTTCCGCTTCTCTGAGCATATTATCATATAATACATCATACAACGTAGTTGATGTTAAGTATTCATCTATTTCTTCATCAGTCTTGAACTCTGGTATAGAAACATGACCTTGTATCAACGTTAATGTGTTATTTTGAGAATCGTCTGTTTTGCGTCTCAATAAGAGTGCTTGCGTATTCTCTCGGTTAGTAATGACTAAACCAACTACCAATTGTTTAAAGTCAGGGTTATCTTCTAACTCATATCTAGGTAAGACACCAATTCCATTATTGGTCAAGGTATCTCTATATGAGAAGTTATATAGTAATGAGCTAGTAACCACATTTAGATCTTTATGTGTGTTAAATGCTCCGCTTAATCCCCTATAGTTACGTAGTCGAATCACGTCATTGTATTGGGTGTTTTCTCGTTTACGTAGCTCTAAGAATCTATCTATATACAAGATAGGTTCATCAGAGTAATAGTCTCCCATACGGATCTCCTTATATATTAATCAAAACGTTCAGGAACGCTCTCATAGTTATCATTAACCACGTAGATATATTTTTTGCGAAGGATCTCAGTAAAATGATCCGGATCCGCTGCATAATCCTTCGATAAATTCAGCTTAGTGATTAGCATTTGCTTAAGAGGTTCCTCAATATAATCTTTATATCGAAGATAAAAAGTATTAAACCCTTCATCAATAAATTGAAGAGGAATGAACATGGCACCTGAATGTACGAGTTCGTGAACCGTCTGTGACAGTGGAACTAGACCTACATACCCATCGTAGTGTAGACCCATAACTTCTTCGGCTATGTCCATCATGTTAATGCGTTCATTGTCCCCGTGTTCCATGAGGTGTTTATTTAACACGATATTCACAATGTCATACAAAGTGAATGGTTCGTGGTGTAATTCTATGCGAATTCTAGCTTTTCCATACTTCTCTTTCGAGACGTTATGAAAAAAAGAACAGTAGTTCATTCCCATTTTTGATCCAAGATATTGGATCAGCTCTCGATATTCTAAAGAAGAGCGAATGAGTACTTCAACTGTTTTGATGAATTTCACTTTCTCTTTATTATTTCCAAAATTATAAAACGTTTTGCTGATCGCTAACTCTTCCATAGCTTGCGTTACCGTTTCAGCATTCGATTCATAATGTTTGATTCTTGGTATTCTCATAAGTGACATTCACCACCTTTAAACTAAATATCTTAATTAGATATATGTTTAAAGGTGGTTATTTACCATTAGTCTTCATAATCTACCAATAGATACGTAATAATATCCACGGCTTCGAATAATTTATCAAGTCGTTCTTTCGTCCATTCTTGATCAGAAGTCATGCGTAGTTCATCCACAATATCAACAAGGTTTGTTTTTATTGCTTTCAACTCAACTTGTTCTTCTATCTTTTCCAATAATTTATCCATATTGGATTTTTTACCACTAAGAGCTTTTAATAACTTACGCTCTTCTTCTTTCTCAAATCGTTTCTTGCTACCCATAGTTATCGCTCCTTAATAAAATCATGCTGTCTACGATTAAACGTATCCATTAAAATTTTAATCGTTTTAGGTGTTAAATGAATTTTGTTATCCACATAGATATCTTCAATATCATATCCTTCATAGAGTAAGGCTACGATAATTTCATTGACTGTGAATAGCATTTTCTCAATCCAAATTTGAATACCATGACGGAATTCATCTAATCGATTAGCATCCCGATACGTTTTAAATTTGTGAACTGCTAGTTCATTATGGTTTCCAATTTGATAGAACCCATAGAGAGTCTTACCTTCTGGTGTGGTCATTGTACATAATACTTCTAAATCGAACATATCGCTGTTTTGTTTAGCATGTAAATCATATACGACTTTATAGCCCATTTGACCCATCAGTTTAAAGTATTCACTCTTCAGTTGTTTGCGTTCTTGATCTTCCATGTATATCTCCTTCCTGAGTAATTAGACTTATTATAATATCCTAGGGATTATACGCTTTTAATAGTATGGCTCTGGATTATATTTGGTCATGGACTTGTCTTTTTTCTTATGACGGCGACCCCAAGATCGTTTAATGTACTTAGGAAGATTTAATTTGGCTTCCATAATCAAATATTCATCAATATCGTCAACTGAATCAATTTGATCAAACAACCATTCTGGGATATCAGGATCTTCCAATAACCGCTGTAGTGCTTTGCGTGCTTTTTTGGCATCATCACCCGTAATAAACTTCAATTGGTGAATCAATGATTCAATATCATTGATAAGTCCACTAATATCGGTATCGATACACTGGGAAATCATTTCTTGCTCTGATTCTGTCACATAGACACCTTGTTGGTATTCAAAGACTTCGTCTTTATATTTACCGTCAAACTCACCTTCCATAAAGACGTCAGCTTTCATAGATACGATTCGATAGTCTTTGTATTCTTTCATACCATTTTGAACGCCATATGATATTAAGTCAGCTTCATTTTCTGACCATAAGACACTATATGGATTCTCTGGGTCAATCATGATATACACCCGATCATCATCTTTACTCATGTCATTTCCTCCTAACTTAAAAAATAGATAGAAGATGGAAATCCATCTTCTATCTTTACTAATCCACTTTAAGATTGTTGAATATCATTCGCTCAACTGCTTCATTGATTGCTGTGAATTCATATTCATTCCTAAAATGAACGAATTTAATACGGTTCAGTATATCTGTACCGGCGACTGATACTAAGTCCTTAAAAAACTTAAATGATACATGATCTGGACATGGGTATTCTAATGTGACATCACTAATCAACCCTTTGATACTACCGTCAACAAATCGACGCATAATCAAGGCAGGAATAGAATCACAATCACCCGTATAGAATATATTATCATTCGTTGTTGATTCTCTATCATTTACCAAGAACCCACAACTATCAAATTCCCCATGTGTCATATCCACAGTAATGATATCTAAGGAAGCCGTATTAATCAATTCGTGTGTAACATGTGTATTTTTCATATATTGAGGATACACACCAGAAGCAACCAATGTCTTAATGACATCATCAACCCGAGTAATAATATATACTTTCGCTTCGTGTTCTCCTCTGTCATGAATACAGGATAAGAAACTATTGATACCATTCATAGCATCGTCATGGGTATGGGAGATACAGAATACAATATTTCTATATTTCCGAAGTCGTTCAGACCGCATATAAAACATAAATGCATCGTAGTTGGGTTCAAAGATATACAACCAACCTTCATGTATTAGGAAGAAACTTCGTTTTGTTAAATCACAAGAGAAGTCTCCCCCTTTTCCAATAAAATTAATCTTATTGAATAATTTTTCCTCACGAATCATAATACGCAAACTCTCCTTAACATTTAACGACGCTTTGTTTTAGCTCCGTCATGAATTTCTTTGTTAGGTTTTTGACTGTACTATTTTTCAATAGTCTACCGATATATAAATGACCGCGATTAGCAACTGACCCTTGTTTACTCAAAAACTCATTAATCTCTTTAGCCATTTTATAAGTAAAGTATAATTGAGCATAGTCAGACATCAATGGGTCTGTTGCATAATGTTCATTACCAATCGATTCCATATACTTTTGATCGAGTAATTGACCTGGTAAAATATGGAAATTTTTATCCATACAATGACGAGTCACAATATCTTTTTTACTATAAATTCGTCGAATATTGGCTTCCGATTCATATTGATCGATGCCTTGTTCAACTGCCTTATTGGCTAATCGTTGTAAAATCAAATCCAATGGTGTATCTAATAAGAAGTTTAGAATCTCTCTTGGAACACGATATCCATTTAATTCAATATCTGTATACTTAGCCATAGCGTTTGGAATATCTCTGAACTTAGAGCAGTTTAAATAGTCATTACTATGACGATAGCGATCAGCAATGATCACTACATTATCAAATTGACTTAATCGTTCATAGTTGTTAACATACCATTCATGACGGTTTTTAATAAACAGTCTAATGATTTTATCCCTCGCTCTACTATTATTGATATCCCCATGCTGTAAGAAATCAAGAATTTCTTTACCAGATTGCAATGTATAATCTGGGAAATGTACGTATTCAATATGTACATTCTTAGCAATTTTGTTTAAAATAACCACAACGTTTTCAGCGAAGGTTGATTTACCAGACCCATCTAGTCCTTCGATTGCTACAATATTAATCATTTAACATTCTCCTCTTAATACATCGCGAATAAACTTAACTTGAGCCATATACTCGTCAACGACATGTGGATGATCCACGATCGTATCAAGTATATGGCTCGATTCTTCTTTGTCGAACGATATATGCTTATTCAAGTATTGAATCGTTCGTTTAATAGCTTTTAAATCCCGTTTGGATAGGTTGGCAGTCTTATCTCCCGCGATAAGCTCCAATCCTATGACGAGATTCTCAATGTATGTCCTATGCTCGTTTCCAATAGTTTGAATGTATTCATACTCAAACGACGTTAGGACGAACGTTCCGATCACATAAAGCAATAAGTCAGGATTAACATAGTCTCCTTTACCAACTTTACGTGTCGTTATTTGAAAATTTGATTTTTCTAGGTGTCGTTGGACTAAGTAGAGTTTCAACATATCAAGATGTTTGGAATACGCTACCACTTTACCAGCGACTTCTAATTCATAAATTTTCACGTTTAGCCTCCTGTAATGCATCATTTCCATACACTATCGATGTACCATTAGTACTCATGAGCCCACCCCACCGGAAAACAAGCAGTCGAAAACCCATACTAATCGAAGTGATCAATAGGAGCATAGCGATTTCATTTACGTTGTTGACAGATGTGTGCGTAGATTTACCCACAGCCTAGCACCTCCCGCGGTACCGGATTCCTAAGTTATGACCATCGGCTGCGTGCAAAGGCACGACTTACAAAAGAACTAGTCGTCACATATCAGACCATATGTTTAGTACGGTACGTCCTACTTTGTCGTCGGATCCTCTTCGTTAAAAAACATATGCGGTTTTCCTATATGCTCTTAGCGGCAACTTAGTGCACCAAATCGACTCGCAGATCTAACGCATAGCACACTGTTCTATAGAAGTCTTAAATTGAAAAGATCCTAATCTCCTTTTTCTATACGTCGGTATCTCTTCCGTAATTCTATAGTAGCCTTGCTAGCCATTCACATCCTGACTATACATCAATTTTCGCTTTAGTTACCTATTTGTAAGTCGTGTTATAATTTTACTCATGAAATGGAATGATTAATCCATCTACCCATATTTCATTATCATCGAATGTAATATCGAATAGATCTCTTTCAGTGATCGGATTACGAGTTGTACCTTTACCAATATAGGCATCAAATGGACTATATGTGGCGGTATTTTCATTTGGGTTTTGTGTATAGATAGTTCCTCTATATACACCGTCCGTAATCATTTCCGATAGTTTATAATATCGTTGCTGTTGGTCAAATAACCATTTTAGTGAAATAACCATACTTCTTCGTGGATCATAAAATAGACCGCATTCATTTTCAGAGAATTGTTTTAATGAGGTTACCTCAGTCAAACAATCGATGAACAACTTTTGTACACTATCACTACCGGTTAATATCTCAGTAGGTACCGCATTATTATTGAATCCAACTCCACCTCGATTATATACCGTTTGTGTGAATTGTATCCATTTTTCAAACACATCTACTACCTTACCTGTTGACATATAGGTGACAATAACAATATTATCATGACTATCATCAATAGTTGGAGTAGGAACCTTGTTCTCATAATGAACTGATGACTTGCTATAACTTTTAAATACATCAGATATAGCTCTCTGGATGATGGGTACTACCGTTTCAAATACTTTCGTAGGAATGGATAGTTGAACAATATATGTTCTTCCCTTTTGTTTACCAATATACTTAATAAAAGGGAATATATAGGCGGTTAACCTAACCCATTCATTCATATGGGTTAAAAATTTTGATATATTTCGATTATCTCGTTCATGAGTATCTAATATACCTCGTTTGATGGTTGCTGGTGAATTATAGGTTATAGCCTGTATTGTATCGGTATCCATATAAGTAGTAAACATATCATCTACTAATAGACCACTAACACCATGAGCCGTGCATGGTAAAATCTCACGAACATTAGTCGTTTGCTTCATTTCACCTCTACCAGAAAACCCTTCATTGCGTACAAATGCTCGACTTCCACCACTTAATCTCCATAGCATGTCATATACTGGCTCTATAATAGCTTTTTCTTGACTATATTGATCACCATATATGTACTTTACTAAACTAGTGCCATATAGCTTAATACTAGCCATAGTAATAACCTCCTTGTAATTAATATAAGAAATAGAGATAATAGGGTTCATACCTATTATCTCTATAATATATATCTTATTAATTAATTATAATTTAGTGGACATATTATGCAAACTGTTTAAAAAAACCACTCCACTGCAAATATTAAAACCTGTTAAATTTTATAATTATATAAAATTTAAGTTCTAATACCTAATTATGTGTAGTAGTTATAATAAAAAATTACAAAAAAAGAAAATTTTATGAGGGGTGGGAACCCCGAATAAA